TCCTGTATGACTCGGATGTCAACGAGTATCTGGGCGGTGATGTGCTTGTGTACCATAACGGTGTAGAAGTCGTTGTGGAATTTGAAGAATGGGAATCGAGCCACTGCTGAGGAGAATGAAGATGACTGACAAGACCCAAGAAATCCGCGACGCGATTGACGAGATCGAGAGCAAGTACTTCGCTGCCGCTCGCCAGTGTACTTCCGCACAGAAAGAGTTCCTGGACTACGTGCGCAAGCTGGAGTCGACTGGCGATGAAGAAGAGGATGAACGCCTGGTGGATTTCGTGAACGACACCCGCTACAACATCGGTCTGACCGAAGTGTACAAGTCGTTCAGCCTGGAACGCGCATCCGAGTTTGAAGCGTGGGAACCCAGCACATGCTGATGGGCTATCGCTGGCAGTGGTGGGCACTCTTGCCCATCTCACTGCTCTGCACTCTGATATCCGCAGTTTTGTACTTGATCGAATTTGCGATTGAGGTTACACTAAGGGTATCGAGATACGCGCTCGCTGCATGGTTGCCGATCTCAGGTTGGATCTACACCAAAGCCTGGGGAAAGCAGACCAAGGCAATTACCAAGCAGATGAATCGCGCTCGGTGGTACAAGTACAACGCATCCGTCACTCACTGTTAACAGGAGATATATCATGAGCAAGCGTCAAATCAACCCCCCGCGTCGCCGCCTTCCTGGAAGCCAACAAGGACAACCTGGAGGAAGCGAAGAAGCTGAAGGCTCGACTGGAAGAGCTGTTCTCCACGTTCGATGTCCAGTTCGATGAACTGCCGGAAGATGACCTGCCGACGTGGTACAACGAGGAAGAAACGGACTACGAGGGTGATCTGGAAGAGACCCGCTACGCCATCCAGGAAGCAGCCGAAACCTTCGGACGTGGCTTCAACGGCGAAGAAGGTTACCTGTGGACTCCGAGCACGACGATCTGCTGATGCTCGGTAAGCTCTTCAAACTGATCCAGACCAAGGTCGAAGGGATCAAGGCGAAGTTGGGTGGCGGAGAGGTGCAAGAGCCTCTCCCCACTCCGGACCAAGTCCGTCGCAACGGTCTCACACGGTATGAACGGATGCTGGAAGACTACTGGAAGAAGGCAGATGATCGCCATGATCGGGAACCATACCGATACAGTACCGCACCTTCAATTCGTACCTCTGGTAGCTGGGCAACCGATCCATACTTAAGCGCCAACCCGGTCGTGAACCCGGCGCTATTCGTCGCAATCTTCTAAGGAGTCATCATGAAAAAGCTGTACGCAATCGCCGACTGGTTCAAGGGTTTCCGCTACGGCGGTGCGCTCAGCGGCTTCGGTTATCTCCTGGAGATCATCCTCCTGAAGATCGAAAAGAATTTCAAATGATTTGAAAACAGGGGTTGACAGATCCTAAAGAAGGGTTTAACATATCCCCTGTAGTGTAAATAGTTCGTAACGAGGCAGTCGAAGGTCGCTAGCTCAGATGGTTAGAGCATCGGACTTTAATCCGGTGGTCCTGGGTTCGAGTCCCAGGCGACCTACCAAATGCCCCGGTAGCTCAACCGGATAGAGCACCCGCCTTCTAAGCGGGTGGTTAGGGGTTCGATTCCCTTCCGGGGTGCCATAGCGCGTTAGCTCAGCGGTAGAGCACTCGACCGATAATCGAGTGGTCGTAGGTTCAAATCCTACACGCGCTACCAGTTTGAAGTGGTCTTAGGTGTGTACGTTGTTCGTATTGGTTCGGACGCCTGATTGTGAGTCAGGAGCATGTGGGTTCAATTCCCATCGTACACCCCTAAGCCCATTTTGCCTCACAACTAAGGTTTGGGGTCGGCAGGTGTGAAGTGTCGACTGTCTTCTTCCAGGAGGACAACCAGATTAGGAGTTGCACGCTGAAGGTGCTGGAACACCAGACGCGTGAGTGGTTCGATTCCACGTGAGGACCCTATTAGTTTCAGATAAAGTTTCCAAGTTTCACCCGATTCTGGCAACGCAGAGAGTAAATACCTACATGAACAACATGTATAGCCAAAATCAGTTTTGCAAGTGGTCCGTAGAAGATGCGGGACACAGGTCTGTCTTTGAGAGTTGTTGAGGCTTAGTCTCACATCTTAGCGAAGACAGACCCGCCCATAGAGGCGGGTTTTTCATACACGTCGGTAGCTCAATTGGCAGAGCGGTGGCCTCCAAAGCCACTGGTTGAGGGTTCAAGTCCTTCTCGGCGTGCCAAGATTCAAGGCTGGTTGGTCAGAGAGGTTATGCGGATGGTTGCAACCCATCATATGGCGGTTCGAGTCCGTCACCAGCCTCCAAAAGAATTTCAAAATAGTTGCATCCAAGGGGTTGACAACAAGCGGTAAGCGGTATACAATATAGGGACAAAGACGAAGGAGTTGGTTATGAGCAACAAGCAACGCATTGACGAGATCCTGGAACAAGCCCTCAGCTTCGCAGATGCTGAAGAGGTGCCGGATCTGGATCTCATGGATGTGTGGGTCGAGGTGCTGACCGAAGCTGGCGCGAATCGCGCTGCAGGTTTCATCAAGTCCTGGCTGGACATCGAGTGGGATTTGAGTCTGGATTCTCTGGACGAGTTCATTGATATCCTCCGGAGTGAGTAACACGTGGTGGTGTGGGGTTCCTGGACCTGAAAACCAGGTGGTGGAGGGTGACCTAAACCGTCACCCCTGAATGACGCGGGCAGGCGCGTAATCCTGCCAAGATTCAGGTTGCTAGCTCAACTGGTTAGAGCAATCGCCTCTTAAGCGATAGGTTCAGGGTTCAAGTCCCTGGCGACCTACCAATTCAAGTGAAGGAGTTGTTGGATGCCGTTGTACAATTACCGTTGCGAAAGTTGCAATCACAAAGAGAAGATCATGTGTAGCGACTGGAGGGAACACGAGAACTCAGCGTGTCCCGGATGTGGTAAGCCCGAGTTCAGGTATCGACCTTGGGAGAGGGAGGAAGGAGACAATTCGTGGGGTCTGGTGTCACCGGAACGGCTCGGCAGAAACAAAGCGCCTCGAGACTTCCGAGATTACCTGACCGCAGTGGGTAAGGTGAACCCTGGCCACAAGATGCGTCTTCACTAAAGTTTGCAACCCGTCAGTCAGCGTGAGACTGGTCCCATTACAGGGACGTCGGCATCGAACCCCGACACGGTGAAGTACATTCTGGATTAGCTCAGTTGGTTAGAGCACGCGCCTGTTAAGCGCGGGGTCACTGGTTCAAGTCCAGTATCCAGAGCCAAGTTGTACGGGCTGTTAGCTCAGATGGGAGAGCGCCTGCCTTGCACGCAGGAGGTCGTCGGTTCGATCCCGACACGGTCCACCAAATTAGGTCAAGCTAGCCCCTTTCAACAGGGTCGCCAGTAAATGTCGTCGTGTAACTCGACCGTCACCAGACACGAAAGAGGGCTGGTCAAATTCCGGGTTGTTAGCTCAGTTGGTAGAGCGCCTCTCTTACACGGAGGATGTCCAGGGTTCGAGACCTTGACAACCCACCAAGTTGTATTGCGCGATAGTGAAATTGGCATCACGTGGGTCTCATAAGCCCAAATTTCGGGTTCGAGCCCCGGTTGCGCAACCAGATCAATGCACCGTTCCTCTAAAGGTTAGGAGATCGGGTCTTCACCCCGACAATAGGAGTTCGAGTCTCCTACGGTGTACCAAACATAGCAATGCCCGAGTGGTGGAACTGGCAGACACACTGCACTCAAAATGCAGCGCCTCAGGCGTGACGGTTCAAATCCGTCCTTGGGTACCAACAATTAGGGTTGTGGCGTGCAGGGCACAAACTGGTCTTGAAAACCAGGCCATCCGAAAGGTTGAGGGTTCGATTCCTTCACGACCCGCCAAACATCATGGAGGTTTTGTGGACATCAGTCGTTTGGAGCATGCAGTACAGCAGCCTATGTGGCGCTTCTTCACTCCGAGGACGAGAACCCGCAAAGACTACCACGAATGGGTGTCAACGATTCATCTCATGCTTGCCCGCGACAATGAGCGCAACGGTGACATGAAGCGAGCCGCTTGGCATCGAGATCGAGAACAGAACACGTGGCGCCCTTACCTCTCGTATGAGGCGAGCAAGACAGTCGATGAATTGCTGTATGGCTGTCGTTGCAGGTGTCACTAGAAACACGTAGTGCCGGTGAAGTTGGAGAGTCACACCAGGCTGTAAACCTGGCGCCTTATGGCTGAGTAGGTTCGATTCCTACGCGCTGCACCAATTCGCGTCGATAGCTGAGATGGATTAGCGAGGGGCTGAAAATCCCTAGAGGTTGGTTCGATACCAATTCGATGCACCAAGTTAGAAGTCGGGTTGTAGTTCAGTTGGTTAGAATGCTTGCCTGTCACGCAAGAGGTCACGGGTTCGATCCCCGTCAGCCCGACCAAATTTTCCTTGACATTGTGACCAATGCGGTTACAATACAAATGTAGCGGGTTAGCTCAGATGGAAGAGCAGTGGGCTTTGATCCCATTGGTCGGGGGTTCGACTCCCTCACCCGCCGCCATACATTAGCCTGGGTATTTGCGTGAGTCTGGTTTAAACGAGCTCCGTGCTAAGGAGTCAGGTCGAAAGGCCTCGTAGGTTCAAATCCTACAATACCCGCCAACTTGAGGAGTAGATGATGTTCAGCATTCCCCGCGGTTATCGTCAGTGCACTGGTGCCTGGTGGCTCGTCGGCACCTATTCCAACATCACCAACGGCGCGCTGATCAAGCGCCAGATCATCGTGGATAACGGCGGTGATGATTGGTACCGCAGCACGAATGTCGTCACCCTGGAAGTCGATCATGAAGCCAGCCACGCAGCTGGTGAACCGATCCTCCGGGCTTCAACGGAGTCCGGTTCGCTTTACCACTTGCCGCTGAGCAAGATGAAGCAGTCGGATCAGTTGGAGCTCATCCAGAAGCATTCGGCACCGCAGGCAAAGATCTTCGATCCGTATGCCCAGGAATGTCAGGTCAAGCGCCTGATGGGCCTGGACGATGACTTCGATCTGAATGATCTGGTCCCGGAACCGAAGCCGCTGACCCGTGATGATCTGCTTCGACTGGCACGCGAAGTGTCCGCCGAACTGGAGAAGATCAACAAGATGTACCGCGACATGTTCCTCAAGGCGGGCATCGACCTGGAAACCATGAAGCGTATCGCGTAACATAAGCGAGAGTAGTTTAACGGTAGAATGTCTGCCTTCCAAGCAGATGGTTCGGGTTCGATTCCCGGGTCTCGCTCCAATCAGAAAGTGCTGCTCTTTGCGGTAGTCCAGTGTAACCTGGTGATGACGACCTCGACGGAGGTGGGCTGGGTGGCGTATCGTCCAAAGTGAATCATCGTGCTGCAGACCGGTGAGTAGCGAAGGAACGAGATGCTTAGGATGCGATCCGCGGAGGCTCGAGTCGGGCATAAGTAGCCCTTGCAAAGAGCAGCACTTTCCTTTATTATGTAACCACCACAGTGAGGAGAAACCTAAATCATGAGTCACAATCCCCAAGCCCCGACTGCCTTCAGCGCCCCGACCCAGGTCATTGGCGCTGACATCCATGTGATCTTGCCGCCCTACCTGATGCCGCTGAGCGAAGGTCCCGGCTACTACTTCAACGTGGACGATGAACAGCTGTACAGTCTGAAGTCGGGCAAGCTCCGCAAGATGAAGTACCAGCAGGCGAACTATACCTACAACCGACCGGCTGGCTGGTTCATCAGCGTGAAGGGTAAGCGTATCCACATCGGTCCCAAGAAGCTGAAGACCCGTGCAACCGCGTTCCGTCTGGAACGTCGTGCCGGCAATGTTCCGCTGCAGCAGGTCGAGTACGACGTCAACCACAACAAGAAGGTGCGTTAATATGGGCATCATCAACTACATCCTGTCCAAGTTCGAGCGTCTGTGCGTGTTCGCGGGTTCGGAAGAATACCGCCGAAAGATGAAGCGATTGGGCTGGTAACCAAGGAGAAACGAATGAGCGGCAACCTTTTCAGCGGCACTGACCGCATCCCGAATGACGATATGATGGAGCTGCGACGCACCATCAACGATGCCTTCGGCGGTCGAGCGGTCATCCCTCCGAAGCTCGGTGACAAGGTGGACCACGGTGACGTGGACATCTACTGGGACGGCGCAGACATCACGATCGCATCGGACCTGATCAACTTCTTCAAGGCTGAAGAATACGCGACCGATGGCAAGATCATCAAGGATGGTCTGAAGCGTTACATGAAGACCACCACGGTTCCGGACGAGTACGGCTGGGATCAGGAGATCATGTCGTTCCAGCCCCCGTCCAACCTGAGCATGAAGGTCAAGTGGGTGAACGGCTTGACCCACCAGATCGACCTGGTTCGACTGGACCCGGGCAAGTTCTTCTTCGGCACAGCCTACTACAGCTACAACGATGCCTGCATGCTGGTTGGTATGCTTGCACATCGCCTGGGCGTGAAGTTCGGTCATGACGGTTTGTGGTATGTCCTCCGTGATGGCGATCATGAGCTGGGACAGTACTGCTTGACGGATGGTCCGATCAAGGCTCTGACCTATCTCGGCTTCGATGCTGAGAAGTTCAAGGAAGGCTTCGCCACCCGCGAAGAGATGTTCGACTGGGTCATCAACAGCAAGTACTTCCATCCGAACGCGTTCAATCCGGACAACCGCAATCATCGCCAGCGTGCCCGTGATGCGAAGCGTGCGATCTATGGTGAGTTCACCGCTCGTGTGAACAAGCCGCCGACCGTCATGCAGAAGATCATCAACAAGCTGGTCCAGTTCAAGCTGGCAAAGAACATGCTGGTCAAGTTTGGTCTGCACCGTGAGCTGATCGAGACCACGAAGGAAGGCAACTACCAGCGTATGCTGCAGTCCTTCCCGGGCGTGGAAGAGTGGATCAAGACCAAGAAGGAACAGAACGAGATCCGGAAGGCATTCAAGGAGGCATTCGGTGCTGACGCATACCGCAAACAGTTCCCGGACCTGTCGGAGAATGGCGATCTGCTCCAGAAGGTGATGCAGGCGAACAGCGAGAACTTCAAGGAGTTCAACATCTACGAGAAGGCGACACTGCTGGTTGAGCTGCGTTCTGGCTTGGCTAATGAAGACGCCTACCAGATTCGCGAGAAAATCTACCGTCGAGTAGTCGGATGAACATCACTCAGAAGAACGTCCTGATCATTGACATCGATCATGGGGATAGCTCACACGCTATCCCCATTGATGCCTACTGGGAAACCACTCCACAGGTCTTGGAAGATATGCTGGACACCAGCATCAAGATCTACTGGAACTGGCTGCGTGATTACTACTATCCGAAGGTAGAAGAGCTGATCATGAACCGCGAGCTGGACGGCGGTGCAGCCTGGGCTGAAATTCGGGACTTGCACGAAGAACAGCTTGCGGTTAAAATCAATGGCGTGATGTACAAAGGCTTGCTGAAGGAGTTGACACAGGACATTCCCGGATTCGGCTATCGGAACGATCCGAGGCAGTTCCAGAAGACCTGCTACAACGTCCTGACACTGCAAGAGTGGATTGATTGCTCCCTGCCATAAGGAGGTTTGAGATGGAACCGTTTGAAGAGTATGCCGTGATCGATGACTACGGCGATGATTGGGAAGAAGGTCCGATTGCCTTCAGCGGCGACACCTTCGAGCAGTGTGCGGAGTGGGCTGAGAGTGAGAACTACCACTCGGCAAGCATCGTCGGCATCCTGGAGAATGGTCGTCGAGTCAAGATCGTATGAGTGAGATCTTCTTCTGTAGCGATCACCACTTCACTCACCGCAACCTGATGAAGTGGTATCCGGACCGCAACAAGTACGACACTCCGGAAGAGATGGATGAAGCGATCATCGAACGACACAATGCCGTGGTCGGCAAGCGTGACGTCGTGTATCTGCTGGGTGACTTCGGCTTTGGTAGCAAGGACAGCATTGCGAAGATCGCATGGCGTCTGAACGGTCAGAAGCACTTCCTCAGCGGAAACCATGACAAGGGCCTTCTGAATCACGACAAGTTCCGTCGCGCATTCAGCTCGATCCTGCCGCCGCTCCACATGATCAGCATTGAAGGGCAGAAGATCGTCCTGTGCCACTTCCCGATTTGGGAATGGGAAGGCATCCATCATGGTGTGTGGCACCTGCATGGGCACCTCCACGGATCGAAGTGTGATGTTCCTGGAAAAATTCTCGATGTAGGTATTGACACCAACGAGCTAAGGCCTTATCATATGGATACGGTCAAAGCACACATGGATGCCAGACCGATTCGTAACCACCACTGAGGAGTTCATCATGCAGCTTACCCTGAACGGAACGCAGATCGCGCTGATGGCGGCATTGGTCGCTCGCGTGTGTCGTCATGAAGCCCACAAGCTCGAGACGACCACGATGTTCGACCTGACCCGCGATCTGGTCGATCTGTCGAATGGCATTTTCGGCGAAGACCTGTTCGCAGCTGAGATCAAGGATCTCGGTCCCTATGGTAAGAGACCCGCACGGTCATCTTCACCTTCCAGGACGGCGAGAAGATCTTCATCGAGTGCTGCCCGCAGCCGGAATTCGTTCCGAGCGGTGACATCGGTCCGGACAGTCCGCAGGGTGGCGGTTCGGGTTTCACTGAGCCGACTCGTCTGGCAGCCTGATGGCCAAGTTCAAGAAGCCCAAGTACACCGTTGAGTGTAGGCGACTTGAAAGCGTGCTCCAGTTCGTCCGCGAATGGTCGAGCTGGAGCGATTGCCAAACCCTGGAAGAAGCCGAGCAAGACCTCAACCTAGCCCTTGAGATCGGCGAGAAGTGGAACTACACCGGCTGGGAATATCGTATCCGCAAACTGTGAGGAGAAAAGACATGAGCACCAACACCACCAAGACCGACAACACCACCGGCTACGTCGGCAAGCGGATCAGCACCAAGCAGTACAAGCAGTGGCTGGCGCGTGCGTCCATCAGCGGCGCCACCAACCCGCCGGAGAAGACCGCTCCGGGTGAGCGTCACGGCATCCGCTTTGCGATTCAGGACCTGGTGATCGGCAAGCCGCTGCAGTTCGTTCCGAAGTCGGCGGCGAAGGTCGTGACCGAGGCGGACAAGATCACCGCCGCTGTCAAGGGCAAGTAATCATCCCGGGCGCTTCGGGCGCTTTCTTTGAGGGTACATCATGAAGGCATTCATCACTGTCGGAGTCTCCTGCTCTGGCAAGACTACCTGGGCTGAAGCGCGTAAGCGTGAGTTCGGTGACACGATCATCTGTCGTGATAACATCCGCTGGGCGATCATGGAACAGCGTGGCCTGGTCCCGTGCTGGGCCAACTGGAAGTGGAAGGATGAGAAGCTCGTCACGCAGCAGCAGAACTATGAGATCGAGGCTGCGGCTGCTGTCGGACTGAACATCGTAATCGCCGACACGAACCTGAACGCTAGTCGCCGTGCCGCGCTGCGTGAGAAGCTGGAGTCCCTGGGCTACAACGTCCAGTTCAAGATCTTCGATGACATCACCCTGGATGAAGCATTGCGTCGTGACGCAGCTCGTCTGAACGGTGTCGGCGCGCACATCATCCACAAGCAGTGGGTGGACTTCAACGAGCAGTTCGGTCTGGATCGCTATGAGCCGGTTCCGGGTGCTAGCGCGTGCGTCATCGTGGACATTGACGGCACCGTGGCGATCATGCGTGACCGTTCGGCATACGATTGGAGCCGCGTTGGTGAGGATGATCGGAACACCCTGGCTTGCCTGGCAGTGAAGGCGTATCATCAGGCTGGCATCCGCGTGGTGTTCGTCTCCGGTCGTGACGCAGTCTGTGAACCGCAGACCCGTCGCTGGCTGAGAGATACGTTCGGCGACATGCCGTTCTTCCTGTTCATGCGTGGTATCGGTGATCAGCGCAAGGACACGATCATCAAGCGTGAGATCTTCGACCTGCACATCCGCGACAACTACACGTCCTGGGCGTGCTGGATGATCGCCCCAGTGTCGCTCGTATGTGGCGTGACCTGGGCCTGAACGTTATCCAGTTCGGCAATCCTTACGTGGAATTCTGAGAAAGGGCCTTGCGCCCTTTCTCTTTTGCGTATACAATCGTACTACGTTCACACAGGAGTCAACCGATGAAGTACACCGCCGCTGACCTGATCGAGATGTTCCCGGGATGTACCGACCGCCCCCGAAGCGATTGATTCGCTGGAGATGTTGTTCAGTACTCTGGAATACGTCCAGATCGATGAGCGCATGCTCCACTTCCTGATGTTGGATCTGTCCAACGCATGGAAGCAGGCAGCCGAGTCTGGTTACAAGCGCGGCTACATTGACGGTCAGCTCCAGGCGTGGCGCGAAGCTCGCGATACCATCAAGCGCACTGAAGTGGATGTCGTCGAGGTTGAAGTCTTCTATCAGGGAGGGAAGGTATGAGCAAGGTCTGGGAAAAGCGCGACGTCGTGCATGGACCGTCCATGGTGGTCGGCTGGGCGCTTGCGTTCCTGGTGATCAATGTGGTGCTGTGGTCGAAGGACTACTTCAAGCCGCCGCTGGTTCCCGCACGTAGCGTGTTGGTTGAACAGAAGGCGGAGTGTGAGAAAGACATCCCGCGTAGCCAGGTATGCACGGCGCGGGTCTACTGGGAAGTATCCGACAAGAAGGAGACTGAATGACATCGACTCTGTTCAATCGCATCGCTGGAGTCTTCACTCTGGCATGTCTGGTGGTCGCGTTGGGCGCTGCGATCATCGGTAACGTGGTAATGCTCGCTGTATTCTCGGTCATCACAGCTCTCTCCTTCATTGTGTGGGTTCTGTCGTATTTGATTCGCCTGATTGACGAGACGATTGTACGTCAGATCTTGCGTTAACAGGCATTTTCGTTTATAATTGTGTTTCGTCTTTGAAGGAGAAATGATCATGGCTCACGAAATCACCTTGCGTGCTGATGGCACTGCAGAGATGGCATTCACCGGACCGCGGGACGCGATCTGGCATGGACTCGGTAACAACCTGGACGAGAACGCTAGCTTGGAAGTCTGGCGTCAACAGGCAGGGATGGACTGGTCGGTGAAGGAGTCGCCGCTTCTGTATCGTGGGCAGAACGAGGACGGTGAGGAAATGAGTCTATCGTTCCCGGAACGCAAAGTCCTGTTCCGCTCGGACAACAAGGAACCGCTGGGCATCGTAGGCGACGACTTCAAGATCGTGCAGCCAGAGATGGTCATTGAGTTCTTCCGTGATCTGGTCGAGAACCACGGCATGAAGCTCAGCACCGCTGGTACGCTGTATGGCGGACGCCGCTTCTGGGCTCTGGCTGACACCGGCAATAGCGGTGAAGTGACGAGTGGTGATCGTGTTGACGGTCATCTTCTGTTGACCACCGCGGTCGATGGAACGATGTCCACGCAGGCGCGCTTCACCAGCACCCGAGTGGTGTGCAACAACACGCTGACCGTGGCTCTGCAGGGCTCGAGCAATCGCCCGATCATCCGAGTCACCCACAAGCGCGAGTTTGACCCGACTGCCGTCAAGATGGATCTGGGGATTCTGGATCGCGGTTGGCACGAATACATGCAGTCGATGAAACGCCTCGCCGACAGGAAGATGGACGCACGTAGCACGCGTGAGTTCTTTGAACGACAACTGTTCGATCCGGCACGTGATGCAGCATCGCAGACCTGGGGCACGATCCGAGAAGTGACCCGTCTGACCGATCTGGCTCTGGGTGGCTCCGGTTCGGATATGTCCCGTGGCACGGCATGGGGTGCATTGTGCGCGGTGACCGAACATTACACGCACGGTACTGGCAAGCGTGACCCGAGCCATCAGTTCTGGGACGCATACGCAGGCGGCGCCGATTCCAAGAAGCAGCAGCTTCGCAACGCTCTGGTACGGGAGTTGCATAATGAGCCTGGAACGTTACAAGGCAATGCGCGACAAGGTCGGCGAGCTCTTGAACGAACTGGACTCTCTGATTGCGAACAACACTCAGTGGCAAGTGATCGACAGCCACGTGAATCGATCAAAGCGCGTGCCAAGAAGGAAAACCTGAAGATGCGCCGTGGCGCCAAAGCGAACGGTAAGATCTACTTCTCGCAGGGGCGATGCAGTCCAGCCTCTCGAGCATTGGGATACATCCCGTGTAATGGCTTTACTCTGGTCACCTGTTCTGGCATTCCGATCTGGAAGCTGTTACAGATGAGGATTCCGGTAGAGTTTCTGGAAGAGATCAAGTCTAGTCAGAAGATCTTCAGTTACGACAGTGTCAACTTCACCATCATGAGGCCTGGCAAATGAACAATCTTCTCGCATACCCACTGACCCTCTCGAAGCGCGAATGCGTGGACGAGATTCTCGAAGGCAACGACCAGGACAAGATCGATCTGATCTGTCAGTGGTACGACTACGAGAAGAACCACATGAACCGTCACAAGTGCTGGCATCACCTGATGCTACGTGACGGTACGGAGGTGGACGGTACCTACTACCCGAACGCAGACAGCTGGACCCGGATGACCGGCAACGGACCCGACCGACTGAAAGACTCGCAGATCGGAGCCGTGAAGATCAGCCGCAAACAATGGGACTTCGACTGATGGCCAGATACAATCCTTTGCTATCCGAGCAAGTGTTTGCCGTGATGCAACGATCTCCGAAGCCACTGATGACGGCGGCAACCATCAAGAAGCTCCTTGGTGACGCCTTCTCAGTCGGATCGGTGACACAGGCTCTACACGTTCTCCGCTGTGATGGACGCGTTCAGTCTTTCTCCACCAAGCCTTTCATGTACAAGATCAAGGAGACGCCATGAAGAAGCAAGAATTCACCTGGGACAATCGTCTCACTGAGATGCTCAACGAACTGAAGAAGTCCGAGAAGGGCACCGAAGACCAGTCGGTCAAGTTCGTGACATCATCGCATATCTCAACAAGCGTAATAAGGAGGAGCCGCGTGGCTAACATCAAATCCATCACCAAACAGCTGGAAGATCTGACCGACGTTATCAAGAGCAAGAAGAATTTCCGGGTCATGCCGTTCCCGCTGATCACCGCATGTATCCTGACAGTGCTGAAGTCGCTGGAGCTGATCACCCTGAGCTGGTGGATCATCGGACTGATCGCAGTGTTCCCTCTGGCTCTGGTGGTCTCGGTTCTGATCGTTCTGGGCACGCTGGCAGGCATCGGCATTCTGGGCGTTCTCGCATACGACTTCTTCAAGGGGAGGTTCTGACATGGCAATCCATCACTACTCGGACGAACTGCTGAACCTGATCATCAAGACCGCGCAGGCAGGTGGCCCACTGTTCTATGTGGACCCTTACGGTGACGTCGAGGAGTTCTACTACGATACCGTAAAGGAAGTTCTTGAGCATATCATCAATGAAGGTTCCATGTTGCAGCTCGACAACTTCCGGCTGTATATGCTCGACCTGGATTCGATGGAAAGCGACAGTGCCGAGCCGGAAGAGGAACCCAAGGAAACCCAGATCCGTGTGCGTGCAGACTACGAAAACGGACAGATCATCATCGAGGCGCTGGGCAAGGACGTGAAGATCTGTCCGAAGCTCCTTGACAATGAGAAGTTGCCGGTCAAAGAGAAGGGCGATCTCGATCCCGACAACTCGGTTTTCATGACTCTGAATGATGTCAAGAGCTGGTTGAAGAAGAACGGTAGCCGAACCGTTCGCGGTCAGTTCCGGAATGGTCGCTATCAATTCCGCAGCCCGAGCAGCGAAGGCAACTGCGTGGTGCTCTACTTTGAAGACACCTACGGCAACTTCTGGGCGTCGACTGGAAGCATCTTCAACAAGCGTACAGGCGGTGCAATCACAACGTTCAAGCCGACTGCGATCCCGAGAGGTGAGAACAAGTTCAAGGTGAATGACATCACCTTCAAGGCAGTTGTAACCCCGAAAGATCTGAAATAATTTGAAGAAATCGCGGAAAAGGACTTGACCTACCTTCGGGTAGGTCTTATCATATAGGGACATTGAGGAGGAACAATATCATGGTTTGGATCGTAGATGCATCAGAACGACGCGAAGCCGCCCGCGTGGCATTGGAAGCGTTCGTTGCTGGCTTGGGCTTGTCTGAAGAAGCGGCTCGTGCATATGCGGGCTTGATGGAAGAATATACCGATGCCGTCTATGATGACGCTTCTGCATCGGCAACCTACTACGACGGCTATGGTGGCTGTCCGACTTGCGGAGGTGAAGGCTGATGTCGATCTACACACTACTGGATGGCTCCGTTGAAGGCGCCAATGAACTGGCTGAGGCCTGGAAGCGTTGCATCGCTCGTGATGCCGATCTGCAGATCGGACTGGTGAACGCTCGCCGCGAACAGCATAAGCGTCTCAAGAAGATCGCGGATCTGAAGACTTCGTTGTATCAGCTGTACGCCTTCGATTCTGAGATCACGGCACATGCTCGTTCCGTGCTGAAGCAGGAGCTTTTCCTGCTGAATGCCGAGCGCGTTGAAGGCGAGAATTTCATTCGCCGCTGCAAGGATCGCATCAAGCGTGTCGCCGCTGACCAGATCAAGGTCACCGAGCAGATGTTCAGCCTGGCGCGTACCACGCTGGCTTCCACCAACCTCCGCGAAGATCAGATGGTGCGCTACATGAAGCGCGCAGGTGTTGATCTGTATCGCGGTTGGTATCACAAGATCACGACTCAGTCGCTGATGAATCACCTGAACGCCACCTACATTCCCTGAAGGAGAACAACATGAGCAACGCAAACATCGTCCTGACCGCCGCTGGCATCGTCACCCGCATCGCCGAGAAGGAAATCAGCAAGGTCCAGTCGAACCTGTTCCAGCTGCGCAAACGCGCCAACGAGGCGAACATCGAAGAGAAGAAGGTCCGCGAAGCCATCAACAAGGCACGTGAGATCGCCTTGACCGCCGGTGTTGACCAGGACGCCCTGGGTGCTTTCGTCGGCAAGCTGAGCGTTCGTCGCCAGCAGGCAGCCGCCAACGCCAAGAGCCTGGCGAACGAGATCCGGACCCAGCGTACGGTGATCAAGCTGCTGGGCGGCATCATCGCGGCGAACGCGGAACTGAACCGTGACGTCCGCGAAGAGCAGGCGCGACGCGCCAAGGCAGTCAACGTGGAGCCGGTCAAGGTCATCAACGTCTCGAAGCCGATGGACGCCGCAACCAAGGAGTTCGTCGGCGGCTACGACATTCCCGACAGCCTGGCTTGCGATTGTCCGATGTGCCTGGAGAATCGTGAGGAAGAACAGCCGCAGCCGCTGGAACAGGACGGGATCATCAAGATGCTGGACGCCGTCTTCGGTCAGGGCGCCGGAAAGAGCATCATGGGCCTGGACCGCTAAGCCATGAAGCCCGGATCATTCTCGCCTGTGTCCTGGCTTTGTCGCTGACCGGTTGCATGGGTGGAATGATCCGGGCTGACGTGGAGGTTACGTCGGTCCGGTCTACATCCAAACCAGTGTCGAAGCCCCTCTCAACAATGGCTACTACAGCCCCTATTACCAGGAGCCGCCCCGCAATGTCCGCCGTCCTATCCCATACCGACGCCGCTGAGTTGTTCATCAAGGCCCACAACGTCAAAGATCCGGTCAACCAGATCAAGATCGAGCACATCTTTGGGGCACTGGCGAATGATCGTGATACGCTGAGTGACCGCAAAGCATCATTCATCACCGATCAGGATACGTTCAAGAAGATGCTTGATGAAGACGGAGACCTCAACTTCCTGCACGACATCAAGAGCGGCTTGTTCATCTGTGACATGTACGCATGGCATCAATCGGTGATGGGAACGTTCGCCGAAGTAATCCTGGGCGCGGTGAAGGTCTTCCCTGGTCAGCACCTGGCAGACAAGTACATCGAGAAGGGGCTCGGCTGGTTCCGATCCAGCTGCAGCTACAACATCACCATCAGCGGCAACATCGCCGCTCCACGCTGGACGGAATTGGAGTTTGACTATGTCGACTAAGAAACACTTACTGTATTCGTTTGTATCTGCGTTCTGGATCGCTTATACTTTGATTTTCGAGTCGAGGAGAACGGCGTGCAGATAGCATTTGGTCCCACTTGTGATTACGAGAAGCTCACCTACTATCCCATCTTGTGGATAGATGAGTTCGCTCGTAATCTTCATGTGGCTTACATGAAGGATGGATGTCGTTGCACAGTCCATCTCGACAAGGCACATGCGATCACCATTGACTACAAGGGTCAGTTCGTGTCGTATACCCTGGGCGACGACTACAATCACGCAGTAATTGATTGGTACGGATAAGGAGCCACATGAAGTATAACATCACCGCGAAGGTCATTGCAGATTCGGTCTGCCACGTTCGTAAGACCAAGCGAATCACCACCTTGGAACTGGAGTATCCACGCTTCATCCACGCAGAGTTCATGACGCATCGTCTGTTCTCTCGCAACGCAGCATCGAGCCGTGCGATCCCGATTGCCAAGGCGATCCGCCTGATCATCGAGAACACCGCCATCCCTTATCACTGGGGCAAGAACCAGCCGGGCATGACCGCGAAGGAAGAATGCAACTCGCTCGTGAATGTCGAGGTCGCAACCGACTGGTATCAGCTGATCAGTCGCGAGCATGCTTGGTATAAGGCACGCGATAATGCAATCGAGATTGCAGAATCCTTCGACAGTGCCGGCTACCACAAGCAGATCGTCAACCGCATCCTGGAACCGTTCGCCATGATCAAGGTGGTCGTGACAGCAACGGAGTGGGGCAACTTCTTCAACCTGCGTTCGCACCCGGATGCACAGCCTGAGATCAAAATCCTGGCTGACGCGATCATCGACGCATGGCGCTCAGTGATCCGAAGGAGCTTTCCGAGGAAGGCGATTGGCACGTTCCGTACTATGCCGACGGTTACTGGGTTCCCTACGAGATGGATGCTGCTGGTGATCTGCGAGACATCAACGGTCACACTGCCGAAGAGGCTCTGGCGATCTCGTCAAGCTGCTGCGCGCAGGTCAGCTATCGCGTTCTAGACGAATCGCTCGAGAAGGCGCTGGACATCTACAACAAGCTCGTCACGTCCAAGCCGGTCCACGCTTCGCCGTTTGAACACCAGGCTACGCCGATCATGGAATGGGACAGCAGCCCGAACTACTGGGAAGAAGGTGTCACTCACATGGATCGCAAGTACAACCTGTGGTCGGGCAACTTCATGGGATGGATTCAGCATCGTCAATTGATTCCGGGGAATTACGCGGAAACCGTTGAAGTCTGAGTTCAAAGCGTATACAATAAGCAGACACACCAACGAGGAGTTTGTTATGAGCGTCAATCTTGACCAGCTGAAGAAGGAACTGGAATCCGCCGACCGTGCTCTGACGGCGCGCAACGATGCTGTCTCGCTGACGGTAAGTGAATACCTGGACGCCAAGGCCCACCTGAAGCAGATCGAAGAGCGCTTCGTTCGTCTGGTCCAGCATCGCACGGAAGGTGTCCTGGAATACAACCGCCGAGCAAACAAGATCGCAGATGCTCTGTCCGAGGCGACTGGCTTCCAGGTCAGCGTTCCGACCAAGTACGAACCGCAGTCCACGAACATCCTGGATTACATCGACGCGGAAGAGACCTGGAGCGCGAGCGATTCCTGGCAGTCGTCTGCTGTCTGCTGATGTCCAAGGACAAATCACATAGCTGGACATTTCGGATCTGCACTTGGCACGTTTGTTCCAAGTGCGGTCTGATCCGGCTCAACAACAAAGCAACCAATCAGGCAGCCAACAAGGCATGTCCTGGAAGGGAGGACTGATGGAAGACCTGTTTGATCCACCGGCACGTGTCCCGAAAGAACCGCAGATGTACAACCGCAAGGCGGGCAGCAAGTATGCTCTGTTCTTTGACGGCACCATCGAGTCGGCTGAAGACATCTGTCGCTGGGTGAACCAGTACTCGGACCCGCTCGATGATCCCCGTGCATCGTTCATCCTGTCGGCTCGTGACGCAAAGTACGCTCACAACCTGATCATCTGGGGTGACGAGCATGACTGCTTTGAGCTCAGCCCGAACACCTGGCTTGTCCGGACCGAGTCCACGGACGAGTTCTATCCAGCTTCGGACGACAACTTCAGGATGGCATACGATGTGCACTGATCGCATCAACATCAGCATTGACCGTCTGGAAGATCTCCTGATCCTGGATCATCTACCCGAGTATGAAGACGAGTCTTCCGGCGTGCCCGATTACGGCAACATCGGTTGGAACGACTATCGTCGGGAAATGATCGACGTGATCGCGAGGTTGAGAGACGGTGCCTGATCTATGGGGTGAGGAGCCGATCACTCGCTTTCGTGATGAGTACGGCTTCCTCAGTAACTTCCACCTTTGCCCTGTGGAATACAGGGGCAAAGTGTTCCCATCCTCAGAGAACGCTTACCAGTGGGCAAAATCCAAGTACATCATCGCGCTTATTGACTTGACGCCTGACTTCATCCCGGAGTACCAACGCCTGTTAGACAGGTACATGCTCAACTGTACCCCGGGCGAATCCAAGCGCCAGATGAAAGAAGCTATCCTAGACCCCTTGTTCCATGAGGAGAAGGATGCGATAATGCATGACGTGGTGACTGCCAAGTTTGGTCAGAACCCGGATTTGCGGAAACTGCTTATCGACACAGGCGATGCTGCTCTGATTGAGGGCAACGAGTGGGGCGATAAGTACTGGGGACAAGTGGACGGTGTCGGCAAGAACCGTCTGGGAATGATTTTGATGAACGTAAGGAGAATCCAGAGATGAGTTACAAGCATATCAGCACCAAGAAGTGGGGTCACGAGCGTGGTCTGTCGTGTTGCTTCCGTCAGTGGCGCAGCACACATTCGCATTGCTCGCTGTTGCATGGGTACGCGCTGAGCGTGGAAGTGATGTTCGGCGCGAACGAACTGGACGAGCGAAACTGGGTTGTCGACTTTGGCGGTCTGGACGAGTTCAAGGCGTGGCTGGAGGACATGTTCGATCACACCACCCTGGTGGCGAAGGACGATCCGCAGCTGCACCTGTATCAGGTCATGAAGGACTCCGGTCTGATCGATCTGCGAATCCTGGACAACGTGGGTTGCGAGGCGACCGCGGAGCTGATCTTCAAGAAGGCGGTCGAGCTGTATGAAGACGAGCGTGTGAAGGTTCTGCAGGTCATCGTCCAGGAACACGATTCCAACGGCGCGCGCTACGTGCGCACTGAGGAAAACGCAAAGCCGATCTGGAAGACCGTGAGGTATAGTGATCTGGATGATGTGGAGCAGTACATCGGTAAGACCGCTCGAATCTGCCTCGATGAAGGCGCAGACGTTGATGTAGGGACTGTCGTCACGGTTCACGGCACTGACTACTCTGAAGGGATGTGGACATACTTCCATCTCGGCGGGAAGTGGTATGCAAGCGAGCTGGAAGTGCAAGCATGACAGATATCACCGAACGTGTCTGCGCTGAGCTTGGAATCACACCAAGCAAAAGCCCGACGGACGGCGGCGATCATGTGACTCGGATGCTCCTTTCGACCACCGTCGAGGATGCGATTGAGGAGATTCGTGCTTCAAGCGTGACCAAGATTCACAAGGTCACTCTTGAGCGTCTGATTAAACCACATTCGGTTGGTGAGCACACCACGGTCATCAAGATCAACTGCTTTTTCTAAACGGCAGCCAAATCAATCAGGAAAAGGACTTGACCTGCCTTCGGGCAGGTCTTATCATATGTGCATGGGGAAGATTCGCTTCCCTACTTCGGAGAAGAAGATGCACTACACAGTAAACGTCGAACGTTCGGATATGACCGCCCCGCGTTACTGGTCCTGCTACAAGCCGGCAAGCACTGAAGAAGACCATCGGTGCAAGAATCGGGACGAGTTGCTGATCGAAGCTTATCGTCAGGTTCTCGATCTGGATCTGGAAGGCAAGTACGATCCCGACTACTTCGGCGCTCATGTGCTCCAGGTCCTGATGGGAGCCGAACGCGACAAGAAGCGATTCGGCAAGGAGAACATCACCGAATTCGGCGCCTACGGCATGGACTCAAAGTCCTTCCTGGTCTCCGATACCACCCGGATCAGCGTTGCGGTCTGGATTCGCGAGTAATCACCAAGGCGCCTCCGGGCGCCTTTTCTTTTGCAGAAAGTTGAAGAAAGTACTTGACACAATCATCAAAGTGTCATAGTATATGACCATAGCGAAGGGGAATGGCCTCGACGCTTAAATCCAACCTTGAGACATACATCATGAAGAAGACCAAGAAGCAGGCCCTGAAGTCCGACAAGAAGCAGCAGATCCGCAACGCTCGCCGCGACAAGCAGCTGACGCGTTCTGTGTACGGGGTGCGCTAATGGGACAGTACGCTCCCGACCCCGCATACCCGAGCATGATCCACTTCAAGCCGGACGACATTGCGAATAAGTTCCACTATCTCGCGGACAATCCGGTCAATCTCCGCGAAGCCATCAAGGCGGCGGTGGATCACTTCATGACGTTCCCGGAGCATCGTGCCACGATCAATGCGAGCTATGACCGCACCCTGATCGAATCGCGTCTGGAGATCAAGAGCGAGTACATCCATACCCGCTGCATCTACTACGACTGCTTTGATCCGAGCGACTGGGACAACTACCTCGTGTTCACCCTGGAGACCAAAGAATGAGCACCTATATCGAAGACCTGCTTGACGGGCTGGAACATAACCTGGACCAGCTGCTCAAGGCACACGCCGAGCCGACCTACCTGGGTTTCAGTACCAAAGCCGTCCTGGCAATCGCCCTCGGCATGACGGAGTACAGCGGCAAAATCTCTCGCATCGACAGCGCCCGCCTGCTCAACGAGCTCAACTTCATCCGTGACCTGGCAGCCGAAGATCCATGGACCAAGATCAGCGATGACATCGGCAAGCATTACATCGTTGGTCTGAACGACCAGGTCTATGTGTTGAACTCCGCGGCGGACTACGGCATGAGCGGCGTGAAGTTCGAGTTCAGCAACGATAACATCTGGTCGCAATTCTCGCTGAACAACAACTCGGTCGACTCGGCTATCATCACCGCTCGTGATCTGGTCGACTACCACCGCCTCCGCAATGCCATCGCCGGTGCGTTGTCGTCCACCAGCACGCTGAAGACATATGCTGAATATCTGAGCATCGAAGACCTCACCGACCTGTCGCCGAATCTGGCATGGATCGCAACGGATGCGTCGGGTGAAGTGTTCATCTACTCATCCGTCCCGCGTTTGGTGCTCAAGCAGTCGCCAGATTGCTGGCTGATTCGTGACATCTCGCGCCGCGGTGATGAAGATTTTGTGAAGCTCCACAATGGTGCACATAAGCTGTCCGGCAACTGGATGTCGACGGTGGTGCACATCAGCGACCTGGTCGCTTACATGAAGTACCATCCGAAGAGCGCCGCCGAGTCGATCGCTATCATGACGGATAACAACCTCGGGGTACTGCGTGAAGACGCACTTGCCGCCGAAGCCGATCTGCAGAAGGCATTCGCTCGGATCACCCAGGTCTACAGCGAAACCGGCAACATCCGAGCGGCTCTCCTGAAATCTCTTGAAGATTTCTTGATCTAAGGGGTTGACACTTCCCGTACAGTATGATAGTATATGTGTACGGGAAGTGTCCCGGATAACGAGACCACATCATGATGCGACACAGTGAGTTTGACCGCCGCCAGATCGCCCTGATCAACAAGGCCCAGAAGGTTCGCAAGAAGCAGACCAAGGGCAAGGGAAACACGCTCTGCCTCGATGTCATGTACCGAACCTACATGGGTAAGGACTGGCTGAAGAAGCACAAGAACCGCAAGAAGCTGATCGATGATCTCACGCTCGATACCTGGTACTGGGAGGGTTACTGAAATGGCGAACATCAACATCCTGGAGAACGGAGCTGTCAAGCACGCCGTCATCCACGCTTACGCCGAACTGATGTCTGAAGAAGAGCAGGCCCGCTGGCAGCCGGGTGGCATCAAGGACATCGTGTTGACCATCGACGGCGTGGAGGTAGACTTCACCAAGCTGATCAGCTCGATCTACAAGCGCTTTGAAGCCGGCGTTCAGAAAGAAGCCCAGGAAATCGCGCTCGAGATGGTCAGCGGCGATCAGCGCCTGCAACGCATCCAGCAAGTCCTGCAGAACGTCGAATGGCAGATCAAGGGCGCAGTCCGCGAAGCCTTCGGTTCTGAGTGGGTGGCTTCCGATGACTGTTAAGGTCGAGGTCCATGAGGATCGGCTGATCATTGGTGGTTGGACGCTACGCATCGAGAATCCAGGCAATAACCTAGCTCTCGTGTCTCATCCGACTCTCGGTGGCGCGGGCATCTGGAAAGAAGGTGTCCCCGGTCGTCGCATCCCTGAAGAGCTCTTCTTCGCTTTCGTTCATGACCTGCTGGTGCAGGCAAACATCCTGGAGTATACCAATGAAGCCGTCTGAAATCATCGGTGGCGCGATCAATCTGATCGAAGACCCCAACAACTGGATAACCGGTGAGCTGTTCCATTACGACAAGGACGCCAACAAGACCTGTATGTGCGGTCTCGGCGCGCTGTCGGCTGCAGCACACAAGATCACGTCCAACGAAGGCAACATCCGCCATCATGAAGACTTCGATATTCTGGAGAACGACGCATACTGCGCCAGCGCGGCTGAGCATCGTGCGGCGGTGCGCGCCCTGGCTGAGGCAATCATGCCGGAAGGTACGTGATGGAGCCGGGCGAGGACATGTATGATATCGTGTACACCTTCAACGACGGCAGCAATCCGTATCAGCCGAGTGGTGAGCCCGATCTGGCTGCTGCAGCATCGCATGAGCGGATCATCGCAAAACTGAAAGAAGTCAAAACCCAACTGGAAAAGGAGAACAGGTAATGCAAGAGCTGAACGATCAGAACAAGGTCCAGGAGCTGGCCCTGCAGGAACACGACTTCGCTGCTCAGCGCACCGAGCTGGCGGGCAAGGTCTTCACTCCGGATATGCTGCGTCGCCTGTTCGGCTCGCGGAAGAACAAGTCGAAGTACAACCGTAAGAAGCCGGAACGCAAGAAGGCACCGAAGACCTACGGCAAGAACAAGTAATCATGAAAGCAGCCCTCTTACGGATGGAGGGCTGCTTGGAGTTGAGCTTTCGCGGTCTCTAGTGTCGCAGCTTGCCTCTTAACAAGTGATGTCAAGAGATCAATTTGAGCTGACTGCGTGGTTGTCTTCGCAGTCAGCTCTCTTACTGTTTGCAAGGCCTGATCCGCCTCAATTGCTACCTTGTTCAGCTCTTCCTGAGCCGACATCCTAAGATCACGTTCGTAGTCTCTTTGGCGGACAAGATCGTTGATCAGATCTGCCTCGGCTCTATCCTTGGCCAACTCTAGCTTATCTCGGCTCCATCTCCGGGCCATCACGCCCAAGCCTGTGATCAGTCCCACAACACCCGACGCCGCAGCAGCAATTGCTGTGGTTTCGATCATGGGTTACTCCAGCCAAGTGATTAGTTTCCTCCGCCATGCTGGCAGAGCATGTTGTTGGTGCCAGACCCGATGGGCATCTAGATCGCCATTGTGGAATGCGCGAGAAAGAGCGAGATCCAGTCTCTTGGTGATGCTCTCAATGTTATCCTCCGCTCTGTCCAGTCTTTCATTGACTGTCACCTGCAGCTCTGTAACCACGGATAGGATCTGAGCTAGGATTCCGTCATCTGTCATTTGCGTAGGCCCCTGAAAGTCAACTTTATTTACCTTGTAAGTAAATAGAAAAGAGGGAGCGCAAGCCCCGAAGTCTTAACCACTAAGGAAAGAGCATGGCGGCAGAAACCTACGATCAAATCCGGGCTCGCTCGCCTATCGACACGCTCCAAGGAACCGAGCTGATTCTTGTACAGGATGGAGGCGTCACCAAGGGTGGCTTCGTCTCTATTCTCAAATCGTATGTGCTGAACGGATTCACGATCCTAGCAGATGCGATTAGCGACGCGACATCAGTTGGTAAGAGCTTGTTGAAGGCAACCGACCAAGCAGCGGCACGGTCCGCTATTGGTGCAGCTCCAGTCTACACGACGGTCACTCAGACCGAAGCGGAGGAAGGAACCGCTACCACGGTAAGGAGCTGGACGGCTCAAAGGGTTCGTCAGGCTGCCGAGGCTGCAGCCAATGCACTGTTCAAGAAGAGTGGCCCTCAATCGAAGACCGCAGCCTTCCCACTGGACGCTTCAATGGTCAAGAGCCAGTTCGTTCAGTATACAGGTGCGACAGCAATCAATGTGACTTTGCCAGCCACCAGCACAACGTTCTCGACAGACATGGATCCTATCCTGGTCTTGAACAACGCATCAGCCGCAGTGAACGTGACACTCAAGGCGACTTCGCCGGTGACGCTGATCTGCAAGGATGCTTCTGCGGTGACAGCAGGTGAAGTCGTACTACCAAGATACAATAGCGCCAGAGTTCGCATGGTGAGTGCGGATAAGTGGTTGGTGGAGTACTGAGATGCAGATCCTTTTGCCAGTGGTGACAGCCGACTTCATCGGGCAATGCGCCGCCCTGGATGAAGCGATCAGAGAAGCAGCGGTCAACTTCCAGTTCACTTACACAGCCCGCGTTCCGACCTGGGACAACATCTACAATGTCCCGGACGTCGTGACTGAGCTGATCAAGCACTACACTCTCCGAGGATTCCTCTGTAATTACGATGGCGACGGCGGGAAACTCAGCATCAGCTGGATTGCTCCGAACATGTCGTATCTAGAGGTCAGCCGCATCACGTTCAGCAATCCAGCGATGATCCCCAGCCTTGGCGTCGGTTTCAGAGCTGGCATGATCTACCTCTGCATGACGAATGGTCAGGATCTCAGGGCAAACTCAGATCTGACAATGCAGCGCGATCTGTTGCCAGCGATCAAGCAGGCAGCTACATTTGGCGCTCGTCAGCTAACATTCGGATTTGCGGGTTGCCCATCAGCTACTGTCGTCGCGCTGTTCAAGGTTACATTCGACATGCTGACGGATCAAGGCTTCCAGATCACATACAACACAACCTCCGGACTGTTCTTCTTGAAGTGGCCTGACACCTTCCAGATCAACATGTACGCAGGATCGCTATCACAGGTCGTCATTCAATGAGTAAGCTGATCGTCGGGCAAGGTGCAGGCGGAGAGATTGGGATTTGTTACAGCAAAGACCAAAGCCGCGTTGACTACTTGCCGTTGCCTCCCAATCCAGGTGATCCGTTGCCGATCATCCCGGTTGAAGGCTATGGCGATATGTTCCGGGCAGTCTACGATACAGACGACAATGGTGTAGTTGACAGAGTCGACAAGGTTCTGATCTCAGAGGTCGAGAACCTCCAAGAGACGCTGGATTCAATCAGCTCACCTGGCGACAAGAACATCATCACGCGCAAGGCAGCAACCAATCTGTCTGCGCTCAAGATCGTCTCGGAGGGTATCAACGGTGTCTCTCCTCTGAATCCACAGCTCGCCGTCGATGCAATGGGTTTGGTCGGGATCACCTTGGAGTCCGGATATCCGGGACAAGAAATCAAGATCCAGGCAGGTGGTTCTCTAGAGGATCCCTTCTGGAACTGGAGTCAAGGGTTGATTTTCGCTGGACCAAACGGCACCCTGACTCAAACCCCTCCCACTACTGGATGGGAAATTGTGGTAGGCTTCTCCCCCAAGCCGACACAGATCAATCTCCAGTTTGACGAACCCATCCTTCTAGCATAACAGGAAAGACAATCATGGTACAAAAAGTATTGATCCGCGATCAGGGCGTGACAAAGCAGTACACCCCAAAGGACACTTCAGCTGGCGCAGCGGACGCCGGCAATCTCGTCGCACTGGGATCGAACGGCAAGCTGGATATGACCCTTCTGCCTTCTGGTCTTGGCGATGGCACACGCATCGGCACAGCATCCGAAGCACTGGTCGCCGGCAACTTGTTCAGGAGTACGCAAACGCAGGCGCTTGGTCGGTGCGTAAGGCGGACAACTCCAATGGACGTTGGGCTACCGGATTTGTCAAGGCGGCTGTAGCATCGGCTGGTCAGGCAACCGTGTATCCGCTGGACGGCGTCAATGATGCTCTGTCTGGGCTGACCATTGGCGGCGTGTACTACCTGGGCACAGCTGGCGCAGCAATCGCTACTCCGTTGAATGCGGCTACCGCAACCGCAGGTCGATTGACCAGAAGCTGGGTATTGCAAAGAGTGCAACCGAACTGGTCACTGACGACTTCGATTACGTGGTGCTGTAATGGCTAACGTGCGTCCCATTGTCCGGAAGAATGGCGTGATGACGCAGATGGGAGCGGGAGTTGACACGATCGACCCCGCTCTAATCGCTTTTCCGGGAAAGAACAAGATCATCAATGGCGACTTCCGGTTCTGGCAGAGAGGTAACAACTTCCCTGCCGCAAACGGTCAGCGATACACCGCCGACAGATGGCAGATCAATGGCACCGGATCAACCGTATGGGCGCAGCGTGTAGACGTCCCGCCTGGCGGTGGTACAGTTCCTCTTCTGAAAGACTCGAAGTACATGATGCAAGTCATTGTGGATAGTGTTGCAGGTGATGGCAACTTCGCTCTAATCCAGCAGCGCATCGAAGGCGTCCGTCCGAACTCTGGCAAGACTGTCACAGTCAGCTTCAAGGCCAAGGCAAGCGTTGCCAATTTCAAGATCGGGATTGAGTTCCAGCAGTCATTTGGTAACGGCGGTTCTCCTGGCGTTGATTCCATCGGCACGTCGATTACGCTAGGTACGGACTGGCAGCAGTATTCCGCCACCATCGTAGTTCCGAACATCATCGGCAAGACGATCACCGATAACGACTATCTGCAGCTTTCGTTCTGGCTGGATGCAGGTGCTAACTTCGCCGGACGATCCTTCGGAGCAGGTCAGAAGAGCGGCACTGTCAGCATTGCTGAAGTTCAGCTTGAAGACGGCACTTCGGCATCATCGTTTGAGTATCGCCCTGATGCACTTGAGTTGGCTCTATGTCAGCGCTACTACGAGAAGAGCTATGATGTCGCAAGTGCGCCTGGCACAGTCATTGTTGCAGGTTCGTCTGGCTCTGGTATCAGAACGTCATACTACTTGTCTTCACCTTGCACACAGTACACGGTGAGAAAACGCTCGGTTCCTGCAGTGTCGATCTATAGCCCGCAGTCTGGTCAGAATGGCAACTTCGCCGAATACAACCAGACTGGCAACTTTGTCGCGAACAGGATTGCGATTGTGTTGAACATCTCACAGACCAACTTTGAGATGCTCCTGGGTAATGGTGACGCTACAGTGACCAACACAGCTCGCTACCATTGGGTTGCAGATTCGGAGCTCTAACATGTATCAGTTGACATCCAATCCGGACATCATTTTCAAGGAAGATACTGGGGAGTACATCCCCAGGGGCCATCGCCTTTGGGAAGAGTATGAGGAATTCTGTGCTGCGGGTGGTTCACCTAAGCCCGAGGCACCTCGCTATGGTGAGTATACACCTGAACACTTCCGCTACATTCGATCCAAGACATGGGAGTGGATGCTAGCGTGGGTTGTCGAGCGTCGCTACGACAGCATTGAGTCTTGCTGCAGCTACGTGACATCCAGTGTTGAGAGGTACAAGCAAGAAGCAACCTGTATGGTGGCTTGGCGGGATGCGGTAAATATCAAACTGGAGGAAATGGTATTGAATCCGCCTCCAGGCATTTCCACTTGGGAACAAGTCCGTGCACTGCTCCCTCAGCCCGAATCGTATCCTTGGCCTGGATTGGATGAAATCCCGATGGCTAAACCAGGAGACGATCTCACCGCCCCGCTGATTGAAGTCCCTTGACTTCCTACCTCTGATCTCTTTACATGGCGGGCGCAATCCCGCCATTTCTATGTGGAATGGTACTTGACATCCACACATAGAGGAGATATACTATGTTCATGAACAAAATCATCCTAATGATCGGTCTTACCTTCCCTTCGGTTATGGGCGTTTCGACGCCGGAGCCGCTTCCGGAAATGCCGGTGGCAATCGAAGAAGCGTATAGCGAGAAGGACGTTGATTGTCTGGCTCGGAACATCTACTTTGAGGCTTCCGGCGAATCGTTCACGGGTAAACTCTCGGCTGGATTCGTCGCGTTCAATCGCTCAGAAGCCAAAGCATTCCCCAACACGATCTGCGAAGTGGTCTATCAGAAGAGCCGGGGAGTTTGCCAGTTCTCTTGGGTATGCCAGCGTAAGAATCATGTGCCAATGCTCCGCAACCCGATGGATCATCAGGCGTGGGAAGAGTCGAAGTGGGCAGCCATCCAGATTCTGGAGGGAAGCGCCAAGGACCCAACACACGGTGCGCTATTCTACCACACGGTGGCAGTGAATCCGGTCTGGAACCGCAAGATGACGCAGACGGCACTGATCGGAACGCATCGGTTCTTCAAATGATTTGAAAAGAGGCCTTGTGCCTCTTTTCTTTTGCGTATACAATACAGATCGGACAAGAGGAGATTCGTCATGTTTCCTGCGTTGTGTACGCTACTGCTGGTAGTGTGGCTCCTGTACGGCAAGGGTCCACCGAATGATCCACAGCACCCCATGCCCGCCGACCAACCAGTGAGGATTGCATAATGCTACTTGCAGGCAATAAGACCGTCTCCAATGAAGAGATGGACATCATCGTCAAGACGATTCTGGACTATGTGTTCGGCGAGACTCCGTACAAGATCCAAAGCACGGAGCGCCTGCGAACCTGTCTCGAGGTGATTGTGGAATATCATCGTCGTGGTTTCGTGATCGAAGACGAATTCCAGATTCCCTTCGCTGCGTTCTTTGACGAGAACCCGATCTACGTGTATGAAGAGAGTGTGATCCAAAGGCAGATTGACGATCAGGAGGCTACCATCCACGGTGCGCAACGCGCCATCATCAATCTGAACAATGATCTGCGAAAGCTGAAGGAGCGCTTCAATGTCGATTGAAGTTAGCCTCCCGAAGAAGGTCACGAACGTCAGCCCGACCGGCGATGGCTTTGAGGTCGATGTGTGGGAAGGTTATGAAGTGACCGCGCAAGTCAAGGCGCCGCATGGCCTTCTGTACGTGAACAGCACACGCTGGGCGATCCTCACACCAATCATCTACGTGAAGGCATGGTTTGCAGCCATCCGTCACGCAATCGTGTACCGCTGAAGGAGTCATCATGTATCTGAATCTGCAAATGATGCGAGACGCACTAGGTCACGACGAGACCGTGCGTTTCAAGGAAGAGACCGTTGACGGTCGAGAGTTCGTGATCGTGTCGTACATGATCGCAAACGATGATCTCTGGCGACGGTCTTTCGGTGCGGAAGCTCGCGGCATTACCTTCGACAAGGCGACTGGCGAGTGTGTCAGCCGTCCATTCCACAAGTTCTTCAACGTCGGCGAGAAGGAGTTTACCCAGCCGGTTGCTCTGCAGAACACTGTGTGGACCGCATATCCGAAGATCGACGGTTCCATGATCACTCCGGTGATGGTGAATGGCAAGGTGCGCCTCAAGACCAAGAAGTCCTTCTACTCGAATGTGGCACGCGAGGCGCAAGCAAACCTGGACCCGTTCACTGAGGGTCAGATGGCAGCCTTCCTGATCTCCGGCTGGACTCCGATCTACGAGTACACGTCGCCGACCACCAAGATCGTGGTACAGCATGACAAGCCGGCGTTCAAGCTTCTGGCTGGTCGTTCTACTCAGGAAGGCCATTATCTGACGCCAACCGATCTCGCACTGAATGACACTGCGATCAAGCCTGAGTTCCACATGGCAGACATCAACGAGCTGCTATATATCGCACGTGATCTGGAAGGTGTCGAGGGATGGGTGCTGGTCGATCACCAGGATGGCTACAATCGTGTGAAGATCAAGACCGAGTGGTATAACCGCTTGCATCGCGTCCTGGACCTCCGCGTTCGTGACGTGGTGGAATGGATCCGCGACGAGAAGCTGGACGATATGATGCCTAACCTGATCAGCATGGGAGTCGACACGGACGTGATCCGTGGCATCGAGAACCGTGTGGTCAACGCGATCAGTGATGCTGTCACTCACGTGAAGACGGTGGTGGTCGGCGCATCCGGTCTGCCACTGAAGGAAGCCGTGCAGTTCATCGAGAAGCACGGCGGCATCTACGTCAAGGCTTGCCATCGCACCTGGCGTACTGGTTGCATCGAGCCTCAGATGGATCTCATCGTCCGCCTGTACTTCCAGTATCACCTTCAGGACTACGAACTGACATCAATCGGCAACCCCAACTTCGGAGGAAAGGATGGCTAATCTGAACCGTCACGTCGGCTTCTGCCGAGAGTCTGAGCTGTCGAAGAAGCTCCGCAAGCTGAAGTCAACCGCCAAGAAGCAGAAGCTGAAGGACTGGGCGATTGATGTGCGCGAGGTCAAAGCTCTGTATGATGGGGTCCCGCGATTCCGTCTCGAATTGAGTTGGGAAAAGGATTGATTTCCTAATCCTCTGACGATACAATACATGAAACCCAACAGGAGACTGAAATGTTGATCACCTACGCTTGTACCTGAACAGCCTCGATAACGAGGGTCTGGAGACCGAGGCGTTCAACGTCTGGGGTATCGTGGACGCGTTGCCGCTCGGCGGTGTCTCGGAGAAGGAAGACGAGGAAGCCCGCCAGGAGCTCATTGAGCGTCTGGTCGGTCTGGACGAGGAGAGTCAGCATGGTCACTGACGCCGCCCGCATCGCCGAGCTGGAAGCAGAAGTCGCACGTCTCAAGGCTGAGAATCAGCAGCTACAGGACGACGTGAACACCGCCTGGCAAAACTGGGAGACGTTCATCGAGCCAATCAACAACTACTTCATCTTCCAGCCGTGGTTCAGCTGCCGCGACAAGAACGATGAACTCCCGAACGGTGGTGCTCTGAACATCATCGAGAGTGTCGAAGATGTGATCGAAAACTACCACCGTCTCGGATGGCTGGCAGCTTGCCTGAAGTCGTGCATCAACAGCGGCGAGTCGTGGTCAGAAATTCTGGAACGGCACTACGACGACGCCACCGATTTCTGGCGCAAAACATCAAGAAGGTGCCGTGATGTTCGACGCAAAGACTCTCCGCGAGATCAGCGAGTCGGTGGTACATGAGCCATCAGACAAGATCAAGCATCTGGCTGGACGTATTCTGGACCCAGCGCATGAGCGAGCGTTGAAGGGAAACGTGTCGTTCACAGCGACGATTGCCTCCGACAAAGGTACGGAAGGCGAGCTGATCTGCTATCTCGAGTCGCTCGGCTACAAGGTTCGGACCTGGGGCCATATTGTGCTGACACAAGACTCCGTATATCAAATCCACATCAACTGGGGGCGCAATGGATAATCTGACTCTCATCACTCCACAGCTCGCTCAACAGATCCAAGAAAGTTACAACAACCGTGAGGTGTACAACGCCCTGCTGGTTGATCGCGTTTGCAATCTGATCGAGTGGTTCATCGTCGAGTATGATCTGGGCGATGTCAATGACGACAAGCTGCGCCGCAAGGTGCGCGACAGCGTTATGTGGAGGACTGGAACCTGGGCATTCACCAAGAGTCTCTCCAGCTGCTACTACAGTATGCATCTGGACAACGCTGGTCTGCACCATATCCTGGATGTATACAATGCCACCAAGCCGGCTGACTGCTATCTGGATCTGAGCTGGAACTATCGTCAGCTCGACCCGAAGCGTAAGTACGACGACCGTGATGGATACGACTTCACCCCAGGTGATCAGTGGTATCTGACCGGCTTCTGGTGGAAGCGTCTCAAAACTCGTCTCTGGAGGTCATGATGGCATGGTGGAATGATTCATCGCAGGTCTATGTGACCATCAGCGGCGATGACCCCGACTGGATGAACCAGCTCTGCTGCGCCTTGGTGTATATCGAAGGCGTCAAGATCCGCGAAGTGAACTGGCGTGTCGCAAAAGAGCTCAACGCTCGGCTTGAGAACCAAAAGCGTTCTTGGCTGACTCGCTGGATGTACGAGACCGACACCAGCCCGGAGGCGCTCGAGAAGTGGAAGACAACCTACGACTCGATGGGTCAAAACTTCTACTCCGTGGAGACTTACGAGAAGTACCACAAGTATGAAGAGATCCGTGCCATCGAAGAGATGGTCAATTCCTGCATTCAGGGTCGAGCTGAGTTCAAGGTTCCGATCAAGCTGCATCGGATCATCACACAGTGGGCAGCGGCAGAAGCTAAGGATCCGTATGAAGATGACCCGCTGGAACAGCTGCTGAAGCGCTGGCGAGAAATCGGAGAGACTCACGGTGTGCGAGAGTTCACCGGCAATGATCACTTCCTGTTTGCCAATGAACTCAGGGTCGCGATGACCAAGGCGAGGCATCCGAATGTCCGTTGATGCGCATCATGAACCAGCATACAGCGCCTGTATCGGCGCTTGTGCCTGGAGTGTTGGTGAGTCCCTGGACGACTTGGACGGCTACATCATCAAATCGCCGAATAGCTCAATCGAGTCGGCGAAGTGTGGCTGGCGGGACATTGACCGCGATTACAAATGGTGGTGTCTGATCGACCAGCAGCGTATCAAGAACGAGAGCAAACAGCTCAAGCGGTGGACGCTATCTGACTTCGATCCTGCCATCCAATGACCAGGTAGGGGAAGTGCTTGCCGTTGATGTTCTCGTTGTAGTACAAGCGTTCACCGTTTGCGTCTACAGCTTCCAGAACATCACGCTTCCACTGTTCTCTGATTTCACAAAAGTTGACATCACGCTTTAGCTGATGCAAAGAGAGGATCTCGCGCTTGAAGCGTTGAGGTCCTTCTTCTTTGACGAGCTGCTTGATCTCGTCATTTGAACCGAAGTACTTCTCCCAATCCGACACGATCTTAGATCGCCGCTTGGCGCCCTTGGCCTTGCGCATGCCACCGAAGAACTTCTTCCCGATGTACATCTTGCCATTGACCCGATCTGTGATCAGGTAGACAAATCCTTCCAGCTTCCCTACCATCTCCTGGGTGAACGGTTTGCCGTTGAAGGTCCAGGGTTCCAGTTCTACTTGCTTCTTGCGCGCATTGGTCTAGTCTCAGTCCAGATTTGAGATGAAAACGCTAACCCCTTGACCTATAAGGAGAAAAGTCGGTCAAGGGGTTAGCCGTAACTTATTGATTCTATTACGAAAGGCTAGCCGGGCGCTACCGCTAGCATCTGCGTTCCACTGGCGGAAGCCCATCGTGACCGTGATCGTCTGGAAGTTGTTCATCTGGCTGTAGCTCAGATCGAGCGCGCCCACGTTCATGGGCCATGCGTCTACCAGCGTCACGGAGTATTTATCTCGCATCGTGTCATCCAGCGTGACGATCTTGATGTCTGAGACGTACTCATTCCAGAAGTTCATTGTGTTGCTGGTCGTGTTCGTGACCGTGTTCTGCCATAGGTCAAAGAACTGTCGGCTGTCGGCTCGGCTGTCAGCGTAGAAGCTGAAGGTCACCGGATCATACAGCGAGCCAACCGGAACACGGAACGGAGCACCATTCATGACCGTCTCAATGGTCTGCATTGAGCGCTGCGGTAGCGTTGCCGTGTGACACTTGATCGACACCGATTGTGCGTTTTCGTTGTTGAATCGTCGGATGTTCGCTGTGTCCGACCAAGCGTGAGTGCGCACGCCTGCATTAACCGGCAAGCCTTGCGGGAGATTGAACTCCACGCGGTACTTGTTTGGCTTCATCATCCCATGTGTGAAATGGGACAGGAACTCTTCATACAGAGCCATTAGACCTTCTTCCTCGATCTGCGTGTCTTCGGACGAGTAGCCGCCCAGACTTGTGATGCTCTTGCCTTCTTGAACTGCTGCAGCGGGAGAAGAGCGACATTGTCCCAATACATGCGGTCAATTCGGATGACCGGTGTGGTCACGTGACCAGCGAGGTAGCGCTTGATACATGGCGCGACCAACGGATGAACTGCCAAGCCCTTCAGCATCCCGTAAGAGAGCTTCATGTATGCTCGATCATCACCTGCGCGCCTGCGATACGTCATCAGCGTGTCTAGAAGCTTAGCCCGGAGGATTGGCGGCAGGTAGTGGAGGTTCAGCCCCAGCCAGCCGTCCGGATAGAACTCAATCGGGATCACGCAAGGCAGCGTATCGTACCAAGGCAGCGTGTCCTTGTGCTTCGGATCGTATCCGTACACGAACATACCGCCGATGAACACGTTGCGTCCACGACGAGGTGCGAACGCTTGGTCTGGAACGTTGCCGCGCTTGATCTTGGAACCGACCAGATCGTAGAACCACTTCAGCGCCTTTGCGTCTGCGCCACGTTCTGCCGACTTTACCTTTGCCTCAATGGTTGCCTTCTTGGTGAGCTGTGTCTGCTCAGTCGAGGTGCCGGGCTTTACCTGGACCTTGCGACGGGTTGGATTGATCTTGACGGTTGCCATCACTTCTTCCTCTTTGCGATTCCTAGATCATACTCTGTCAAGACCCGGAAGGTAGCTCCGATGCTCTTTGCATACTCGGTTGCGTGCTTCCATTTGTCCTGATTCACCTGGTAAGTGTGTAGCGCGTTCAGGTATCGCTGTTCGTTCTTGCCCCGGCGTGGTGGTCTCGTTTCGCCGTCTGGCTTGATCTCGACTAGCATCGTCTGGATGCCGTCATGGGTTTGGAACTGGACGATGAAGTCAAGGTAGTAACGCCTGTGCTTACCGTCCGCCTGTGAGAAGTAGGGGATGATCAAGCCTTCGCTGTTCCACTTGACAACTGATGGATTCATATCACACCAGCGCATGAACTTCAGCTCCCAGCTCGATCTGTAGGTGATCTCCGTGAGCTTGCCGATGTACTTATGGCGGTTATGTGGAACGAACTGCCCTTGCTTGAACTTGACTTTCGCGCCGGGCTTGCGATCCATGGGTTTGATATGTTGGCTCATCGCATGTAAATAGTTGTATCCTCTATCTATTTAAGGGCGTCATGGCAGACCTTGTATACCCAAAGAGCCTGCGAGATCCAGACGCGAACCCGGGCTGGATCCAATTCAACTTCTTCGAGCGCGACAGTCCGAAGGAGTCGAGCCCTATCGACAAGATTGCGCTGTATATGCCTGAGTCGATCAGTCAGCCGTCCACAGTTTCGTGGGACAGCGAGAAGTTCGGCTTCATCGGCAATGCGGTAGCGGCGGGTGCAGCAGCCTTCAATCGTGATCGCTCGCTGGGTGGAGCAATGCAGGCAGCCCAAACAGCCTTCGGTCAAATGGAAGGCGGTTCAGATGTGCTGATGGCTCGCGCTATGGCGAACCTGGGTTCCGCGGCGGTTGGCTTGATGGGTGGCAATGTGTCAGCTGAAGGCTTGATGGGCGCAGTCGCTGGCAAGATCTTCAATCCATACATGACGATGGTGTTCCGCGGTATCGACTTCCGCAACTTCGCATTCACCTTCAAGTTCGTACCGTTCAGCGAGAAGGATTGCGACACCATTGATGAGATCGTGAAGACGTTCCGCAAGAACCAGCTGCCTGAGTGGGAATCGGGACGCACCTTCCTCGGCTATCCGAACGAGTGTCAGATCAGCTACAAGTGGAAGGACCAGGACAACAAGTGGTTGCACAAATTCAAGCGTGCGGTATGCACAGCCGTTGACGTTGACTACACGCCTGCTGGCGGTTTCAACTCGATGCGCAATGGTATGCCGGCAGCCATCACCGTTTCGACCAAGTGGAACGAGATCGACTGGTGACACGCAAGGACGTAGACGAGGGCTTCTGATGGGCTTCTTCAACAAATTCGGAACCGTCAACTATTCTCTTGACGGTTACAACAAGGATGCGATGAACATCATCACCGCCGCGATTGTCAAGCGGCTGCGTGTCGATGAATCGTATGTCCACATGCGTTACACCATCTCCGATGGCGAGATCCCGGAAGGTGTAGCCAATGAGCTTTACAAGGATCCGCAGCTTTACTGGACGATCCTTCTGGTCAACGCAATCGTCAATCCATTCCTAGAATGGCCCGTCAGCACCGATGTGCTTGAGGACATTGTCAAGGCCAAGTACGGCAACGTCAACAAGATCGTCGCTTGGCAGAACAACACGACTGGACTCTACTACGATGACGTAGACAGTGCAAAGTGGCAGGCGATGGTCGACAACGGACAGCAGCTTCCCATGGCGGTCCATCCCGTCACGGCATTGGCTTGGGAGAATGATCTCAATACCAAGCGTTCTCAGATCGTGGTGGTAGATCCAAAGTATATCAATCTTTTCGTAGACATGTTCAACAAGGTAGTGGAAGGCACTCAATGATCATTGATCGCGGCTCAACTTCGGAGACATGAAGAAGTTCATCGTCCGCATCAATGATATGGACGTGACTGAAGCTGTCGTCTCCGCTCATGTGTTCCAAGACGTGCTGGCGCTGACCAACACCTGTGTCGTCAACTTCAACGACACGAACAACCTCCTGATGAACATCCCGATCCGAGCTGGTGCTAAGCTGGAGATTGAAGTTCAGACTGACCTTGACTCTATCGGCGATGGCGAGCAGTATTGGTCTTTCGTCATCTATCGCATCGGCGAGAAGCAGATGCTGAACAACAAGCAGCAGGCTTATGCCGCGTTCGCCGCTGATGAGCGATTCTTGTTGAACCAGACCAAGCGTGTGCACAAAGCGTACACCAAACAATCGACTTCACAGATTGCCGTGAACATCTTCAAAGAGTATCTGGGAGGCGGTCTCAAAGACGTTGATCCGACCGATCATGCTATCGACGTGATTGTGCCGGCGTGGACTCCGTTCTATGCTCTGAACTGGTTGCTACGTTCCAGCATGCGTAATGACGCGGCTGACTATGTCCTGTTCCAGAAGCACGACGGCTCGTTCGCTATGAAGTCGTTTGAGAACATGTACAGCAATCCGGCTGAGTCGAGCGGTATCACGTTCCAGGTGCAGGCAACCAACCTCCGCCAGAACGGTGAGGTGACCTACGATTACGCCACCGGCATCACAGCTTACCACTTCGAGCACTTCGACGCTTTGTCGAATCTCGCGGCTGGCTACTATCAGAGCCAGACAGCCAGCTATGACTTCATCAACAAGACGTGGAGCAAGGCTGACTTCAAGTTTGGCGACGACAACGCTGCCGACAAGAAGCGCCTCAAGCTCGACAATGACGTATTCATGTCTGGCGAAGGTGTGAACATCACCTTCCGCCCGAAGATGCCTGGGCTGACTGCCAACGGCAACTATCTGGATTCGGTCGATAAGTGGCAAGGCAGCCGTAAGTCAAGCATGATGAAGTTTGAGCAAGAGAAGCTGGTCATTCAGATTCCGGGCTCTTGCGCAGCCAGTAAATGGTTTGGTAAGAACTGCATCGTTGACTTGCCGTCTCAGGATTGGCAGTCAGATGAGCTGTACGATAAGCAGAGACGTGGCACATACTTGATCACGGCAATGGCACACATGTACAACAAGGACGCCTACATGATCAACGCTGAACTTGTTAAGAAGAGACTTGAGAATGACTGATCAGATTCATGGCGTGGACTATGGCGCTTACAAGTGGTGGGTGGGTTCGGTTGAGGATCGTGATGATCCTCTGAAGATCGGTCGCGTTCGTGTCCGAATCAACGGCTATCATCCAGATGACAAGGGTTTGGTGCCGACTGAGGCGTTGCCTTGGGCTATCACGATCAACCCGATCACCGATGCAGGACAGAAGGGTGTCGGTATGGCGCCAGTCGGTCTGCAGGTCGGGTCGCAAGTTACGGGTTTCTTCCTCGACGGAGAGAACGCTCAGATGCCTGCAGTCACTGGTGTGCTTGTCGGCGCTCCGAACGGTCGACCAGACACAAACCGACTGACACGCGGCGAAGAGATCAGCCAGACCATTGTCGAGGCAAAGAACAAGAATCGCCTGATCTCGCTGCCCTTGAGTTTGTCGAGCAGCCTCAGTTCCATCGCCAACATCCAGCAGAACATCCAGGCTCAGGTCTCGAGCGTGACGAATCAGATGGCGCGCATCAAGAAGATGGGTGATCAGCTGAAGAATGCCAAGCTTACCATCCCGGGAATTCAGATCCCTGACATCTCGGCGGCGATCCAAGGTGTCAATGGACAGTTCCAAGGCTTGCGCGGCAATCTGCAATCCCTGAACTCTGCAGCGAACGGTGTCAAGACGGCAAGCGACAATGTCGTGAACGTCATCACCGACAACATCGCTCAGGTCTATCAGGAAGCCCAGAACATCAACAACGCGGCTTCACAGCTGGGTGGTGTCCAGAATGACATCAGGTCGCAGATCCTCCGCTTGCAGGGTGGCATGGCTGAGGTGACAAGCCAGGTAGACAATCAGGTTGAGGCACTGACCGACATTCCCAAGTCTGCAATGGCTGGAATCGACAATGCCGTCGGCGCTGCTGATCGTGCTGTCGGCTCGGTGATGAATGGTCTGAACGGTATCACTGGGAACATCACAGGAACGCTCGATCAGCTGAAGAGCCTCGACAAGCTCCGCAGTCTGAACCCTGGCATCGGCATCCCGGATGTGTCGAATCTGATCGGCTCGTTCAATCAGCTGACCAATGCCTTTGACGCAATCGGCAATCTGTCCGGCGCGATGAACAGCCTCAACCAGATCGTGGGCGTGATCGGTAAGATCAAGGGTCTGTCCATGGTGATCCCGAACGCCGCTACCATCATGGGCGCGATCACCGCATTGCAGGCTGGTCCGCTGAGCAACATGTTCATGCAGCCGTTGTCGCCGGCTAATCCGGAATATCCGTTCAACAAGGTGTTCGAGACGGAAGGCGGTCACGTTGAAGAGTTCGATGACACGCCAGGCTCTGAGCGCTACCAGCGATACCATCCCAGCGGCACCTTTGTGGAGGATCACCCGGACGGTACACGGTCTGAGAAGGTTGTCAAGGACCGCTACACGGTCATCATGGGCGACGACAGCATCCATGTGCAGGGCAATGTGAAGGTAAATATCATTGGCAACGCGGATGTTGTAGTGGTTGGCAACGCGACGACTCAAGTCAACGGCAACAAGATTGACATCGTCAAGGGCGACTACTCGCTGATGGTTGGCGGCAACATGAGCACCGCGGTTGGTCTCATGCGAACCGATGGCGCGGGCGTAATGCACAAAGTGACCGCACCTCAAATTGGCTCAATTAAGGAGAGGCGAATGCCTAGCTCAACTGCTTCCAAGAAGCAACACGAAGATCTGATGAACTGGTACCTGAAGGGCGTGGATTTCACTCCGTCAGCTAACCTGTGGGTGGCTCTGTACGTCACCGCTCCTGCTACCGATGGTACAGGCGGCGTTGAGGTGAACAGCAGCCTTGGCTATTCACGAATTGCAATCCCTCGAGCGCAGGGCGCGGGCTCGTCCCAAGGTTGGCAAGGACCAACCGGCGTCAACTACGAGTACAGCAACTTCCTAGAAATCGTGTTCGGTGCGCCGACCGGCAACTGGGGCACAATCGTAGGTGCAGCGCTGATGGATGCTCAGACAGGTGGCAACCTGCGATACTGGGCGGCGCTGACGACGCCCAAGACCGTGAACAACGGCGACGGTGCGCCTCGCATCCTGGCAGGTCAGCTCAAGATTCAGCGTGCAACATGCTGATGTCTACTGAGACGATCTAATCAAAGAGAAACCCCGGTCAAGCCGGGGTTTTCTTTTTCCGATACGAAACTGGGGAACCGGAAGACCTTCCACTCTCCAGAGGTCAAGAGGGTCGATGACCCTCTCTTCCGTCTTCGAGAACTTGACGCCCTTGTGCATGTTCCGGACGACTTTCTTGGTTTCCTTCTCGGCGTCCTTGTCCTTGACGATGTGAACCTCTCGTCTACCTTCGGGCGTGGTCGAGACGAAACTCAGAAACTTCATCAGTGCCCCTTCACGATGAAGCTGACGAGCTCCTTCGCCTGGGGCACGATAAGGTCCGGGTTGTTGCCGGCGCGAACCAGGGCGAAGATCACTTCAGCGCGCAGTTCGCGATCACCCACAATCTCCGATTCCTTCTCAGGGGTAGTGACTGGAGGATCGGGAACGAAATCATTGCGCTTCAGGTTCGCCAGGGCCTTCTGTGCCAGCTCCAGATAGTCAAACGCTGACATCAGACCGGCACCCTCGGCGCTGAAGGAATCCACGAGATCCTCACAGCTCAGACGACGCCACGGCTCAGCGGGCAGCCACTCTTCGCTGGTCCGATCCACGCTGAGCCGTGGCATACCTTCATACAAGCCGAGCTGGACGCGAGTGTGACCATCTTCAGTCTCGTAGGCATCGAAGCCCATCCAGATCGGCTGTCCGTCACCGCCAGATCGTTCGATGAAGGTGTTGATCGCCTCGATGTCATTTTCCAGGTCGTGCAAAGGCTGCACCGACAGGAAGTTCTGGAAGATCACTTCACTCGCCGGGTACTTGGAAGGTGCTTTTCGTATCAGGTCGAAGACTGACTGGAGTTCGGCGCAAGACTGCTTCCAGCCCTTGGTGTCATCGACGGTGTAGGGTACGACACTGAACACATTCGCATCGAACAGCTCTTCATTCGAGTCGATCCTCGGACGCTTCTCGAAGATGGTGACCGTACCATCCAGATCGACTGCGATGAACTTGGAAGTGGTAGAACCACTAGTGTTCTCGATTTCCGAAAGCAGATCAACGCCTCGCTCAGTTGCTTCCTTGATAACCTTGTTCCAGAACTTGTCGGACTTGATGCTCATTGCGAAATCTCCTCTTTGATTGCCACCGCGATGGTAGCGATTGTGATCAGGGGTACATCAATGTTATGCTCGCGCAGCTGGTCACGCAGCACGGTCATGATACGCCACGATGCGTCTTGAACGGTCTGAGGTTCTTCATCTTCGCACAAGATCCACTTCAGCTCAGAGTTCATGAAGAGCAGGGTGGGCGACAGATCACCAGCTCTAGCTGGTGACTGGATGGCAGACCAGGAACGATGGAATTGGAAATTGTCGTTCGACATCCACTCTTCACCGTCCCACACCGGACAGTGATTGAACAGATAGACACGACCGTTCGGGTCAATGGTGATGGCAACTACCCTGTTCGGATCGATGGTTTCTTGCCATTGGTCTTGTGCTTGATTCACACAGAATTTCAGGGACTCAGCCTCACGGCGAAGCCACTGTTTCCATTCATTACGGGTTAGAGCCATGATAACCTCCTCATTGTGGTTCATTGATTGTAACGGCATGCTTCCTGGATGTCAAGGGCTTGATCTTTTGACGCTCACGCTATAGTATCCCTTTGTCCGCCAGGAGACTTCTAGGCTGCCCCCTTTTTACAAAAGAGGTGTAGTCGATCTGTCGCTTGCCCTACTGGTAGAAGCATTATAACGTCTGCTCTTTACAGCGGTCAAGGGGTCTGGATAAATACCTGGGACTTAAGAGGCACTATACATGGCAGGTTTCAAACAATCCTTGAAAGAACATCGTCCAGTTTCGCTGATCACGTTTGACGGTGACCAGTTCGATCCTGTGCTGCGTACTTCGCTTGCCAATCCCCCGGTGATCCTGGATGAGTCGGAGTATCAGAACAACGCTATCCTCATGAACGAGCAGCCAGACTTCCCGGGCTATCGCATGGGTATGAGCTCGCTTGTCGGGCTAGAGCAGACTGACCAATACGCTATGGCGTTCGGCTATAACGGCTACAATGCCTTGAACCCGAGCGGCTGGACCAAGACTCTGCTGCAGGTTCCACATATCGCAGCACTCGGCTTCCCAAACAACAATGGCTCGTTCAGTCTGTCGTTCATGTACTATCGCGATCAAGACGAGAACGCTGGCTGGCGTGAGACTCGACGCTCCTTGGGGCAATCTTACACCGATACGCTTCAGCGTCCGATCCTCCGTAAGGCGGGTGTATTTGACATTTGGTGGGAGGATTACTGGTCATCTCAGCACGTTGTGGCTTTGGTTGGCCCAGACAACAAGCGCATCAACATCCGCAATGACACCTTGGACGGTGCAACTCAATCAGGATCGGCTAGCCGATTCTACAAGCGCAACCTGCTGTTCACATGCGTCTATGACTGTCAGCTGACCAGCCCAGGTGTCTACACTTGCAACTGGATCATCTACATCAACGGCAGAGAGCGCGCTCGTACCACATGGACAGCGCTTGACACTCCGCCTGTGGTGAATGCCGTTTCACCTATCGAAATTGGTGGGCGCATCAACTCAGCCGCTGTCCACAATGACCGCAACACCTCGTTCGTTATGCTCGATCAGATTGGCGTGTTCAACAAAGCATTCACCCCGGATCAGGTGGCGTGGCTGTGGAAGAAGTGCTTGGCTTACGACGATATGATCCATGCGTCCTATCCCAACAACTTCTGGACGATGGGTGACGCAGATAGCCAAACCAACTTTGCTATGGTTGACAGTTCGCGTTCTAGCGATAGACGAGATGGTGTATACATTGGTGGCAACCAGTTGGCAATCCGTGGTCGGGCTGGTCCTCCACGTCTTGGTGGTTCGGCTGTCACGTTCACCAATGGTGGCATGGCGGCTGTCCACTATCAACCCAGCGGTTACTCACCAGTCTGGAATCCAGACGCCGACTATACCATTGAGCTATGGACGACATTCTCCAACGCAACCCGTGGCGTGATCTTCTCGAATCAGCGAGATGACCGTCCTTTCCCAGGTATGCTGCTGGAATGCAATCGTCGCAATAATCAAGACTATCCGGGAGCATTGCAGTTCTCGGTGGACAGCTCGACGTTTGTCCAGACTAAGCAATACAAGGCGGACAACTCACCTTACCACTTCGGTGACGGTCAGTTCCATCATGTGGTCATGATCCGTCGAGGCACGACCATTGAGCTATGGGTTGACAGTGAGCTGCACGCCACAGCCAACACAGCCATCAATCGTGTAAGCTCTCCGGGTCCGGGTCAGATCTATCTGATGAGCACGATGCCCGGCGCGCTGAACGTGAACGGCACTATGTGCTACCTCATCACCTATCCATATGCTTTGCAGAGTCAAGAGATCAAGGCGCGGTACAGTTACCGCTACTTGTATCGCATTCAGGGCAATGTGACGCTGCAGGGTTCACCATATCAAGCGAACGTTCGTGTCTTGAACACGATGACAGGTGAACTGATCACCCAGACCACGAGCGATCAGTCAACAGGCAACTATTCAATCAACTTGTATGACAACACCTTGCTCGACCTGTATGCTCTAAATATCCAGGACCCGAACATTCGCTATCGTATCTATGGGCCTATCCGCCCTGCAGAACTTGAGGATCTACCGCAATGACAATCATGAAGTCCGAGTGGACAACCCCTATCCAGATCGGCGATGATCTCGCCACACACAAAGACTGGTGGGCGTCGTTCCATGACGCGCTGATTAACAAATCGGTATGGACCTGGGAGCGAGTCACTGGTGACTTCGCAGACTTTAACTCCGTGACTGACGTGTCGTCGATAACCCCAATCAACGCAGGCTTCCGGATCTACAAGTTGGTGATGCGATGACGCTCTCTGGTCGATCACCGATCTATCTGCGCGTTGAGTACTGGAGCAACTGGGACGGTACGACGTCCACAACGTCGGCACAGTCGACCCGTTCTTCGGTGAAGTATCCGCATGTTGTCGTCTACTTTGGTGGATCGGTTACATCGGCTGGCGTGGTTAGCGGCGGCACAATGTGGCAGTCATCGCCAGCTTACCCCAGCACGACGTACGCTAAGGGAACGGCGTCAGGTTTCACACAGATTCCAGCCTGTCAGAACTATATCTACACTGATACAGTGAAGGGACAATTTGCTATCGTGTTTGGTGCTTCATCCAAGAGTGGAGCATTGCCGAATCCATCTGGTGGTTATCAGAAGTATGACGCTGTGCGTTTCACCTTTGAGCGTGAGTACAACATCGCCACAGGCGAAACGATGCCAAACTTCACGTCATTCATGATCACAAGCGATCAGGCTTGGTCAATGACAGCCGCGTCTTCTGCCTATACAGGACGTTGGGTGAACTTTGATCACATCCAGAATGTTTGGGTCACACCATACGATCGCACGATGTGTCGCTACCTAGGACAGTTCCAAGATGGTGGAGTATCTGCATACACAATGTATCAGCCATTCATGCTCTTCTCGAGCGCGCAAGGGTTGATTCCGTCTCGTTTCATGTATCTGTACAGAGCCGGCACAAAGACGCCATACACAGTATCGACTGTTTCAGTGAATGGCGTTCCTGTGGATATGATGCACCTTCCATATCTGAGATGTGGTGTCATGGGAGCTTTGACTTCAGACATGAACTCATCGACTTCAATTGACGATTCAACTAACTGGCTGAGAAACACAGCCGTCTGCTACGCAATGAGTCAGTAATGCCAGATACCGTCTTGATCCCGAAGATCTACTTCGGAACAAACGCAACTCCAGTCTTTGATCGGTTTCTGCCCGCCGTCCAGATGAATGGGTCGAAGACGATCTCAGGACGTGTGAGCGAGGGAACTGTACCCAAGGGTGGCTATCAGATGTTTCTGTTGATCCATGGGTCGCAGATTCCTATTACACAAACGACGACAAGCTCTATCGGTGAATACTCGTTCACCGGCTTGCGCGACGATGTCATGTATGATGTCCTTGCGTTTGACCCAGTAAGTAAGTGGGAAGCGAAGGTATCATCGAAACGAATTGCAGGTTGATCTATGGCATATCTAGAAGGCACATGCACAACAGGTGGAGTCGCCACCCAGGCGTCAAGGTTTACGCATTCCGCACCGGGCAATGGGGAGCACCTGCATCAGGTATTAGCGACTTTGAAGGAAAGTGGCGAATTGAAGGTTTGGTCGATGACGTTCCGTATGACGTCGCTTTCGTGCATCCAGATGGACAGTGGGAAGGTAAGATGTCAAGTCGACGCATGCCTATCTTCGATCCGTTTGCCGATCCATACTGGGAAGACACAACTCTACTCGTTCACTTTGATGACGTTGCTGGTCAAACCCCGACGAATGAACGCGGCATCACAGGATTCCGAATTGGAGGAACTGGGGCGTTGATTGCAGACACTGCTCCAACTCCCAAGTTTGGAACAGGAGCCTTGAACATCAATAACGGCGCCACTGCTGCCGGATGCTGGTTTGGCACAGGTGCATCAACCGGTATTGTCGCCGACACCAATCCTATGTATATGGGTTCCACTGACAACTTCACTGTAGAGGGTTGGTTCTATTGCCGAAGTGGCGTGGCGACCAACACCTACCGAGACATCTGCATTCTTGCAGCCAACGACAAAGGCATCGTCATCAACGGCAGCAGCCAGATCGTCTACTACGACGGCGGCATCAAGATCCAAGGCCCAAGCATGACTGATCTATATGATAAATGGGTGTGGCTTGTCGTCCAGAGAGAAAACGGCATAACGGGGATGTGGCTAGACGGTCAGAGAATCGGCACTTTTGGTGATACGGGAGTCAAAAACGCTTTCCGAATCGGATCCAACACCCAAGCGTCTGAACAATTCTTCGGCGGTCTAGATGAATGGAGACACACGAGGGCAGCCAGATATCCGGGATCTCCTGTGACTATTCAAGTTCCGACCGCTCCGTTCACACCAGGAAACCCAATCCGGTCAGATAGTTTCACTGTACCTCGTCTTTGGAATTACGAACAGACCTTCGGTTCGGCAACTTGGACAATTACTTCTGGTAGATTGAATGTGGATCAATCTACCAGCTCGACAGTCTTTGTCAGGCGAGATTTCTCTTCACAGAACCTATTCTGTGAAGCTGAGATCTTCCAAGCTCAAGACTCTGGGTTTGTTTGGAGGTACATTGACACGAGCAATTACTACCTGATGTCTCTGATGGATGATCAGGCACCGTTGGAACCTAATACTTTGAAGATTTACAAGCGTGTCAATGATGCTTATACACAGATCGGATCCACAACGCCAATCACCTTGACTCGCGGAACAGCCAACAAAGTGCGGATGGAGATGACGGGTTCTACTATCACTGTTCTGATCAACGGTACGCCAGTCGGATCATTCACCGATACATCAATCGCAGTCTCTGGTCGAATGGGCTTCAAGGCTGCTGCAGGTTCGGGCTATAACGGACAGCTGTCTGTTGACAACTTCAAGTGGGACACACTCCTATGATGCCGATGTTCTTCAATCACGATACGCCTGGCGCACCACTGCTAACGGGCGGACAGAACTTCAATCTAAGCCTCGTCTTGAAGTTCTGTCTGGTGCAGGCGGGCTGGACTGTCGTCTGGGAAGACGCGACGGCTCGCAAGATCTGTTTCCGCAATGATGCCAACGAGGGTAATGGCTGCTACTTCCTGGTCGATGAGACTCCAGCGAGCATGGCTTACATGGACATTGGCGAAGGCTGGGACGACACAACCAAGACGCTGATCAACAATGTGGCTCTTGCTAGCCCTTGGACACGTGGCACATATAAGGGCGCATCAGCCGATAATCGCCAATGGTGGATTGTGGCGGACAATCGTACCTTCTATGCACAGATCAGTGGCAAGTTCCTGGGGCAGGCAGTCGAGACAGTAGACGGAACCGTCGGCAGCTGGTACCAGTGGCCCTTTGCTGCTGGTGACTATACTCGATTTGACGGGAAGCCGGGTGTATTCCTCGCTGCGACTTGGTCGAACAGTGCATCACTTCCGTCTCAATCTAACAACAGCATTGGAGTTACTGGTTACAGCCTGCCAGACATGAACCGCTCAAAGCCGAGTATCGGCGTGACAAGAGGTGCCGATGGTAAGATCGCTTCCTCTTGCGTCGCCGCTTTGGTGCCAGCTACGTATAACTCGGGATACATCATCGGTGAGTCATCTTCGGTGATCATTGCCGACAATCCGTACTTGACATTCTCGCAAAACTACATGCTATACACGTCCAACGCCAACTCCAACACAATGGGAGTTAGTGGGGTATTCCGCGGACTCTGGTATCCAAACTTCAGAGTCTACTCGGTATGTTCGGGCGTTCAGCTCGATCAGACTTGGCGTTCTCTTGGCAATAGCAATTTCAGTGAGCTGTTGATCTTCGCAGGTAAGGACAGTAACTCGACTGGTAGCATCTGGTACATGGGTGTCGAAAAAGGAAGACCTTGGTGAGTAGCACAAATCAAATCCCATACGCTTTCGCCGGTACAAAGACGAAGATGCCCTATCTTGGTTCCGGCTATATCGCTGGCGAAGCGCCGCCTCCACTTGTTCCAGATCATCCGGACGGTAGAACCTATGTCGACTACCAGATCAAGCCTCTGGTTGTCAAGGTATTGCATGCAGACTCGTTCACCCCAATCTCTGAGGTGAAGTCTCTGCCGGATGGCACATGGCGCATTGAGGGCTTGGACCCAGCCCAGCGATATCAGGTGATCTTCCAGAACGACACCTACAGAGATAGCAGCAACACGCTATACAACTCCTTCATCCAGGATTGGATCACGGCTGTCCCTATGCCCTATGTAGCTCCAGCCGATGAGCTGCTGATGGCTGTGCCTCTCGTCATGGAAAGATGGGCTATGCCGTCTACGATTCAGGCTTGGTCTGTCAATGGTGGCGTCTTGACGACTCCCACCTTCTCCGGGTCATTCACTGGAGTTACAGTCGAAACCAACAAGACTAGCGTGAATGTGCGGCTAGTGCCTGTGCAACAGATCGGCACGTACACCTTGCAGGTGTCGGCTATTAAAGACACAAACACTATCACGACCGGCTTGAGATCCTTCAGAATCCGACCGCAGCAGGTAGACACACAGCAGTTCATCCGCTTTGCTTTGCTTGGTACAACGCCAGGCCCGGCTAGCGCTATTTCCACTTGGAATCGTGCGTTGAACAACAATGGCACCTTGACAAACGGAACGTTCACTGCAGATGCGGACGCGCTATCGCCAGACTATCCTGTGTCTCTGAACAGCAACTGGTCAGCTGATATCATCTCTGGTGGTATGTTCAATGATGGTGCAGGTAACTGGATCTCTCTGAACAACGGCTACAACAATGGAGTCACGGTCGAGGGTTGGTTCAATGTGTCGACTTGGCCCACTACCGATTCAGCTATGCTGACGTCGATCCAGACATCCAATGCTGCATCATCGCTTATCGGCTTGACCCTTTTGCCATCCAAGAGGATTGGCACAATCATGAAGTATGGCTCGACCAACTCGGCTAGGTTCGAGAATGTAGGTGAAGCCGACTACACGTTGCCGACTGGCGAGTGGTTCCATGTGTTGGTCCACATTCCTCCCAGTCAAGCTGACGGCTATCTGTACATCAACGGGCAGTATGTGGATAAGTGGTCGATGATCAAGAGGAACACAGTTCCTACCAACACAAACCTGACCATCGGCTATGTCACCTTCATGTGCAACAATGGTCAGGGCTGCACAGGAACAGCTGTGGCCAAGTGTAACAGGGTTGTGTGGCTTGAGAGTCGCTTCTCTAACCAGAACTTCACTCCGTCAAAGAACAAGTATCACGAGTATCAAGCCACCGTCCATTGTGCCACCTATGGGGTCAACGGCAAAACTGTGAATGAGATGAGCTCTTGCGATGGCACATGGAACACGACAGGTAACACAAACTCGAGGCCTGTGTTCGATCCAGTCGAGGGTGTGGTCTTCCCGAACACAACAGCGACAGATGGATATGCCTGGATCAACATTCAGCGAGGATATGGCGGTGTCAAGGGTTCGTTCTGTCTGGATGTGTGGTTCAAGCCACTGACGGCATATAATGGCGACAAGAACATCATTCAGCTCGGCAACGCGGGCTCATCTGATGGACGCATGCACATCGCCCTGAACAATGGTAAGCTGAAGTCGTTCTGTGCGCCATACACAGCTGCGACGGGTGTCACCATGAACGGGACGACGGTGCTTAACAACAACCAATGGTATCTAGCCACCTTGTGCTGCGATGTGATCCAGCGCGAGTGGAGACTCTATCTGGATGGTACGCTTGAGGCTAGCATCGCTGACCCCACGCTTGCACCGTTGGCATTGCCGGCTACCTCGTCTCTGATCCAGATCATCTTGGGCGGTCGGCATCCACTGAGTACTGCAAGTGGTACGATTCCGTCATTCCATGGCGTCATCGGTGCAACACGATTGACTGTCAATGGACCTCGCTACTACTCCGGCTTTACGCCTACCGGCATCGGCGCATGGGATGCACTGCCAGCTCGCCCAGCGGCTTAAATAGAATGGAGTAAGTTCAAGGGATTCTATCTGTGGCAGCATTGGGGTCGCACATTCCAGTCAATCTGACGACCCCAATCTTCCTGGGTCCCTATTCGCATGTCCCCTCAAACTTGGGGGTGACATCGTTCTGTGATGGGATGTGGAAAGGTCTTGCGTACAACAAGATCGACTTCAACTTCCAACAGTTCTATCAGAACGCACCGTTCAACGCGGTTGACTTCACCTTCGATTGCCTCGTGCCCGACATCTGTGAAGATGCTTGGGTTCCTGCTGTATCTGGCGACAAGGTAGATGTAGAGTTCAACAAGGCCTACGTCCCCAATGTCCCCGGCTTCGCTGTGGATGTGGACTGGGCATGCTCTGGTCCCAAGCCGCCTGTCCTGTTTGATGGCTTCATCACGGCTTATGAGGGTGCAGCAGGCGAGGCTCGCTTGTGGGAACCCTTCCAGGCTCGGGCTTGGAATGGTGAAGCGGCATCAGCTGACCTCCAGCTATTCGACACACAGATCAAGGTCGGCATCACCTACACGGGTGAATGGGCAGGCCTTGATGATCTGTCTGTGGTCTCTGGTCTGGCTCCTCGTGCCTACACAGGTGAAGAGCTACTAGCCACACTCTCGACCAGTACCACATTTGCTTTTGACAACTACACAGGTGAGTACTCTGTTGGTGATCTGACGATCCCAGCCCGTGCTGATCTGGTTCCGGTTGCCTACCAAGGCGAGTCGGCTGAGGCTACGGCTTCGGTCACGTTCGCCCTTTCTCCCACGGCTTACACAGGCGAGTGGGCTAGCACCTTTGAGCTGCAGCTCACTGAGTTCATCAACGCATACACAGGTGAGTATGCGGAAGCCGCCCTGGCTACCGATGACACATTCTACCTGGACTACTACACAGGCGAATATGCTCTTGCGGACCTAGGCACCAGACCATCTGAACCACTGGGTACATTCAGGGCTTATGAGGGCAGCAATGCCTACATCGAGCTCAAGATGGCTTATGCCATCTACTTCTACCCAGAGGTGATCAAGGAAGGCCCATGGGTCAACCTGGATTGGAATGGTCTGAACAGCATTGATCTCACCAAGCGTTCATGCTGCCCAACATACGCTCTTGACTATCAGCGTATCGAACTGTCTGATGGTGTCCCAGTCGGCACCACATACACAGGCGAGGCTATCTTCTGTAGCGCTAGCCTTGAGGCTCGTCCACGCTTCAGCGCGACAGGCTTTGAAGGCGCCACAACCTACTTTGTGGACCCGATTGTCTTCACACCAGTAGCAATCAGGACAGGCGAGCGGGTCGAGATCCCAGCCACGCTTGAGACATTCGAGCTAGACATCAAGCTGTGCCCAGGTAACCTGATCCCTGATGCTGAGTTTGCGAATATCGAACTGATCAGCATCTACGACGAGAACTGCGATGCCCAGTTCGCCTTCACAGGTGAGACAATGCGGGCTGAGCTGTCAGTCATCGTGGGACAAGAGCCAAGAGCATACGAAGGCGCATGGTCTCAAGCCGATCTGACGGTTGATCCTATCATGACGGCTATCGCCTATGAGGGTGCGGTCGGTAGGACAATCAACCCGGATATTCCAACAGGCCCAGCCTATGAAGGCGCCACAGCCTTCTTCATGTTCGCGGAACCAGACTGGATCGCATACACAGGCGAGGCGTGCACTCTCACAAACCTGGCTACCGAATACTTTGTGGAGTTCATGGAGAACGGCTGCCTGACCAATGATTACACCCCGATTGACGAGAACGGCGATCCGATCCCCGAGCTAAATAATCCAGTGCCTGTGGAGATGGATCAGTTCCGCCACTCAATCCTAGCGAGATGCTTCTAAGTCATGGCCACCTGCCTAGAGACAATCAACTCAACCCCCATCCCCAGTATTCCGGTGATCACACCCAATACTCAGATGGGGTTCTCCATCAACAGCTTCAATAACCAGCTGTTCCTGATGCAGTCAGCCCTGTTCCAGACAGCCAAGTTCACGGTACAGCTGACCACCATCAACCCCAACCTGACCATGACATTCTATACCCAGACAGGTGGCAACTGGGTACCGGTGTCAAGTGTAGCAATTAATCAGACCAGCACCACGTTCACAGCCGACTTCCCGGCAGGTGAATATATTGTGTGCTTGAGGACCACGTCTGCCTTCGCCCAAGCCGGATATTTCGTTGGTGAATTTACAGGCTACAGCCAGGTTGCCGTGCTCCAGCCCCGAGCATATCAAGGTGAATATTCAGTAGGCACATTCTACGAGAAACCACGCCCACCCCAAGAGTGCAAAGAAGCCCTGTTCTATACGATCACAGAAGGTAGCATGCCTCCGGGCCTGTTCATGGACAACCTAGGGACAATCACTGGCATCCTACCTAACCTCGACTGCCTACCAGATAGATGGTCTCCCGCCGCCAACTGGTACTATGACGAGAACGATGGGTACGCATATCCGTGGGGTAGAGAATGGAGATTCAAGGTAAAGGTAGAGGTAGCCAACTATCCGGAATCCAACGCAGAAGACTGGTTCTGTATCAAGATCCACAACAACTGGGACTTCGACCTGGAGAACTTTCTGAGACAGGCACCCTTCAAGAAGGTACACCAGGTTAACGTCATCACCCAACCACCAGGCCTAGACACATCAGGTATGTGTATTCCATGTAAGGCACCAGAGCAGTCACCGATATATGTACCCCAACCAGTAAGGGATACAGGGTGTGCAGCATGTTCCGCCCAGTCAGAGGCACAACAGATTGAGCTGATCGAGATCCCGACGGAATTGTGTCAGTGCCCAGTAGAGGAAATTCTGCCTTGGTATCAAGACAATTTTTCTGAGGTCTTTGAATGTGAAGCGTTGAACGAGTTTGTGGGGGCGCTATCTGATTCGCCAAGCTTTCAGATCCTTAGACGGAAAGCAGGGTATCTCCCCGATGATCCGCTGACAGATCTAGTGAAGGAGCAGACCTTCATCGCCGTGTCAGCCTACAACAACTTCCTTCAGCTTGCACAAGTGACGATCAGCCCGCAGTCAGATCCATCCAGTATGACCGCGCTTCTACAACAGTGGAGGGACTACGAGAATCAAGTCCTGCCGACGAATCCACTAGTCTACACAGGGGAGAGCCTAAGTGTCGAGCTCACAGTCTGATACAGTCATCCAGGAGCTGGTACCACTGGTAGACCCATGTCTTCCATGCCCAGTGGACCCTGGCATCTTCATCCCGGTAGAGCTACCCAGTCAGCTGTGTGAATGTCCTCCAGCGATTGAGCCACCTAGCCTTCTCCCTAACATAGAGAAAGAGACAATCGTGACTGACTGTCTCTTGGCGGCTCTCCGTGCTATGAGTACCCAGTACTACTGTGAGACTAGGCCTCAGGGGTGTTGATCAGTCTTCCTGATCTTCCTCCTCGTCCTCGTCTTCATCCTCTTCCGGATCGGGTGTGGTCTGGATGCAGCCGTTGGCTTTCCACCGTTCCAGTTCCTGAATGGATCGCTTGATCTGGGCAGCGGCTTCTCGGGCGGCTTGACCGGAGGCTTCACGTGCCTTGGCTTCAGCTTCCAGGCGGGCTTCCTCTTCAGCGAAGATATCGTTCAGGTCCATCATCTACTCCTTGTTTGTGTCCCTGTATTATATAGGGACTGATGGGTCAGGTCAAGGGGTGTTAGGCCCTGGGGATGATCTGACCGAAGTGGAAGTAGCCGTCGCGCATCTTGTTCATCTCCCAGATGACGAGATCGTCTGCGATGGATTGCATTGCGTCTAGGCTGTATGCCTTGTGGACTACCATGTGTTCGGTCAGTGAGTCCAGACGCTCGTTCTTCAGGGCGTCCAGGTTCTCGTCTGGTGGGTAGCGCAGTAGAAGCTCATTACGGACCTCCCACTACGGTTTCTTCATCCAGTTCTTTCTGGACTGCGTGCCAGAGGCTATCCTCTACCAGGTAGATCTTGAAGTCCGACACGTCATCCGGGACGACTTCCTCTGAGGCCTTGACCAGCGCATACAGGTTGGAAGAGAGCAGGCTGAGTTCTTCGATGGTGATGTACAAGTGCATCATGGTCTGTGGTCTCCTTAACTTACACCTATTGTATAGGGTACAGGTGTGGAGTGCAAGGGTTTTCTTCAATTCATTTCAGTCACCTTTGTAGCGTAGTCCGGCTGAACCAGCGCCCACATGTACTTGGAGTAGGAGACCTCACGCCAGGGGCTCCAGCCTTCTTCTACCTTCATGCTGATCCAGTACACGGTTCTCATGGCTGCTTCTTCCATTCACCCTTGTTCAGCAGGGTCTGGATCATCTGCCGCATCACCATGGTCGGATTCAGCATCAGCATGGCGTACAGGACCTTCCGGACTACGGACACGTACCGCTGTTGACGGGCGTACTTAGCCTCCAGCTTCTTATGGACGGATGCCAGCTTGAGGTAGTCCTCAGCCTTGACATAGCGTCCGTCCACGATCCACTTGGTGTCCTTCACGGTGTCGAGCCTACCATGCCAGCGCATGTCGACATACTCGTCACCCCAGCTATCGGTGCCCATGTAGGGGCCATAGATCTTCGGGTTCGTGTTCATTCGTGCTCCGGGTACTCGTCCAGGGAATCCAGCAGCATGTTGATTGCGATCCAGTCCCCAGGTTGCACCTGATAGACCATCCACAGCCCGCATCCGCTCTCTACCGGAGTCTGATTCTCCAGGGCGGCGTACAGTTCCGGGTCATGTTCCTTGACCAGCTTGACTTCGGTTTCGGTGAGCGACAGCTGCATGTTACACCTCGCGGATCAGTCGGGACTTGCCAAGACGGGCTGCGTGGAGCTTCCCGTCCTTCGTATAGTAGGGAACAACCACCACACCCTGATCACGGTCAGCGCCTTCCGTATGAACGAAGGAATCGAAGTCCGGCTGATCACTGCGCTCCTGAGCCCACTTCTCCTGGAATGGGGTGAGGTTCAGATTCTTGATGGTTGCGATCTTCATGATGCGATCTCCTTACAGGACCAGGATGCTGTTGTGGTCATAGCTGCCGAGCGCGTCCAGGAGGACTTCGATCACCTCCGAAGCGTAGCCGGCGTAGTAGAGACCGTCGATCATGATGTCCAGATCCAGGTCATCCAGCTCGATCTCCAGTCCGTTCTGGACCAGGGTGTTCTCCAGGTCTGCAGCGGACAGGTTGAAGGCCTTGACGAGGGTGTCGGCTTGGGCCTGGTCTTTGGCGATGATCTTCATCTGGAATCTCCTGGGTTGGGTTCGTCTTACCTTACACCTATAGTATAGGACATAGGGTCAGATGTCAAGAGATTTCTTCAACTGATTTCGAGGCGAGACGAATCCATCAGGGTCCGGTTCACCATCAGCTTAAGCGGCGGGTCCAGGAAGGTCCATTCCATCACATCGAGCGCCTTGTGGACCACGGTGTGCTCCAGCTTGCCGAGTTCCAGGAGAAGCTCCGGCATACGGCTACCGATGGAGCACAGCTGCGAGCGGGTCATCTTGATCTTGTTCATGTCAGTTCTCAGTGGGACCGCACCATCTGTGAAGACGACTCACCACAGTATGCGTCTCCACGGAATATCGGTTGCCGACATGCGAGATGTACTGCGCCTTGAAGTCCTCGTTCAGCTCGTCGCATACGGACTTCGCGTGCTTCTTGTCGGCGTAGACTCCGATCACCTGGTCGCCCAGGTCGATATGTTCTACTATCACATGTACGTCCATCAGTTCGTCTCCTTCATTTCAGCATATAGTGGATGGCGGTCATCATGATGTAGTTCCTTCAGTCCAGGATGTAATGCGGGTAGGCTTCTTCGGCGATGCCTTCAAACCCACGGGAGGTCGGGCAGTGGCGTACGGCAAGCAGGGTTCCACCGTTCCGGGCAATGAAGCCAGAACGTTCTTCATCCGAGGCGAACCGGAATGAACCGACCGTGTGCCGACCCTTGAACTTGCAAGGCTGGATCGACTTGTAGAGCGCCACATAAGGCTTCGCGGCGTGATACTTCTCCTGAGTGCCGTACCCGAACCACGCTGTCGTCTTCTTCATGTTTGCCGTCTCCTTAACGTACACCTATTCTAAAGGAAGACTCTCCTGGATGCAAGTGTTTTCTAACAGATCTTTCACCTCATTTCGCAAGATGAAGTCACCCAGGCTGTCCTCCACGATGGTGTCAATGGACTCATCATAGAAGGTCAGGGTGCCCATGTCAAACCGGGTCAGCTTCTCGATCTCAGCCGCGATGCTCTCATGGGCACCTTGCCATCCAGCCCACGCGGCTTGCGTTCCGAGATTCTCATACTCGCCTCCCCGCTTATGGAGGAAGAATCGCCCCTCCGCCCACTTCTCAAACCGCGTTTGTAAGGAAGTCATGTCCCACCTGCACGTAGACGGTTGCCTTGGTCTCGACCCTCCAGCAGGTGCCGTCACGGTTGAAGCTTGCATTCATGACTGGACCCACATGGAAGAACTCACTCATATCTGCGTTGCCGATCTTGGCCTGCACGTACTCGCCTCGTCCGCCGATCAGCCACGCCTCTCATATCGCACAATTGGCTTGATCACAGCTTACCCTCCAGTTGATCCAGTGCCGCACAGACGCTTGCGTGGACCTGATACTCCACACTGAAGACGGAGGTGTCGTCATTCTGTACACCATCATAGCACGGATCCAGCATTGCCATGATCACCGGGGCGTGCATGATCAGGGCCTCCAGCTCTGCCTCCGACAGGAGCAAGGTCGTCAGGCGCTTCTTCGGTTTGGCTCGGGACGCCAGGATCTCGGTCTGTAGGGCGGAATGCGACAGCAATGTGGTCAACGCCCAGTCATACAGGCTCCGGTCTACCATGAAGATGTTGACCTGACCATCCAGATGCTCGGCACCGCGGAACGACAGGAAGTTGTTCTCCTTGTTCTGGTTCAGGTATCCGGTCAGTTCCTTGTTGGTCTTCTGTAGCACTTCCCGCTCGACGGCGGTCAGAATCAGCATACGCTTCATGATATATCTCCTAGAATGTGTTTCGGATCTTGGACTGGAACCACTGCCGGATGTTGGCTTCTTCCGGATACTGTATCTTTCTGATCTTCAGTGGAGGAAGAGCTGGCATGGGCTGCACCTGAGGAAGCCTTGGCGCGACCAACGAGGGTATGAACCCTGGAGGAACCGGTGGCAGCAGTAGCGGAACTCTGAACATGTCTACCTCGCGGTGATCATGGCTACCAGCATGGACAGCATCGCCGGTATGGACAACGGCAAGCAGTTCAGCGCTATCCCGACCACGATCAAGGCCAAACTCAGTCCCATACAGAAGGTGCTCACTGGACCAATGTCCTTGAAGAACTGCTTCAGCGTATACCGGTGCTTAGAGCTCACGGGCAATCACCTTTCGGGCTTCCTGACGGTCGGCGCGGCGGATGCAAATGCCCACTCGCTTGTACCGTTTGAACCCGTGATAGTGCCGGACGTCCTCCTCTCGGACTCGCTGACGGGCACGCTCGCTATTGCACATACGCATGACGCTCTCCTAGGTCTTGTAGAAGGTGAATGCAAAACTGAAATACGGCTCGACACCCCTGATCCCTACGCAGTAGCAACCGCTGATGGTCCGGACGTCGCTGTCGTTCTCGAAGAGCCTTGTCAGTGCATCATAGGCATCGCTCCAGGACTGACTCAGCGGACCGACGTTCATATCCACAATGATGTGCCCGTGTTCCAGCTTGACCGTCGCATCCGGATACTGTGCCTTGATGTACTTCGCAATCGCTTCGGTTGACCGCATGCTACAACTCCTCTGGATGAACCCTTATTGTATACGCTATGCGGTCTTGGGTCAAACCTTGTTATGGTCAGGTTCACCTCGACCAGGTCTTCGACTTGCGTCCGGAGCTTGCAAGCGTGATACCAGGTGGTATGGAGGAGCCAGCCACCGCTGATGGCTTCCATCTGGGTGTTGATGATCTCTGCATACAGGTTGCTGTCGGCATGATAGATCGCGCCGAGGATCTGCGACGGGACGAACATCGTGGCCCGCTGGAAAGATTCCTCGATATGGAGACCGGCACGGATCTCGTTGAAGTCTCCCTCGTCCAGGATCTCTTTCAGGGGCTTGTCCTGATTCTTCACATCCAGGAGCTTACGCAGTGTCTTCTCAAGACTCATCTTCTTGTTCCTCCTTCTCTTCCTGTTCCAGGGCTTCCAGGGTTCGCTGCATACGGAGACGGGCGTACCAGTCCTCCGGAGCGAAGCAGTTCAGGATCGATTCTTTCATACCATTCAAGATCGACTCTTTCATACCAGACCCGCCATTTCAAGCTTCAAGAGCTTGTCAGAGATGATCCGGAAGAACTCTTTGTCCACATTGAACCTACAGAAGGACTCGTATCTTGTATGCGGACGGGACTGGAGGCGCTCCCATAGGATATGTTCATGCCGACGGAGAGCTGCCATGTCGCGGTCGCTGATATGCATGTCGACCATCTGCGACTCGACGTAGTGGTTCAGCTCGTTGTGCGCTACCTGCAGCTCGATCTTGAGAGCATAGTAGTCGGTCCGGAGGGTCAGCAGTTCTTCCATGGAAGCCACGTCACACAGACGCGCTCCAAAGTTCATGGGATCGGTCAGGCGGTTCAGCAGCTTGTCGACCAGTTCGCTCATTTCGCATCCTCCACTCGGGTCCAGATGTCACCGTCAATGTCCCAGGTCTGTTCTCCGATCTCCAACCTGGAGAGCTTGCGCATGCCGTCCATGTATTCTTCGGAGTCATCCGCATCCCAGCCGGCATCCAGTGCTCCAGCCAGGGAATGGTGTACCGCTCGATCGTCCAGGTGAGTGATACCCACGGTCACCTTGAAACGCTTCTTCTGGTCCTGGTACTTGAACGGACGGCACTCGACTTCTTCGGTGAGCAGTCGGTTCGCGGCTTCGATTGCCAGATACATCCGGTCTCGCAGACCTGGATTCTGATCGAAGTCCAGATTACAGACGCCTCGTGGAGGGTGTCGTAGACTACTTGACGGTCGCTCATTCGGCATCCTCCACGCGGACCCACTCGTCGCCATCCTCGTCAATCAGCGTCTCGCCGATCTCCATGGACGTGAACAGATCCACAATCTCGCGGTGGGTGTAGTCGCCATATTCCACGCTCAAGCCGAAAGCGATATCCACAGCGTCTTCCAGGTCATACAGCAGGAAGGCTTGCGGATTGGACATCTTGAAGCGCATCTTGTCTGTCATCACGATTCTCCAGGTTGGGTTCTTCTTGCGGTACGGGTATTATACCATAGGCAAGGGAGATTCACAAGGGTTTCTTACAATCAATTACACTCGACCGTGCGCCAGTTCTTCAGGCGATCTACCAGCGCTTTGTACTTCGAGGCGTCGAGCGGACCAACCTTCTGGAACCTGGTATAGCTCCCGTCAACCGTGTGGGCGTATTGCTGATACATATGCGTCAGCAGGGTGCGACCCTCGTTCGATGTTAAGAGCTTACTCACGACGCCATGCGGGGCTACGATGTCTTCCAGTTTGACCTGCGGCATGTCAGCCATCGCGTCCACCATGCGAGCATACAGAGGTGGAGCAATGTCCTTGAACTGCATGCAGTGCTCGTGATAGATGCGGTCGGTGTGAAGGTTCAGCAACTCGTTCATGAGGAGAGCGCGAGTGGACATCAGCTGTGCCACTGCCTCGTGCGAGATCATGAGATCACGGTACGTCATGCGTCAGCATCCGGCAGGCGACCATCGTCAATCATGGTCTGGATAGCGGACATCACCGTGTTCCAGTTCTCGGCGGTCTTGCAGTTCCACAATTCCCACGCACCAGCTTATCCACATAGGGCGCGAGGTAGCCACCTTCCAGAATCTTCCACACGTCCGGGAAGTGCACCTTGATTGAGGATACCTCAAGCGGGGTCAAGAAGATCCGGTGACAGGTCTCGGCAGTCATCGGCGGCGGCGTGGTCGGGTCCGGCACTTTCTCGGAAAGCAGTTCCGCGATCTGTGTCTGCAGCTGGGTGATCTTCTCCTCTCGGTCGCAGATCACCTTCTCCACCTGACTCGACAGATCAAGATACTGATCCACATACTTGTCACGGTAGATGCCGTACATATCCCAGCCATCGTCAGATCGCAGGAACTTGATTGCGTCGTCCGACGCTTCATCAACCCGATTGATCAGGGTCTGGAGTTCTTGGCTCAGGTCAATAGCTTGCATCTGCATCCTCCCATCCCAGGTGGACCATGACACGGTAGTGCAGGTCGCCGGTCACCTTGTAGACGAACCACTCCCGATCCGTGAATTCATCTCGCTCGCTGTGATCGAAGCACGACCGGACCTCATCACACAGCGCGGTGTTCTCCAGCGCCAGCGTATGCAGGTCGTGCTCGGTCAGCCACATCAGCATTTCGTAGTTGCGTTCGGTCATGTTCTACTCCACTCTTGTCCAAAGATCGCCGTCCAGATCTCGATAGGTCTGCCCGACTTCAAGACGCATCAACCGGACCAGTTCATAGTCGCGAACGTAGTCGGGGACATGGTGCTGGGGAATCGAGTAGATGTTGCCTCGCTCACCCAGTCGGTCGTAGGTGTTCAACTCATACGTCATCACTCCCCCTTCTCCGTAGCCGTGTTCCTCGCCGTACTTCTCGAGGTCGTTGATGGTGCGCTTCAGCTTCTGGTAGAACTTCTTGCTATCCGTGCATCCGCTGAGCTTCCAGTTATCGTGGTTCTGATCCAGGGAGTTGCTCAGCTCCCCGTAGGTAAACTGGAACTCCTTCTCGTTCATCATGAACTCACGCTGGTCGCGGTCAAGCTTATGCTCGAAGCTGAGCAGGTCATCCTCGGTCACACCGTAGGATTCCTGGAGGTCCGGCTCGTCAATGGCGATGGCGACCTTGTATTGGAGTTCGTCCAGCGATTCCTGTGAGATCTTGAACATTGTGTTTCTCCCTTGGCTTGACCTTATTATACGATGTCTGAACCAAGAATACAAGGCCTGATTGTCACCTCTTTTGGGTGATGGGAGCTCGCCAGCAAAATACCCACGACGAACATCAGGATGCTCGTTCCGATCAGTGCGCTCACGGCGAGTCTCGCATGTCTACGATCTTCCCGTCAATCAGACAGTAGGGATAGTTACCCTTGCCAGACATCGGCTCGCCGCCCTGGGCGTAGCAAGACTGATGCCAGTGATGGATCTTCTGCTGATCTCTGGTACAACCGTAGATACACAAAACCGTCATGACGATCATGATGAAACCGCCGATTTGAACTCACTTGGCATTGCGCTTTCTCCTCTTGATCGGGGCTTTCCATAGTTCCACGTAGCGGGAACCGCAGTTGTGATAGCCTTGAATGTAGGCTTGCACGTCGCGCAGAGCCTGTTGATATCCGCCGTTCCATCCTTCGGTGGACAGCCCGCGAGCGTACATGTTGCCTTCTTGACCCTTCAACAGACCAGCCATCGCGGCTTGCACACCCTCGTGCACGTCTTCGATCTTTCTTGTCAGTCGAACGCTCATGTCAGTTGTACCAGTCGGTGATGTAGTCGATCATGCAGCGAGCTTTATCGTTGTCAGCCGCATGCAGCTCGTCCAGGAACAGTTGATCCTGCTTCATCTTTCCGAGGTTCATGTAGTTGAAGAACGCTTGACCGGCGCGCTGCCCGCGCATGCTCTCGTTGAACGCCAGCTCCTTGTAGAACAGGTTCACGCGGCTCAGCGGGATTCGGAAGGAAGCAGTGTTCACTTCAGCCACTCCACGATAGCGCGGATGCCGGAGAACTGACCAGCTTCCCAGGAAAGAACGCGTACACCCTTCTGGCGGGCGCGTATTCCAGAGTGCGCTGCACAGCCTTCTCGTCCAGACGACGATAGCGGTAGTAGGCTTCGCCGGAGTAGAACATATCGACGTCGTCCTTGCGGTCCTGGACCAGCTGACCGTCCTTCGTCTCCATACGGATTCGGAATTCACTCATGACAATCTCCTAAGTGCCCCGGACTCTCATCCGGGGCGGTTGGATTACTCAGCTTCCATGATCACAGTTTCGGCGTCTTCGAGCTGGTCGATGGACAACCGTACACTGCGTGCGGCTTCCTTCGCCCACGGCTTGTTGGAATACCGCTGCAGTTCCACCAGCAGCTCTGCCAGCGCATCGCCTGCAGAGTTCACGAGGTCCAGGATCTCTTCATTGGTCTTCATAATCTACTCTCTGTTGGGGAATGTGGTCTTCCCGACCACACAGATATTGTATGATGAAGAGATCCTAGATGCAAGTACTTTCTTCAGATTTTTCTGATCTGAATGAAGAACTCTTGCTCGTCCCTGTCTGCGACAGTCGTGTTGAGCAGCTCCACGATCTTCTCTGCGTCTTCCTTGTTGCGAGTCTCCGTGATCGAAATGGTGTCATCCGTAGACTTGCTGTAGCAGCGAATCTCGAACACATGCGAGTTCATATCGGCGGCGACCTTGCCAGCCAGAAGGTGAATACGACGTGCCAGATCGTCTGAACCAGCCGGATAGTTCAACAGCCACTTGGTTGCCAGATGGCTGATGACTTCCAGTTCGTCAAATCGTAGATGTAATTCATGAAATCCTCTTGATCCAGCGCTTGCTGTAGTTGGGTGTCAGTTCGTTGTGGAGATTCGGCAACCATTTGCCCTTCTCGAGCTTCAGGACTTCCGTGATCTGGTATTCCAGGATCAGCTTGGAGAGATCACTCTCCTTGATGACGTCACCGGTCATACCGAAGATCGTCATTTCCTGGAAGGTCTTCTCGTATCGTTGAGCTGGGTTCATGCGATACGCCTCCACCAGTCACCGTCACCATCAGTGAACGTGCCGCCGATGATAAGCTGGTCGGCGATGTTCCACTCATGCGGTGATGTCATCGTTTTCAGCTCGGCGAGCGTGAAGCGCTGCACATCGTACACGCCAGTGTGCAGCTCGAAGATCTTACGCCTGCCGGCTTATACGGCTCGGCTCTCGGCATCTCACCTTCAAAGACTTCTCGACGGATCACCTTCAAGCCACGCAGCACATCATCGCGTGCTGGGCATTGCTGGTAGCCGAGCATGATCACCTCGATCAGTTCCAGCTCCTCACGAATCTTGGTCTTATCCATCACGGCTCCTTTATCACGATGATGTTCTTGTTGTTCACAGCAGGTCCGGCGCGTTCAGGGTTGGTCTCGCTGACGAGGTAGACGCAACCACCCTGACACGATGAATGATGCGCTCGTCAATGCGTGCGCTGTTGCCCATGCGGGAAGCGAAGGCGACGATCTGTCCAGCCTTCAGCTGGACTCCTCTCTTGTCAGTAAGCAAGGTCACCCCACGTGTCGTAGTAGTCGTTCTCAGCCCGCTTATCGCAGTATGCGTAGCGGAAGTCATTGGACGAGGTGAAGTTCTCGCTGATCCACTTACCGACCTTGCCGCGATTGAAGGAGTGGAATGCGCCTTCCTTGTTCTTCTTGTGCAGTTCGCGGCGCATCTTACGCCGGTCGCGGCGCGGATACTTCTGCTCCTCCTTCACCTCTCGACGGATCTTCTTGATCTCGGAAGAGGACAGGGATTCTTCAAACGGATACGGCATGTCGTTCTCCTCAGTGGACGCCGAAGCGTGAGTTGTCCTGGGCCAAGCCAGCGCCGACCATCAGAAGATGCTGCGGTCCTCCCATGGCTTCCGTCATCTTCTCGTGATCTTCACGATACAGGCGGATCGAATCTTCCGACCAACCAACCGCGCGCTGGATCACTGCAGCACGGTCCAGACCTTCCTTGTAATCTTCCGGTGTCATCGGTTGTTCTCCAGGTCGTTGAAAGCATCGTTCAGGATGTCCACGCAGCGCTCGGTATCATCCAGCGCGGGACGTGCCCACCACAGCTCCGGATCATCATACTGATCATCCTCAGCGATGATGCTGGCGTGTGAGCCAACAACCTCCTTGAGGTGATCCTGGAGTCGGCTCAACGCGTTGCGCGCCTGAATCATCAACTCCTCGGTACGATCATAAGTGTTCATCATCTATCTCCAGGGCCTATTCCCTTGTCGTGCGATTATTGTATGATACACTATCCGAAGATGCAAGTACTTTCTTCAACTATTTTCCGATGATCGACTCATCTTCATCGGGCTGACAGCTGCACTGGATGCGATATGGAGCCAGACTCATCGACCAGTACCAGCCCCGATCCTTGCAATACGTGCAACCGGGCGGACAAGCCACCACGTTCTGCTTGTACCAGCGGATCGCATCGGTCACGTTGTCACCGCGGAAGGTTCCTGACAGAGTGCCGTCGCAGACCCACTCAGACGAGTTCGTGTAGATGAAGACTCCGTCCGGCTCCTTGGCGAAGGCGACGATACGTTCATCGCTTTCGATCAGGGCGCGCAAGCGCTTCCCTGCAGTTTCGATTGGGTCGGAGTAGGATTCGAGACGGCGCATCAGATGTACCTCAGAAGTTGTTCGATGATGGAGCCCGGGACGTTGATGTAGACCGTGCCGTACATGCCGCGATTACCTTCAGAGCGCTGCGCATACAGCTTCTCGGTCTTCAACAGCTCATAGTACAGGTCAGTCGCGAGGTCACGGACACGCTTTCTCTGACAATCCGCCAGGAAGAGAGACTGCGGAGACTTCTTGATCTTCGGGTCTTGATTCGATCCGGACGGATGACGAGAAAGTTCATACTCACCTCAAAGAAGTGGGGGCGACCGAAGCCGCCCCCGATGATTACGCCTTCGCCAAGATCACGGTGACCAGGCTGACGAACTCCGGCGGGAGGATCACATCATGAACGAAACCGTCCGACCATTCCACGCTGAGAACGATGATCGCGGCGAGAGCCGGGTCAACGAGAGCGATCTGACCGATCTGGTTGGAGTTCAAGGAAATCATCATATCTACTTCTCCTAGGTTACGATTGGGGCCAATCCCCGACCGTACAAATATGATAAGACACTAGCACCCAGGAGTCAAGTACTTTCTTCAGATTTCTTCGGGTTCTTCAGCGATCACGACAAACTCCAGCGTCTGGATTCGATACTTCTTCCACGCGCCGCGTTTGCCTTCCTTGTACCGATTGCGCGCCTTATCCGCTGTGACCCAATCGTGGTAGAGCGGACCAATCTGGGCACCCTTGCTGTTCACGATCCGATAAGCCAGTTCCATCACTTTCTCCTCGGGAGTTTGTGCTCATGATATGCGAAGTCCAGGATCATGATCACGATGCCACACAAGAAAAGAGCTGGGATGTGAAGCTGGAATCCTGCGACGATGAACAGCACCGCCAGAAGGATCGACCAGGTATCACGCAGGAATCTGATCATCAATCCTATCCCTCAGCTCTTTTGGAAGTAGTTCTGCTTGATCATCGCTTGGAAGTATCGACCAGGGGCGATGAAGATGCCACCCTGACAGGTCCAACCGAGGCGGATGAACCGTTCTACCGCAGCGTGAGTTCAAGAACTGAACCGCCGACTGCAACGTCATACTCGGTAGGACTCAGAGAATTGTCCATTCCTTCACACCCTCCTCTTTCAGTTCAGGTACGATTTCGATCACCCAGTCATCACCCGGAGTCTGTGAAAAACGAGCTTCCAGAAGCTCACGGGCGCGTTCCGGGGATTCGGCGACGACGATAGCGCGGAGGCGAGGCTTTTCGCTGGTGGTCGCTTGATACTGCTGCATTATGACTCCTTGATGTCGGTTGAATGAGGTTCATTATATACGCGCTTGAAGCTCGGACTCAAGGGTTGCAGGGTGGCTGCATACAGATCCAGTTCCTTCCGAGCTACTTCTTCGGACGGGAACGGACCGTGGATGTCGCTCCAGGTTTCATCCCAGAACCAGTAGCCTTCATCGTTGACCACGACCGGATCGGCTGGATTGTCGGTGACGTAGCGGTACTTGCTCATTGCATGTTCTCCTTGATGAACTTCTCGGCGCGCTCGAGACCGAACTCCTTGATCAGGGCGTCGCGCAGTTCGCCCGAGGAGATTTCCTTGATCGGCGGTGGTGGAGCCAAAGATTTCAGGCGCTCTTCCAGCTTGGTGAGCACTTGATTCTGATACACGATGCCACCTTCCATGTTCACGTGCAGAGCCGGGATTGCAGGACCACCCCATTCAGAGTTGGACATGCCAACCTTATACTTCGGGATGCTGTCGAGGGCTTCCTTCACCAGCTCATACGCGAATCCACGGACGAGTTCCATCGTCTCCTTCTCGCACTCGGTGCTGCTGTCATCTTCGTATCCGATGCAGACCAGTTCACCCAGCTTGTCGCTGATCTCTTCATGCAGATGATCAGCCTTGCTCACGACGCTCTGGCTCATGCGGTGCGCACCCATTCGTCGCCATCCGAATCGATGAACGACTCGCCGACAGCCCAGCGTCAGGAGCTTCTCCCGGTCTGCGATCTCGATGTCTTTGTCGGCGTGGACCAGCAGTCCCACGGCTTCGGATTCGTTCAGCTCGACGCTGGTCTCATGACCCATGATGTCGGCGGTGACGGTGAATTCTTTCATGATGATCTCCTCAGGGATAGACGAACAGGTTGATGAAGTAGTCGCCCACCACGTCAGTGACGAGCAGCGTGCCGTAGTAGACCGAGCCGTTGCCTTGCAGACCGTTGTAGGTCCAGCTCACGTCTTTGTGTTCCATGCTCCGGGCCTTTACGAAACGTTCCAGGATCTCGGTCATGTTCAGTTCGTGCTTCAGATCCACCGTAAACTGGGTCTGTTCCAGGTTGCGCGAGTCGATTGCTACGATGCGGGTCTTATTCATCTTCACTCTCCAGGGGCGAATCCCCTTTTCATGGAACGATTGTATGATACTCTTGGGCGGAAGTCAAGTACTTTCTACGGTTAAATACAGATATGTTTCCTGCATCCAGAATCTTCGACATGACTATGGGGCATGATTGCCATCCGCCCCAGAAAATCCTCGCCGGGTCCATGAATGTCCTGATCGAGAAGAAGCCTGCAGCCAGAACGGGAGACGCTATCCAGCCACACTGCTGTGGCAATAGCTGTCACCCAACCTTCTGCGCGATGGGATCACCCACCGTGCTCGTCAATGGTCGTCCTCTCCAGCGCGTCACCTCAGTGGCAAGTTGCGGGTCGTGATCATGACCGGCGCCATGACGGTACTAGTAGCATGACCACCCTCCAGCAGAATCCGATCTACAAAGACATCGACCTGAACTTCATGCCGAATCCGTTGACCGGCGATCTGACTCCGAAGGTCAACGTAGCCGCGATCCAGCGAGCTATCGGTCATCTGTTCCGTCTGAACCCATTCGACATTCCCTTCCAGCCGAAGACGCGATCAAACCTGAAGCGCTACTTGTTTGAGGGCAACGATCAGGTCGTCAAAGCGAATCTGGTCGAAGACCTGAAATGGGTCTGTACCAAGCTTGAGCCGCGCATCGAGGTGAAGGAGATCACGGTCAATGACGGCGACAATCCGAAGACTTGGGTCATCACCGTTGTCTATTTCATCCGGTCGCTCTCAACTGAAGAGCGCTTCAACTTCACAGTGGAAAGAGCACGATGAAGAATCTACCCGTACAGAGCCTTGAGTTCGATCAGATCAAGGCCAACTTCAAAGACTTCCTGAAGGGCAACCCGGATTACAAGGACTTCAACTTTGAAGCCTCGGGTATCAGCACCGTCCTGAACATCGCGTCCTACCAGACGCACTACATCGGCTACTTTGTCAAGATGCTGCTTGACGAGGCCTTCGCTGACTCCGCTCACTCCCGTTCCGCTCTGCTATCCCACGCCAAGGGCAAGGGAATGCTACCAAAGGGGCGCAAGTCGAGCCGTGCGGAAGTACAGCTGAAGGTCATTACCGATCTGACCAATGAACCGCTGAGCCGTAGCATCGCGCTCGACCGCGGTATGACTTTCAACTCGACCAACGCATCGTCTGACTTCCGCACCTTCGCGGTTCAGGATGGTACGATTCTATATGATCGACAGGTCGATGGTCAAGTGGTCACGTACACCAGCGACGTCATCTCGATCAGCGAAGGCACGTTCCGCACATGGAACTTCCTGGTAGACGCTTCGATCTTGTATCCGAAGTTCTCGATCCGCGACGAGAACATTGACATTGATACCCTGCGCGTGCGCGTGCGTGAGAACGACACCTCGACCGAGTACGTTGAGTACACGCTGGCGACTTCGATTGATGATCTGAGTCCGACCAGCAAGGCGTTCTTCGTATCTACCGACGAGAACGAGAACTACCAGATCTTCTTCGGTAACAACGTCTTCGGCATCCAGCCTCAAGGCGGAAACGCTATCGAATGCACCTTCATGAGCTGCAGCGGTGTCGGTGGCGATGGCGCCAAGACCTTCAGCTTCAACCGCCCAGACCCGGACGGTCCAGGAAGCATCGGCACCTACAGCAACTTCCAGACCATCACGACCAACCAGTCGGCTGGTGGCGCGGAACCGCAGTCCGTTGAAGACCTCCGCTTCACTATCCCCAACAACTTCAAGCGTCAGAACCGCACGGTGACTCCGGGTGACTTCCGCTCGATCTTGACTGAGGAGTTTCGGAACATCGACTCCATGAACGTGTGGGGTGGTGAGTCCAATGCGCAACGCGACTACGGCAAGATCTACATCTCGATCAAGCCGAAGAACGCTGACCGCTTGACCGCGATCAGCCGTCAGAACATCACGAACGATCTGGTGCATAAGTACGGCATCGTAGGCATCGATCCGGTATTCGTTGACCCGGACTTCATCAATGTCACGGTCACGATCGTCCCGAATCTCGACCTTCGCAAGACCAACAAGTCGACCCCGGAGATCGAAGCCTACATCCTGAATCGTCTGAACCTATACAACACGTCGGTCCTGAACCGCTTCGATAGCATGCTATCTGATGTGGATATGCTGAACTTCATCAAGAACGGCGAGTCCTACTTCACGTCCTTGTACAGCGTGAAGGTGCTCAACAAGCAGGTGACTCAGCTCCACAACTCGACCACGACACAGCTTGTCAACTTCGGTAATCAGCTCGTCCCGGGAACGATCAGCTCAACCGCAATCAGCTATTCGACATTCACGGCGCAGATCAAGGATGACGGAAAGGGTTTGCTGAATCTGATCGACACCGCGACCGGCAAGGTTCTGGTGAAGGCTGGCACGATCAACTACACCAACGGACAGTTGAACTACACTCTCCCGGCTGCAGCACGAGCGGCTGGATACGAGTCTAGCACAACTGGCATCATCGGGTTCAATGCCAGCCCGGTCAACCCGGACGTAAGTACATACTTGAACAACATCGTGCGCATCTCTGCATCGAAGGTCGGCAAGGCATGACAACCTCAATCATTCCAGTCCTAGAGAGCAGGATTCCTGAGTTCGCTCGGGAATCCTACCCCTACTTTGTCAAGTTCATCAAAGACTACTTGACTTGGCTGGAACAGGACGACAACTTCCTGGGTATCGCCAACAACTGGCAACACAACATGGAACCGTCCAATGATGTGGAGCCGTATGTCAGCGCGATCCTGCGTGACCTTGGATTTGACGTGGCTCAAGACCTGTCAGTTCCGAAGTCCGTGCTGTTGCACTTCTTGCGTGACTTCTATCTGAGCCGAGGCACAGAGACGTCATTCAAGTTCCTGTTCCGCGCGCTGTTCAACTCGCCGGTAGAGATTCGCTACCCACGTGAGGAGATGCTGATTCCGTCCATCGCCAACTATGCGAGCCGGAGCTACATCTTCACCTCAGCGAACAATCGCAACATCCGAGAATTCACCTCGCTTGTCAACTATGTGCGCGAGTATAGCGGTGAGCTCGTCGGGTTGACTTCCGAAGCTCGGACTAGCATCGAGAATATCAGCATCGTGTATGGACAGGGCACGCCCTACCTACTGATTGAGATTCTGGCTCCGCTGACTGAGTTCCAGGTAGGTGAGCAGGTCAACATCATCGGGAACATCACGATCTCCGAACAGGTCAAGCCGGTTCTGTCGATCAAGATCAAGAACCCCGGGTCGCTGTATCAACCGGACGACTTGGTCTATGCCGATGGCCCGAACCTCCCGGGACGTGCATCTATTGCAGCTGTCAGCTCTGGCGGTGTGACTGGAGTGCAGATCGACTCGCCGGGTGCAGGCTATCAGGTTGGTGATCGCATCTACGCAAGCTCGCTGGATAACGGCTGGGGCTTCAACGCTTACGTCACCGAAGTAGATGCAAACGGTGGCATCACTCAGGTTAGAGTCTCTTCAAAGGGCTACAGCTATGAAACTCTCCCAATGTTGCAAGTTCGCCAGACAGCGAACCCAGCAAAACTTGTTGCGATCAGCAGTGAAATTGGGGCTATCACCCGCATCCAAATCGCGGACCCGTTCGTTGACTTTGACGATGTGGCATTTGACATTGTCAGCGATTTCGGTAGCGGAGCGGTGCTTGAAGCTGAGCAAGTAAGCAGATATGAGACCCGAGAGTGGCTAGACCGCCGAGGCGTGATTGCTGAAGCCAGTACCATCATCGACTCTGATAAATATCAACAGTTCTCCTATACCATTGTAAGCCCCATCCCCGCCGACCGCTATGATGCGTTTGTGGATGATCTGCTCCACCCAGCAGGCTACATCCGGACCAGCACATACGAAATCTACACCGCTGGTGAGATCGAAGTGGTTCCGGGCGGAGAGGAAGAGCAACCGTTGCCGCCGTTCGTGTTCATCGGCGATCTGGTTCTCGCCTTGGAAGGTGGCTATGGTATGGACGTGATCGAGCAAGACATCATCGTCACAGACCTTGGTGATCCGATCATCACCGACGTGGAAACTCCAATCTTGTATACAAAGGGTTAAGCTCATGCCGTTCGCATTCACTCCACAAGTCAACACATTCGTTGCGGCTAACCTGATTGCCGGCATCCGCTCCTTGAAGCCATCAGCTAGACGTCCTCTGACACCGTACTCTCAGGGTACGCGTGTGGTCAATGGAGACAACGAGTACATCTCGATTCAGGGTGGGACTACCAGCTCTGGATCAGGCCCGACCGCTACCTCGGGCACCCAGTTCGACGGCACTGTCCAGTGGCTCGCGCTGGGATCAAACGCAGTACGAGATGGTGACATCAACGCCAACCTGTACATGTCAATCGGCAAGCAGACCGAGTGGCCCAACCCGACGACACCTCCGGCACCGGATCTCTCGGGCGCAAGTCAAGCTCAAGCGAAGTCCGATGCAACCGCTTTCCTCCAGGTCAAGCCCGACAACGTGCGACTGGGAATCAAGAACAACGCCTGGACAACCGGCACGATCTATTCTCAGTTCGATCCGAGCATTGACCAGTCGACCTATCCAACTCCGAACTACGTGATCGTTGACCAGACGTTCGTCTACAAGTGCCTCGACAACAACAATGGTGTGGCTTCCACAGTCCAGCCGGTCGGCACCTCGACCAACGTGATTGAGCTCAGCGATGGCTACATCTGGAAGTACGTTGCGCGATTGCTGCCAAGGATGTGATCGACTTCGGCAACACTCAGTTCTCTCCTCTCCCAACAGCGGTGGGTACGGCGCAGCCGGGTTCCATCTCAACATTCAAGGGCTTGGTCTCGTCATCAACTCCGTTCTCCGACACAGCCACCATCGCCACAAAGGTGATCGGTTCCGGTAACGGCGCGTCGGCAGCGGTGAGGACAACGACTTCAGGCAATCAGGTCACACTGACCGGACTCTTCTCCTCAACTGGTGGTACTGGCTACAATGCAAATCCGACTCCGTATGCAATTGCTTATGACTCAGCTGCGACTGGCGATGGTGCAACTATCGCTACTACTATTGCGTCCGGTGGAGTATCTGGTCTCTCGGTGACAACCGGCGGTTCAGGTTACACCGACGCTTTCGCAGTGATCATCGGTGACGGCACGGGCGCAACGGCAAACGTGACCGTCTCGGGTGGTCAGATCACCAACGTCACCGTGGGTGCTGCTGGTACTGGATACACCTGGGCAATCGCGGTCGTGATTCCAGGTACTGCTGGTGGTGCTGCTCCTGCGGTGCTCGCTCCGGTGAATGGTCACGGCTCGGATCTGGAAACAGAATTGCAAGCCAACACTGTCCTGGTGACTGTGCGTCTACTGGCTGCCCTGTCGGCTTACATCCCGACACAGAGTTCCAGCGTTGACGGTTCATTCCGTCAGATCACGCTGATCTCGGGTGTTCAGGGTTCGACCAGAAACGCGGAAGCGTATCTTGGTCCAGCAAACACCCAGTACGCGACGAACCCTGGCAACCTCAATAAATATCTGAATGGTAGTGGATATGTGTTGTATATGAACAACATTGAGGCAATCATCCACACAGCCACTCAGGAAGAGGTCATCAAGATCTCGATCACACTCAAGTAAAGGTCGATAATGTCTAAGCTAGACTTCTCAGGAGCGCCATACACTGACGACTTCGATCCGCTGAAGGGGTTCCAGAAGGTTCTCTTCCGTCCGGGTCGAGCGGTTCAGGCGCGTGAGCTCAACCAAATCCAGAGCATGTTCGGCAATCAACTGTCGAGCCTAGCTAACCACATCTTCAAGAACGGATCCAAGGTCAGCAACGGTCGCACCGCTCTGGCAGCGAAGTCGTATGTTCGCCTGCTGAACGATCCGGTTGTGTCGACTTACCCAGCTGGCACTCGCCTTGTCGGTGCAACCTCCGGCATCCAGGCGACTCTGGTCGTTGGTGTTGACCCGGAGAACGGTGATCCCTCAACCCTGTACGTGGTCTACACCTCGTCGGCAATTGACGGCACTACTTCGACGTTCATTCCGGGCGAGAAGATCAACATCCTGGACGAGAACGGTTTCACCGTTGACGAGGTTGAAGTTCGCTGCCCGACTTGCCCAGGTTCCGGTCTGAGCGACACTATCGCTCCGGTTGGTCGTGGTCAGATGTTCTCGATTGACGAGGGTATCTTCTACTTCGAGGGGATGTTCATTGAGACTCCACCTCAGCAGATTATCGTCACCAAGTATCTGACGTATGACACTGACGGCAACATCACCAACTTCGTCCCTTGCAAGATCGGCTTGGACTTCATCCAGTCCATCGTGACCTACAACGAGGACTCATCGCTGCTTGACCCGGCACTCGGCTATCCCAATAGCACGGCTCCGGGTGCTGACCGTTACAGGACTGAACTGCGACTGGTCAAGCGTGAGTACAATGTCGAGGACGGCGAGAACTTCATTCCGCTGGCACGCCTGGGCGAAGGTCTGCGCATCGAGTTCATGAAGATGGACAGCGACTACGCTGACATCATGGACACCATCGCCAAGCGTACCTACGAGACCAATGGCGACTACACCATCCGTCCGTTCCGCGTCAGCTTCCTGAACAGCAAGAAGAAGACCGCATCTGACCCGCTGGGTTGGAGCGTGAATGGCAACGACGATGACCTCATCGCTGTCGTGACTCCTTCCGTGGCTTATGTCAAGGGCTATCGTGTCGAGACCATGGCTGACACTCCGGTGGCGTTCCGCAAGGCACGCGACACCAAGAAGATGGACAGCTTTGTCAAGCACTTCGATGGACGCACCTACATTCTCGGTAAGCCGGCAAGCAACGTGAGCTGGCCCAACCTGGCGACCGATTCCGGTACGATGGGTGGAACAGTCGTGACCCTGTACGATGGCGTGGCTACCTCGGGTGGCATCGCTGGTCAGGCAATCGGTACGTTCCGAGTCACCGATATGCAGTATGTGTCGGGCGATGTGGCTGCGAACACCGCGATCTTCAAGTATTACATCTACGATCTGAAACTGCTTCCAGGCTTCAAGCTGTCGCAGGCTCAGGGCTATGCTGTTTCCAACACTGGCTTCTACACGAACGTTGTCAAGGACGCGACCACCAACCAGGTCGAGATCTACAACAACAACCGTCAGGCCTTGATCTATCGTCTGGATCGCAACGACGTGAAGAGCCTTCGCTCTATCGCGGACGCGAACAACGGTTCCATCAATGTCGTGGTCCGCCGCAAGCTGACTGGTGTTGCTGACGGTTCCGGTTCGGTGACCTTCACGACTTCGAGCAACGAATACTTCGACAACGCTGGTCCGTCGCTGGTCGGCTGGTACACTGCGAGCGGTACAACCCGGTCGTTCAACGCTTCGGCTGCAGCAAGCCTCAACCCGACAAGCCTGACTCTGAACATCGGTTCGGCTGCAGCGGGTGCATCGGTCACGGTCATCGCAGACATCCTGCGCACCAACCAGACCGAGAAGCAGAAGCTCCTAACCAAGCTGACGATCAACACTGTGATCGCTCCGGGCGAGAACATCGGCGACAAGGTGATGCTGGGTAAGGCAGACGCGTTCCGCCTGAACAGCGTCAAGGTGTTCGTTGACGGTACTCCGACCGATCCAGTTGCCGACGTGACTTCTGAGTATGAAATCCATACCGGTATCACCGACACTGCTTATGGCGAATCCTGGATCCAGCGAGTCAAGGCTCCGGCATCGCCTATCAGCCCGACAATGCGTCTGGCTATCAGCTTCGACTACTACGAGCACAGCGGCAATCAGGGCTACTTCACTATTGACTCCTACGCTGCGGCGCTGAATGCTCCAGACAGTGATGTCACCTATGATAGCCTGCCGACCTACGTGTCGATGGCTGGCGATTCATACCCGGTGGCAAGCTCTATCGACTTCCGCCCAGTCGTGATTGGTTCTGATCCGGTGAGCGTGTTGCTTCCGGCAAACGACTCGACCATGACATTTGACATCGAGTATTACCTGAGCCGTGCTGATCTGCTACAGATCAACAAGGATGGCGTGATCTATGTCAAGGAAGGTGAGCCGAGCGAAACTCCGCGCATCCCGAAGACTGATGACAATGCAATGGCGCTGTATCAGATCTGGTTGACGCCATACACCTACAGCCTGAAGGACATCAGCACCAAGTTCATCGAGAACCGCCGCTACACAATGCGTGACATCGGCGCTATCGAGAATCGCTTGACAAACGTGGAGACCATCGTGTCTCTGAACCTGCTGGAGAAGTCGGCAGCCGATATGAGCATCAAGGACAGCAATGGTCTTGACCGCTACAAGAACGGATTCATCGCTGACAACTTCCAGGACTTCCAGGCGGCTGATCTCCAGAGCAAGGAATGGCGTGCAGGTACAGACCGCACCCAGCGTCAGCTACGTCCGAGCTTCAAGGCATCGAACAAGAAGCTGAAATTCAACCTGGCGAAGTCGATTGGCGTTGCACTCCGCGGTAACGTGGCAACTCTGCCGTTCGACAATGTCATGTACATTGAACAGCCGTACGCTACCAAGCACCTATCGGTCAACCCATATCTGCAATACAATCAGAAGGGTTCGCTGGTCCTGTCGCCAAACAACGACGTATGGTCCGACGATACTCGTCTGCCAGAGATCGTGGTCGACATTGACGCGGGCGTGGATGCCATCAAGCAGATCGCTGATGCAGCAGGTGTGACAGGAACCGACTGGGGTTCGTGGGTCGATCAGAACCGCACCATCTTGGGTTCGTCTTCGACTTCCAACACTCAGGTGAACGGACGTACCACAACGACAACCAACACCACGACTACCACGTCGAGTGTGACGGCTGCCCGTACCGGTACCGCCAAGACCGTCGAGTCGCGTACCGACACCTACAAGATTGACGACGTTGTTAAGGACGTGTCGCTGATCACATACATCCGCGCTCGGAAGATCGAGTTCTACGCTACCAAGATGAAGCCGAACACACGCATCTACGCGTTCTTCGACGGCACCAAGGTCAGCGAGTTCTGCCGAGACATCGGCTTCCAGCTGAACGCAGCCAACGCCGGTCAGGCTTCACAGCTTGTCGAGTACGGCAGCCCGATGATCACCGATGCAAACGGTGAGTTCCGTGGCGAGTTCAACATCCCAGGCGGACGCTTCTTCGTGGGCGAAAAGCAGTTCGTCCTATCCGACGATCCGAACATGAGCGGTGACCCGGATCTGGAAACCACAACAGCCAAGTGTGTCTACTTCGCTGGTGGTCTGGACGTTACCAAGCAGGACGTGTCGCTGAACGTGATCACGCCCAACTTCACCACTGAGCAGGTGACTGAGACCTCACAGCGTACTGAAACGACTGTGAACCGTGACACCACGGTGGTCAACAACCCAGCTCCGGCAGGTGATACTGGTCGATGCAACCAGGGTTCGACTCAGATGATCTCTCGTCTGGCTTGCGAATGCGCACGCGGACGTTGGCTGGTCTGTGTGGTGACCCGGTCGCTCAGGCGTTCATCGTGGATCAGGAGATCTTCGCTTCGGGTCTGGACGTGTACTTCAAGCAGGTCGATCTGTTCTCGGACCGCATCTTCGTGGAACTCCGCGATATGGTGAACGGCTATCCGGGTGTCACTCGACTGGCTCAGAAGTTCTACACCCCGGATCAGATCGCTCCGTTCATCTCAGACGACTCGAGCAAGCCGTTCCACGTGGAATTCGACGCTCCAGTGTTCTTGCAGGCTGGCGTGCAGTACTGCTTCGTCGTGGGTGGTGCGTCGCCAAACACTCGCATCTGGGTATCGCGCCTGGGCGGTGAAGTGGTGAACATGCCAGGCAAGATCGTTGAGCTGCCGGCGACTTCGGAAGTCAGCTTCCGCTCGCTGAACGGCACAACCTGGAACGCTGAGCAGTACGAGCAGATCAAGTACAAGCTGTACCGCGCAAACTTCAAGAGCCAGCAGATGACTCTGGTGTTCGAGAACGAGCACGATCCGGACGCAGGTGGTTACGCGACCGACGAGAACCCGTTCCAGACTCAGACCGGCAGCACTCGCATCCGCGTCTACCAGAAGAACCACGGCTTCACCCCAGGTGATCGCGTATCGTTCGCGCTGTTTGACACCAATGCGTTCCGAATCCGCTACTCAGACTTCGTGCCGCAGATCGGTCAGACGATGCACACTCCGACAGGTTCGGGCGTGATTGACGATATCAGATCGACTTCGGTGAGCAATGAGTATATGGTCACTGTCAAGAACATGTCGGGCGTCATGACCGCAAGTCAGACATACGTGTGTGAAGCGATGACCAAGACGGCTCGTGACTTCTGGCTGGCATCGAGCATGGACTCCAAGAAGCCCGAATCCTACACGCTGAACCAGTGCGTGGGTACGGTCCTGGAGAACAGCTACGGCAACAAGTACGTGAACGGTCTGATCGCGGGCATCCCGGTTGGCGAGTTCAACACCGAGTACACCTCCGGATCCTTGGGTCTGACGGTGATCGACGTGGACAGCATCGACACCTACATCATCAACGTGCAGACCCCAGCGACCATCACCGGTCGTGTTGGCGGAACCGGCGTTCGTGTCTACAACGGCAACGAGAAGTATGATGTGTTCAACGTGTCGGGTGCTTACCTGCCGTATCGTGCTACCGAATCGTGGACGATGACCGGTATTGCTCATGGCGAAGCTGGTAGCGTATTTGAGTCTCAGGATTACAACGTCCTGGCCCCGATTGCGTTCGTGCCTCAGGAAGACAAGTTCAGCGGTCAGCCGTTGAAGATCGCTTCCAAGAACAACGAGCAGATCAAGTTGGGTGCAGGTAACAAGTCGGCAACGGTGACCGTGACATTCAGTGCAGCGAACAGCTGGACCAGCCCGATCATCAACCTTGACTCCTTCTCGATGACAACGATCAACAACCGTTGTGAGTGGAGAGACAAGGCGAAGCTGGAAGCCATCCCAACCGGCGAGCCGACTTGGGTGGACGAACGCAACCCGATCAACGGAACCGAGACCTATAAGTACGTTACAAGGAGCGTCAACCTAGCAAACGCTGCGAACGATATCAGTATCTTCGTGGACGTGTACAAGGACCTCAACGCAGATTTTGACATCTATGTCAAGCGCCTGCCGGTCTACGAGACAGCTGCAATCGACACCCTGCCTTGGATCAAGGTGAACAACATCGTCAAGAGCCGCTCGTCGGTCGACTTGACAGACTTCATCGAGTACAACATCGTGGCTTCACGTGATATCCTCAAGGAGACCGTGAACGGCGTTGTGATCCCAGGTTGGTTGGATGATTCAGGTGCCCCGACGCCGTTCACCTCATTCCAGGTGAAGCTGGTCGGACGCTCCAAGAACTCGGCTAAGCCGCCGCTCTTCAGAGCTCTCCGAATCATCGCAGTGACCTAATGGACATCAAAATCGAAGGATACCCTGAGCTCCGCAGACGCGGAGCCGGGGTGATTAACACAGACAGGGACGAGTACCTCCGAGCTCTGAATCGGAACAAGCAGGGGAAGCGTATTGACGATCTGGAAGAGAAGATTGAAGACCTAAGTGGGAAGGTCGACAAGCTCCTCCAGATCCTAACTGGAGCATTTGGCAATGACAGAATTGTCAGTAAACAAAGCCTTTCGTGATGTGATGGAAGTAGAAGAGCTTCTGGCTCAAGTCTGCAAGCGGATCATCGAAAGAAAGAAATGCTTTAGAGCCCGGGCTTGTGCAAGGCAAGCGATAAATACTATCGCAATCAATACCTTGGACATTCCACATGGCAAGAATCTCTTCACGCGAAGACCTGAAGCAGTATGCGCTCCGTGATCTAGGTGCGCCGCTGCTGCTGATCAATGTTGACGACCAGCAGCTTGAAGATAGAATTGATGATGCTCTCGACCTGTTCCATGAGTACCACTTCTACGGTACGGAACGCGTCTACTTGCACCATCAGCTTACGCAGGACGACATCAACAATCAAGAGATTGTCCTCCCCGATGGGGTGATGTCCGTTCTGGATGTTCTGCGTCAGGGCGTAGGTGACGGCGGTGGCGGAAACGGCATCGCCACGATCAACCTCCAGTATCAGATGTACCTCACGGATGTGATGAACGTCCGCAAGATCATGATGGGCGGTCTGAGTAGCTTCTACATCACTCAGTCGTATCTGAACACAATCGCTGACACGTTCGGTCAACCCGACCGCTTGACGTTCAACATGCACAACGATCGCTTGAAGCTCCTGACTGACTGGTCTCTGATGACGGTCGGCTCGTGGGTGGCTATCGAGTGCTATCGTGCAATCAACCCTGATGATGTCGGCGCGGTCTACAACAACCGTTGGCTGAAGAAGTACACCTGCGCGTTGTTCCGCAAGCAGTGGGGTCAGAACCTCATCAAGTTCGGCAATGCTCAGCTCCCAGGTGGTATCACCACAAACGGTGAAGCGATCCTCCAACAAGCGATCACAGAAGTGAAGGAGCTTGAGGAAGAGCTCCAGAACAACTATCAAGACCCAGTTGACTTCTTCATGGCTTGACGGCTTAAATATCCATACAACCCAACCCTGCTTAGGTGCAAAATGCTCCACACGCCTCCTGCCGAGATTGCTCGGATCGCCCACAACACGGTTAAAGCTTACCGCGAAGCGATGGGTGATTTCTCAGTCGTAGACTGGAACAGTGCTGACACGCACGTTCGCGAGAAGTTGATTGACTTCGTTCACATCTACTCCGAGAACCCGACAGATACACCTGAGACGCTCCATCAGATCTGGATGGACCTGAAGATCGACAATGGCTGGGCCCATGGTGACAAGCTTGACTGGACCAAGCTGGAACACCCGGACCTCCTGCCGTATGAACTACTATCAGACCTCCGTCGTGCCGCAGACGCGATCACTTGGGCGGTCATCAGAGAAGTGATGAAGTAACATGGCAACCAACCCGTATTTCAATCGAGTCAAGCAAGTTTCCGAGCAGGATATGTTTGAGGCGAACGTCATTGAGGCTATTCAGATCAATGGCGTCGACGTCTGGTATCTGCCCCGCGAAACTTTGAGATTGACCCCATTCTGAAGGAGCCCAAGAAGACTACCTTCCAGCGTGCGTTCCCGATTGAAGCGTACCAACCAGACGCCGCCCAGTACGGCGGTCTCGGTCAGATCATGTCTGAGTTTGGTCCACGGGTTGACAATATCACGGAATTCGTGATCAGCAAGAAACGCTTCGCCGAACTAGGCACCGGACGCACACGCCCCAAGGAAGGGGATTTGATCTATGTCGGCGATCCGTGGAACCCAATCGGTTCCTACACCAACTACATGTTTGAGATCAATCAGTGCTGGTACAACAATCCTGATTGGCAGTTCGGACGCCACTTCACATTCCGTCTCGTTTGCAGCACCTTCACCTACAGCTACGAGAAGTTCCATTCGGGTCTCCCTGGCGTGGACGCTCAAGCTGTCACGAACATTGAAGAGCTGCTGGAAGGAATCAATCACGAGGTCATCGAGGAGAAGAAGGAACTCTTCATTCCCGGGAAAATGGACAACGTGTTCGGAGAGTACTGATGAGAGATCCATTCTACTACAGCACCACCAAGAAACTGCTGGTAGCGTTCTGCAGCATCTTTGACGAGATCGCAATCATCGACGACTTTGGACGTAGGATCGAGGTTCCCTTGAACTTTGCCCAGCGTGAAAAGTTCCTAGATGATCCAGGTCGTCAGGCTGACTACGATATGGACGCCTTGACATATGACATCGCCTTCCCCAAGATGGGTGTGGAGATCGCCGGCTTCAACTTCGCGCCGGAAAGAAATCTGAACCCCTTGCGTCGCATCCCTGACTTCGATGATGTGAACAAGCAGGAGGTGATGATGTACAATCGCGTCCCCTACGATCTGAACATGAACCTGTACATCGGTGCCAGGAAGCTGGAAGACAGCCTCAAGATCGTGGAACAGATCATCCCCTTCTTTGCCCCGGAACTGACCCTCACGATCCGCGACAAGGAAAACTTCGGAATGGAAACGAACATTCCGATTGAGCTGAACAGCGTGGCTGTCAACATTGATGCCCTAGGTTCGCTTGACACCAAGAGGGTGATCATGTGGACCTTGAACTTCACGGTGAAGGCATTCTACTACTCAGACGTCAGACTTGACACTCGGATCAAACAGGCAATCATTGACTTTGATGAGATGGATCTCACTTCAGTTCTGGAACGCTATACTGCTACTGTCAATCCTTTGGATGCTGAGAAGACTGATCCCCACACCGTGATTGAGACTACTGAGTTGGGAGTGAATGATGACTGACCCATTGGATATGATCTCCCAGACGTTGAACACAATCACTGGGATGGACAAGCTACCGCGTGAGTCTCAAGTCGAGATTGACGCTGAAGAGGACTATCTCACTGCCCGTAAGAATCTGAAGGAACTGGTCGAGACAGGCATGGAAATTGTGCCTGACATGATGGCGGTTATGACTGCCACCCAGGATCCCAAGATGTATCAAGCGGCTGCAGCCGTCCTGAAAAGCGTCGCTGCACTTAACGCACAGATGATGGAAGTATCATCAAAACGAGAGAAGAACACTCGCCCACCAACTCCCCAAAAGCCCGAAGATTCTACCACGCACATCGAGGCCAAGGGACCTGTGTACATTGGGACAACGGCTGACATCATCAAACAGAGACGGCTAGCTAAGGAAAAGGAACAGGCAATTGACGTCGAGGCAGTCCAAGTAAAGGATCCTCGACAAGAAGAGGAGATTCCTGGGGATTCATCAGAAGAGTAATCGCTAGCAGTCATGAACGTCGCGCTTCGCGCGGGCTTCGACAGCTGACGCTGTCTCGCCGGTCAACTTGCTTCATGAACCGATCCGGTCTTGATGAACCCTTGGGCTAGCGGACACACTTTGGCCATCTAGGCCAACGTATGTTCAAAGAACAATACTGACAGTCAAGGGTCCCTTTCGGGGTAGGATGTGGGGAGCGGTGACACCCTGTACCTTGATATTGGTCTCTCGCGAGACTCCCGCCATGACTACAGATCGCATGTCATTAGATCAGAGTCAACACCTGTTGCAGCGGAGCAGAGCAGGTCATACTTCAGTGGTTGGTTAGGCCACCTTGCCTCTTCAATAGGTCTTACTCAGAAAGCGCATCTTACGTCGCGACTACGATTAGCCGACGGCTAGCTTCCACTCATTGTTCATCATATAGTGCCAGAGGGTGTTCCTCCGACCATGTAATTATAGCGGTGACGAACCGCCAAAACAAGACCAGACAGAAAGAGTAACCAGATGTTTGACGAGGATAGTCAATACAAGAAGGAAGACGCGTACAACGGCAACTCCAAGCTGAAGAAGGCTGGGGTCGAGACTCAGTTCTCCGAATGGGAGCTGGATGAGCTCGAGAAGTGCCAGAATGACGTGCACTACTTCATCGCAAACTACTGCATGATCATCTCACTGGACGATGGTCTGGTGCCTTTCCGTATGTTCGGCTATCAGAAGAAGATGGTCGACATTGTCCTGGCGAATCGCTTCTCGATCTTCAAGTGGCCACGTCAGATGGGCAAGACAACCGTGGTCGCCGCGATCTTGCTCTGGTATGCGATCTTCAATGAAGAGTATCGAATCGCAATTCTGGCGAACAAGGGCGACCAGTCGAGAGAAATTCTTGCCCGTCTCCAGCTGATGTATGAAGAGCTTCCTTGGTTCATGCAGGTCGGCGTTTCGGTCTGGAACAAGGGTAACATCAAGCTCGGTAATCGAAGCGAAGTCTTCACAGCGGCGACCGGCGGTTCTTCGATCCGTGGTAAGTCTGTCAACTTGATGTACCTCGATGAGTTCGCGTTCGTTGAGAATGACGTCGACTTCTACACCTCCACATATCCGGTCGTCACCTCCGGTACCAAGACCAAGGTCATCATCACCTCGACCCCGAACGGTATGAACCTGTTCTACAAGATCTGGACAGACTCGACCAACGGGAAGAACAACTACGTCCACAACGAGGCGTTCTGGCACGATCATCCGAAGCGAGATCAGGCTTGGAAGGACGAACAGCTCCGAAACATGTCGGAGCGGCAGTTCGAGCAGGAATTCTTGTGCAAGTTCCAGGGTTCAAGCGATACGCTGCTGTCGCCCGCTAAGCTGGAACAGCTCACCTATCAGGATCACATCCGAGAGCTGGGTGGAAACCGTGACTTCAAGATCTATGAAGACCCGATCAAGGACGCTTCCTATGTCGTAACCGTGGACGTGTCGGAAGGTATCGGCAAGGACTACTCCGTCATCTCGGTGTTCGACACGACGGAAGCTCCATTCCGTCAGGTGGCGATGCTCAGATCCAATATCATCGCCCCTCTGATCCTTGCCGACTTGGCGAACCGGATCGGTCACCTCTACAATCAGGCTGTCCTGATCGTGGAATGCAACAGCATCGGCAACACTGTGGTCACCGCATTGTGGGAAGACTACGAGTACGAGAATCTGCTGATGACCAAGAACAAGGAAGCTGAGTCCAAGGTCGGTGAAGGTGGCAAGTCTCAACCGGGTGTCAGAACTACGAAGAAGACCAAGCTGATCGGCTGCAGCCAGCTCAAGATGCTCATTGAGTCTGATCAGCTGATCATTCAGGACTTCGATACCGTTGCAGAACTCAACAGCTTCATCAAGAAGGGTACAAGCTGGGAAGCAGAGCAAGGCAAGACGGATGACATCGTGATGACTCTCGTCATCTTCGCATGGTTCGCCTCGCAGCCTTACTTCGCTGAGATGGTCGATCAGAACATCCGCAACCTGGTGAGAGCAAACCTGATGAATCAGGATGAGTATTGCTCCGCCTTCGGCTTCCTAGATGACGGCTGGGACGATGAAAGTGTTACTGACAATGGTGGTCTTTTCTGATTTGGTAAATATCTGGACGCAAAAACTCGCTTTGCAACTAGGAGAAACATATGGCTTCCAACAACTCTAGCCCAGATGTGCAGAGCCGAGAAATCGATCTGACCAATGGTGTAGCAACTGCAGGATCAACCTCTGGCGCCTTTGCGGGTGACTTCCAGTGGGGTCCGGTAGACTCCATCATCACCGTCTCGAACAATCAAGATATTGAGACATCGCTGGGCAAGCCGACTGACACCAATTATGTGAGCTGGTTCTCGGCATCGAATTTCTTGGCATACACCGGCTTGCTTCAGGTCTCCCGCGCCGTTGACGAAAACGCAATCAACGCCAGCGATGACGGCGGCGGCTTGCTGATCAAGAACCGTCAGCACTTTGAACAGGTCTCGACCGCTCCGACCAGCGTCAAGTACGCAGCGAAGTATCCGGGTCTGCTGGGTGACTCGCTTGAGGTTCATCTGGCTGACTCTGCAACCTTCTCGGGTTGGGCATACGCTAGCCAGTTCGACACTGCTCCGGGCACCTCGTTCTGGGCTCAGAACCTGGGAATCAAGAACGATGAAGTCCACGTGGTCGTGATTGACCGCCATGGTCTGTTCACCGGCGTGCCGAATTCCGTCCTCCGCGCATATTCGTACCTGTCGAAGGCATCGGATTCCAAGGACTCAAACGGTGGACCAAACTTCTACCGCAGCGTACTGAACCGTGACAGCCAACACGTGTGGTCCCTGGCTCTGCCGACTACCGCTGAACTGGTTGATGGCAATGACGGAACTGTCGATACCATCACCGTGAGTGACGGCGGACAGAACTACACCGCTGCTCCGACTGTAACCTTGTCGGCTCCGGCTCCAGGTGGTGTCCAGGCGACTGCTACCGCAACCGTTGCTGCAGGTGTCGTGACTGGGATCACTGTCGTGAACAAGGGTTCGGGTTACACTTCCGCTCCGACTGTTACAATCAGTGGTGATGGTACAGGCGCGACTGCAACTGCTGCCCTGAAGACCGTGACAGGCTCGGAGTGGGGTAAGCCGGGCATCCAGGCTGGTCTGCCGGTGACCTTCAAGTCGTTGGCTCAGCGTCAGGAACTTCCGCTCTCGGGTGGTAAGGATTCGACGCAGGTGGGAGCTCAAGAGCTGATCCAGGCTCTGGAACCCTTCCAGAACGAGGAAGAAGTTGACGTCGGTCTGTTGTTCCTTGGCGACTCGGGCGGCGAGACTTCGCACGCTGCAGTCACTCAGTGGGCAATCGACAACCTGGGCGAAGCACGAAAGGATCTGGTGGTCTTCTGGTCGCCGAAGCTGTCGGACGTGCTGAATAAGACTCAGAACGATGCGACCAATCTGTGCAAGACAACCATTGCGGCAGTTGGACGCGCTTCGAGCTACGCTTTCGGTGACACAGGCTGGAAGCTGCAGTACGATGCCTACAACGACAAGTACCGCTGGATTCCGCTGAACGCTGACATCGCTGGTCTATGTGCACGCGTGGACAACACCTCCGATCCGTGGAACAGCCCAGGTGGTTACAACCGTGGTAAGCTGCTGAACGTGGTTTCGCTGGCGTTCAACCCGAACAAGACCAGCCGCGACCTGCTGTACAAGGCGAGCTTGAACCCGGTCGTGACCTTCCGTACTGACGGCACTCTGCTGTACGGCGACAAGACGATGCTGGGCAAGAACAGCGCGTTCTCCGATCTGGGTATCCGCAGACTGTTCATCACCCTGCGCAAGAACATCAGCCAGGCGTCGAAGCAGTACTTGTTCGAGAAGAACAACGCGTTCACCCGAAACAGCTTCATCAACATGGTGACGCCGTACCTCCAGCAGGTGAAGGGCAGAAACGGTATCAGCGACTTCTTGATCAAGTGCGACGAGCAGAACAACACCGCTCAGGTCATCCAGAACAAGCAGTTCGTCGGTTCGATCTTCATCAAGCCGGAATACAGCATCAACTGGGTTGAGCTGAACTTCGTGGCAGTCCGCCAGGACGTCGCCTCGAAGAAGTGCAGAACGTCAGTTCTAAGACGAGAAAAGCCCGGGGTCAAATCCGGGCTTTTCCTTTGCGTGTCACTTGCCGGACCAGGTGTCGAGCAAATCCCATGCTGAGCGGCTGATCACTTCGATCTTGGGCACACCGAAGCGGGTCACTTCTTGAACCTGCACGTTGTGGAAGTCGTAATTGATCGCCTGCATCCGGCGCCCCTTGTGGATACGAATCTGCTTCAGGATGACCGGCTGGTAGATCTCGCTCATTGATTCCTCGTGTTGGGTTTTCGGTTCGTGCTACTATTGTATGATAGGCAGACGTGATACGCAAGCACTTTCTGCGATAAATAAGAAAGAATCTTCGGTATGGTTGAGTCCTGGGAGATTCCCTCAACCTCAGATAAGGAGCCGACATGGCAGCCACAAGCGCATCAGTTTCATCGTTCCTAGCGAATTTCCGTGGTGGCGGCGCACGTCCGAACCGCTACGAAGTCATCCTGACCTTCCCTGCTGGCATTCCGCTGGGTCTGGTGGCATCACAGAAGATCGCATTCACCTGCTCCGCAGCAGCCATCCCGTCCTCAAACATGGGTGTGGTCAACGCTCCCTTCATGGGACGTGAAGTCAAGCTGCCGGGCGACAAGACCTTCGACGACTGGACAGTCCAGATCATGCTCGACAACGACTGGCTGGGTCGTCGTGTGTTCGAGCGTTGGCACGATATGATGCTGGGCTTTGAGTCGAACACCGCTGCTCCGGGTATGCTGAATCCGGTCAACGCGTTCGCCAAGGCAATCATCAATCAGCTGGACCGTGCCGACAACGTGGTCGCAACCTACGAGATCGAGGGTATGTTCCCATCGCAGGTTGGTGAGATCACACTCGGCTATGACCAGAACGATCAGGTCATGCTGCAGCCGGTGACCTTCGCGGTCAACAACTGGCGTTCACGAGACATCGCTTAAGCGAACTGGGCCCTGGGAAACCGGGGCCCATCCGTGAGGTAAATATCAATGACATAGAGGGATGATTCATGCGAATTCCAATTCTAGGACTTGAAATCAAGCCTATCGGCAAAGAGCCGGAGGTTGATTCGTTCAACATCGACAAGGAGATGACCTCCGAGGCTGTGATTGTTGACCACTATGGTCAAGGTGACACAGCAATTGACGGTGGCTTCAACGTTGTCCCGTACCAGCTAGCAGAAGTTCCGGCTGAGAAGCAAGAGCTGATTCGCAACTACCGCGAACTAGCCGCCTCGCCAGAAGTGGATGAAGCTCTGACCGAGATCCGGAATGAGGTCTTCATCTTCGACGTGCCAGACAAGAAGGCGATTGAGCTGGACTTCACCGAGGAGTCTGAGCTTCCGCAGTCCATCAAGAACAAGATCCTCGACGCATATGAACACGTCTACGGCAAAGTCCTGAGCTTTGACCATCGTGGCATCCAGTACTTCGATGACTGGTATGTGGACGGCTGCATCTACCTCGAGAAGCGAGTGATCAAGGGTAAGGAGAAGCAGGGCGTTCATAGCGTCTCCGAGATTGACCCGACCCGCATTCGCAAGGTCCGTTTGCTGCCCAAGCCCGATCCGATCACCGGCGAGTTTGACGTCAACGCGATCCAAGAGTTCTACCTGTACAGCAACTTCGACCCGAAGATGTTCCCGATGAACCAGACCATTCAGGTCAACTATGGTTCACCGCTGGTCGGTCGTCGCATCCACAAGGACGCGATCACCTACGTCCACTCCGGGCTGTTCGACCGCAACCTAGGTCAGTACGTCAGCTTCCTGAAGAAGGCGATCATCCCCTTCAACAACCTGAAGATGATGGAAGACGCCATGGTGATCTTCCGAGTGGTTCGCGCACCTCAGCGTCGTGCGTTCTACGTGGACGTATCGGGTATGCAGAAGAACAAGGCTGACGCTTACATGAAGGGGCTGTCAGCCCAGTTCAAGAACAAGATGGTCTACGACTCGACCAAGGGCACATTGTCCAACCGTCGAGCGATCCAGACCATGCTGGAAGACTACTGGCTTCCACGCCGTGACGGCGGAAAGGGTACTGAGGTCCAGACCATTGACGGTCAGAACGCTCAGGACATCATGGATGAGATCGAGTATCTGCGCGACAAGCTGTGGCGTGCCCTTGGCATTCCGCGTTCGCGCTTCGGCGATCAGCATCCACTTTCGTGTTCGGCAAGGGAATCGAGATTCAGCGAGATGAATATCGGTTCACCAAGTTCCTGCACTTGCTGCGCTCCCGTTTCATCCTGGTCATTGAGGACCTGCTGAGGACCCATCTGATCCTCACCGGCGTCATCAAGCAGGCGGAATGGAGTGACATCCGCGAGTCTCTCGACTGGCAGTACACGGAAGATAACGCTTTCGTGGAGTTCAAAGAGTCTGAGATCATAATAACAGACTGGATTCTCTTGCGAGAATTCAACCCTACGTCGGGACATACTACTCCATCGACACCGTAATGCGCAAGGTCCTCAGAATGACTGATGAGGAAATCAAGCTTGAGCAGGAGAAGATGAAGAAAGAACGTCCGGAAATTTTGAAACGTAAGAAAGAAGAGGCGGAGATCAATGGTGGCGACTTCAACAACAACTTCGGTTGACTCCCGCCTGCGCGGTCACTCCTTGCTGCGGGCTCTGACTGAGTCCATGTCAAAGCATCTCGACAATCGCTTGCAGGACGGCTCGGTCATCGAGCTGCTTCCTGAGAACCTGATGGAACACGCTCCCCATGACGCGCTGATCGCTGATTGGGAAGCGATGGGTCAGCGTGAGAAGGATGCTGTGATCAGGCTCAAGGAGCTGGGACGTCAGCTAGGCGGCGATCAGGGCGAGTACAGCGAAGGTTTCCTGTGCATCACCTTCAAGAACAAGCAAGCCGCTCAGGACTACATGGACGCTCTTGATAGCGATCCGGACGCCTGGGCATATGAAGCTGAGGCATACTACGAGGACCTGGTCCACGGCTACATGAATGACGAGGCTGTTCCGATTGAGAACATCGTCTTCGACAAGCTGTGGGAGATTGAGGTCTGCGTGGAGCTTGACCCCAGCATCGTGATGTATCCGCCAGTTGACGTGGAAGTCGATGAAGACTTCGAGTATGACGACGCAACCGGAAGCATCATGGAAGTCCGCAGACGCATCAAGGTCAACTTCCGCGGTAAGCGCAAGATCAAGATGCAGTGCCGTCCGGGCTTCAAGTGGGACGCTACCAAGCGTACCTGTATCAAGATCACAGGTGCAGAGAAGGCAGTTCAGCGTAAGGCGAACCGTCAGGCTCAGCGTACCAAGAAGGCCAAGGGTGGCGCATTCAAGGTTCGCGTGCAGCGCAAGACCAAGAAGGCAATGCGCTTCCGCAAGGCTCAGGGGCTGAAGTGATGGAGTGCTTGCAAGAACGAGTAATGGACTTCGAGAATCTCTTCGAGAAGACGGAGTCCGGTAAGAAGCAGTACAAGCTGAAGGGTATCTGCGTTCAGACCAACATCAAGAACCGCAATGGTCGCGTGTACCCCGCTCGTGTGGTGAACCCGGAAATCCAGCGCTTCATCAAAGAAGAGCTGGAAATGAACCGCGCCGTGGGTGAGTTGAATCACCCAGAAGGCGATCCGCGGAACAACTACAAGAACGTGTCTCACAAGTTCACCAGTCTGGTTCAAGACGGTGACAACTGGATCGGCGAAGCAGTCGTCACGGTCGGTACGCCGAACGGTGACCTCGTCGCTGGTCTGATGGACGCGGGCGCAACATGGGCATTTCCACCCGAGCCGTCGGCAAGACCAAGCTCTTTGAAGGCGTGAAGGTTGTTCAGAACAACTTCCGTCTGATTTCCCCCGGTGATATTGTCTCTGACCCATCCGCCCCAGACGCTTACCTCCAGAATCTGATGGAGAATAAGGAATGGGCTTGGGAGCACGGCGTGCTTGTCGAGCGCGAAGTCGAAGTGCGAACAGAGGTAAATAGATTGGCGAGGACAGGTGGGCTCAAGGATCAGAAGGCATTGACCGAACTGTTCCAACACCTCATCAAACTTCGGAACACAGACAGGAGCTAATATGAACATCAACGAGAACCTGAAGGCCCTGGGCGAAAAGCTTGGGCTGGATGAAGAAGCAGTCACTGCGCTGGCTGAGGCATTCGACGCAGCTTGCTCCGAAGCCGAAGCGAAGGCTGGAGAGACCCACGCTGCCGAAATCGCTGCCCTAAACGAGGCTCATGAAGCCGAGATCAAGGAGCTGAAGGCTGAAGCGAACGCATACGGCGAGCGCATCTACGAGAACACCCTGGAAGAGACCAAGCAGATCACCCAGGCTGCCGTGGATGAGTTCATCGCAGAAAACAAGGAGCAGTTTGTCACCACCGAAAAGTACGCCCGCTTGCAGGAGTCTTTCGAGGGTCTCAAGACGGCTCTGGAGGAAGTCGGTTTCACTCTCAATGAAAACCGTCAGGTAGAGGAGCTTCAGGGTCAGTTGGCGGAAGCCAATCGTGCCTATGAGGATACTCTAAGCGAGTTGAATGAATCTCGCAAGACTATCGAGGGTCTGGAACGTGCTGCTCTGTTTGAGTCGCATACCAAGGACCTGTCCGATCTGCAGCGTGAGAAGCTGAAGACTCTGATGGAAAACGTGAATGCGGATTCCAGCGAAGACTACGTCAACAGCATCGAGCTTCTGTCCGAGCAGGTAAAGCTGCAGGAAGAGAAGAAGGACGACGATGATGAAGACAAGGAAAAGAAGTCCGATGAGGGCAAGAAGGACGACAACGACGACGAGGAGAAGGACAAGAAGAGTTCTCCACTCAACGAAAGCGTGGTTGCATTCTTGCAGCGTACTCGGCGCTAAGATTGAAATCTGTAAATAGAATCGAAAATCCTCTTTAGAGAGTTAGGAGCAAAAATGAGCGACAACACCGAACAGAAGTCCCACAGCGAGTTGCTGCTGGAGAAGTGGGACGGCGTACTTCACGCGAAGGGCGAGCAGGAAATTGTCTCGACCCACCGCCAGAAGGTCACCGCACAGCTGCTGGAGAATACCCAGGAATACCTGGCTGAATCGAGCAACGTGACGTCGGGCGTGCAGAATTGGGACCCGGTCCTGATCGCAATGGTCCGCCGCATGGCACCGAAGCTGATTGCGTATGACTTCCTGGGCGTTCAGCCGATGTCGGCTCCGACCGGTCTGATCTTCAGCCTGAAGGCACGCGCTGCACAGACTCCGCCGAATGGCAACCCGCAGGGTGGTCCGGAAATCCTGGGTCTGGATGAAGCGAACACCGCTTACTCCGGTCGCGGTACCCACGCTGGCGATGACCCGTTTGACGCGGCATTTGAAACCGGCTTCACCAAGACCACAGCCGCAGGCGAAGTGGATCTGTGGAACTCGGTCGGCGTGACCATTGACAAGGTCAGCATCACTGCTGGTACTCGTCAGCTGCGCGCAGACTACTCGATCGAACTGGCTCAGGACATGAAGCGTGTCCACGGTCTGGACGCTGACGCTGAACTGGTCAACATCCTGTCGAGCGAAATCATCGCGGAAATGAACCGCGAAGCAGTGCGTACTTGCTACTCCGCTGCGAAGCTGGGTGCTCAGTTCGCAACCACTGCTGGCACGTTCGACCTGAACGCCGACGCAGATGGTCGTTGGAGCGTCGAGCGCTTCAAGGGTCTGATGTTCGCCATCGAGCGCGATGCAAACCGCATTGCAATCGAATCTCGTCGCGGTAAGGGTAACTTCCTGATCGTGTCGAGCGACGTGGCTTCGGCTCTGGCGATGGCAGGCATCCTGGACTACGCTCCGGCACTGAACAGCCAGGTGAACCTGGAAGTGGACGCAACCGGCGCGACCTACGCTGGTAACGCAGGTCGCTACCGCGTGTACATCGACCCATACCTGGGCGTGGACGCGTACCTGGTCGGCTACAAGGGTAGCTCGGCATATGACGCAGGTTTGTACTTCGCGCCATACGTTCCGCTGGAACTGTTCCGCGCTACGGACCCGACCAACTTCCACCCGGCTCTGGGCTTCAAGACTCGCTACGCGATGGCAGAGAACCCGTTCGTCGGCAACAGCACCAACATCAAGGCGAACAACAACTTCTACTACCGCAAGGCGAAGGTCACCAACCTTCTGTAATAGAAGCGCCTCAAGAGATCAACCCCGCTTCGGCGGGGTTTTTCTTTGCCTGAAATTTCTTCAAATCATTTGCTCAGACCCCTTGTATTGGTTCAAAGAGTATCATACAATAGAACCAAGTTAAGGAGACGACAACGATGACCACGCTTCAGGATGTTCTGCCCAGCGAGTTCCGCGGTTACAGCGATACGGAAGCATACAAGTACAAGGATGTCAAGGTAGTCGAGAGATTCGACGGCACGGTGACTCCTTGGCCCGGTCACGAGAAGCACGTCTTCTGGTGGTTCCTGCTGGAGAACGGCAAGCGAGTCGGCTGGAACGAAAACCCCTCGCGCGGTTGGACCTTCCCGGTTCTGGGTAAGGCCCGCAAGCCGAAGAAGACCCGTCGGGTGTATCGCCTGAACTTCATCGGTCATCGTTGCAATGGCCCTTACCACAGACCAGAAGGGTCGCTCAGCGACGACGTTCTGGACGCGATCTATGACGCCCGGAATGACCTGATCGAGCACGCTACTCCGTATTCTCAGCAGAGCAAGGCTAGCTGGGAACGCGGTGAAGATAGCGAGATCTACAAGTCGATCAGCGCGGCGAATGCGAAGTTCCTGAACGAGAACGGTCATGAAGGTAACAAGGGCTACTTCGGGTGGTCGAAGCCGGGCCTGATGATCGGCTACTTCCGGAACATGGAAACCTGGAACTTCGCCTTCAAGGCATTTGAAGTGACCATCCTGGAAGTGTCGGAAGATGAATCGTTCATCTACCCGGACGGACAGATCGTGTTTGATATGGCCAAGGCGGCGGTGGTCAAGACCATCCGGACCGTTGAAGAACTGGAGGCGATGTGATGATCGTGTATCGACTGGAACAGCGCCTCACCGGCGAAGGTCCGTTCACCGGTCGCAGTTACGGAGGGTGTCATGTTGAACAGCATAACCCGCCGTGTTCTTACGACCTGATCGGTGACGAATTCAGGCGAATGAACAGCCTGCTAATGCAGGGCGCATTCTTCGGGTGGACCACAATCGAGAAGATGGACTGGTTCATCCGCCGCGGATGGCGAGCCCTGCATCAGCTCGACTATGTCGTCACTGAGATCGAGGTGGACGAGAAGAACACATTCGTCTTTGAAGACGGTCAGGTGATCTTCATCAATTTATCCGCAAGCAGTCGTGGTCGGTGCGTGAGTTCTGCAAGATGCACGATGAAATCAAATTTGGGAGCGATGTATGAGAATGTGGATGGTTGACCCGAAGCTGCTTTGTACCAAGCACCTGCTCGGTGAACACGTCGAGACACATATGTTCGTCGGTACGATCAGGGCGAAGAAGAGTCTCGGCGGTTACATCAAGAACGGTCTCGTGAACACCGACCAGATCCGCGAACGCCACGATCAGCTGGCTGAGGAGATGGTCCGTCGTGGCATGAACCATAACAGCCCTCTAGCAGAATACGACGAGCCGAAGGCTGTGCGCTCGGTGGACGTCGGCGTGTCGTTGGAAGAGCTCTGGAACCGCTGCCCGAACTGCGCGAAAAGAATTGCAGATTTCTTGTAAAAGTACTTGCATTCCGTCAAAGAGTATCATACAATAGATACAAGATAAGGGGAATAGGTCCCCAAGGAGAACGGAAATGATCCTGACCAAGTTCAACAAGATCCTCGAGAAAGACACGCCCGCCTGGAACTGGTGAAGGGTGAAGGCTACTTCTACTGGGTCGGCGTGGGCACGGAGTACTTGGATGACGCATCGGTTCCGGTCTGTCACTTCTACCACCTCAGCGCCGAGCAGTGGATGAGCGAGTACAAGAAGCTCATGGAAAAGCTGGTCGAGATCCGTGCGGAGCACAACCTGTGAAGCTGATCGCTATCCCCGCATACCAGGCCTGGTCGATCTACGCAGAGACCGGAGGAGCCGAACAGATCTGGTCACGCTCGCCGGTCAATCCCAGCTCCTATGATCTGGTGCTGAAGATGGAATGGCTGAAGTTTGACGGCGGTGGATACCAGGTGACCCTGCACGAGATCGATAGGATCATCGGTCAAACCGATCCGCTCTACATTGATGAACAACTCTTTGACGAATTCCTGAACACGGAGAACTGAGATGGACGAACAGATGTTGCGTGAAGCTCTGGAAGCTTACCTGAAGGGGTGCCGCCTGCGCGTCAACTTCCACGAATCGCACGTATACTACGACGATTCCTACCTGGAAGTCGCCCTGGAAAGCCCGGAAGGTGAAGTCCTCGTAGAAGGTAAGGAGACCCTGCCGCAGTGGGAGCGCTCACGTCGCAGCGATTGGTAAGTGTTTCATAAAACCCTAGATCCAGAACCGATCCTCCATTAGAATCTAAGGACTCAAATGGAGGATTTTTCATGTATCCGGTAATCGGTTTCAGTGGGAAGATTGGATCGGGCAAGGACTCGGCAGCGACGTTCTTGATGCAGGCAATCGAAAAGCATGACCTGCCCGAGTATATGCGCTATGCGTTTGCTCGACCGCTCAAGGAAGCATCGTCATTCATGTTCGGATGGACGATGGATCAGATTGAAGACCGAGCCTTCAAGGAAGCGGTAGACCCGAATTGGGGATTCACCCCGCGCCGCGCAATGCAGCTGCTGGGTACGGAGTTCGGTCGCGCACTAAAGCCGACACTCTGGCTGGACTTCGCAAGCAAGGCACTCAAGCGTTCCCGGGAAGATGGCTGGGCAGGTCTGATCGTGACGGACGTGCGCTTTGAGAATGAGGCTCAGTGGATTCGCGATCAAGGCGGTCTTCTGATTCACGTCACCCGTGAAGAAGACACCAAGCCAAAGTCGTGGTTCCGTCGTCTGCTGGACAAGCTGATCAAGCCGAAGGTTCACTCGTCCGAGATCATGCCGGCGTTCGTGGAAGGCGACTTCAAGATCTACAACACCAAGAGCCTGGAAGCCCTGAAAGATAAGATGGAGTGGGTCGCCCAAACCGTCCTGAAGTGATAAATACTGGTTTCCACACGGAGATCGGTCATGAGGAACATCACCAAGGTGGTTGTGCATTGCAGCGCGACTCCTCCGGATATGAACATCGGAGCAGACACCATCAAGCGATGGCACGTAGACCCGCCACCGAAGGGAAATGGCTGGGCTGATATCGGCTATCACTGGGTCATCAAGCGTGATGGAACCCTGGAGAAGGGTCGTCCGGAAGAGAAGCAAGGTGCTCACACCTCAGCGAACGGTGGCAATGTGGATTCCATTGGAGTCTGCATGGTTGGCGGTGTTCGTCGGGAAGGCAACAAGCTCGTCACCGAGAACAACTTCACTCCGGAACAGTGGTGGACGCTGAAGCAGGTCCTACAGGATCTGACCCGGCGCTATCCGAAGATCGTCTCTATCAAGGGTCACCGCGACTACGATAAGGGCAAGGACTGTCCGAGCTTCAATGTGACCGAATGGCTGAAGCTGGAAGGTTGCATTGACGGGAGATTCTGGAATGGCTGAGAAACCCCGCGCCATCAATATGAACGCGGCTCTGAACACTTCTCTGTACCTGGAAATCCCAGGTATGGAGGAGATCAACTACTTTGTTCAGAACGCGGAGATTCCCGGTATGCAGATGGTCGGCGTTGATTCGCCGTATCAGAAGCACGGTACCAACGTTCCATCAAACCGAATCGAGTATGATCCGTTCAACTGTGTCATGATCGTTGACGAGGACATGCGAAACTTCGAGATGATGAAAGAGTGGTTTGAGAGAGTCAGAGACACCGAACCGGTCATTGACGAGCTGAAGACCTTCACCTTGCACATGACCACGTCACGGAAGACAGCGAACGTCCAGATTGTGTTCCACGGCGCCTATCCGACACTGGTTGGCGCGATGACGGTCAACTCCGACGCATCGGAAACCAATCCGGTTGTATGCTCACTGTCGTTCCGCTATCAATACTACGAGATCAAGAGGAACAAATGAAGCTAGAAGAACTCCAGGCAGAAATGGAGGTTGATTCCAAGATCGACCCGAACGCACTTGATATGGCATCCCTGGAGATTCCGAAGATCCACGCCAAGTGGTATCGGTATTTCATGGACGAGCTTCGCACGATGAAGCTCCTTGACACTGAGTACAAGGTTCTGCTGAAGGAGCGGACCATGTACTACATGGGTTCCGCAAGTGACGATAAATACAAGGAAGAGCCGCTGAACATCAAGGTCATCAAAGTTGACCTGCCGCTCTACCTTGAGTCTGATACGCATCTGTCCAAGAACAGGTTGCGGTTTGAAATGCAGAAGGCCAAGGTTGACATGATTGAACAATTCATCAAACAACTGAACAACCGCTCCTTCCAGATCAACAACGCGATCAAGTGGAGGGAATTCCAGGCAGGTAAGTAATGCAAAATGACATCATCATCCACTGGCGTGACCAACTCCGCTGCCGGATCGAGTGCAACCCTGGCGTAGCCTACGAGATGGCGGAGGAGTTCAGCTTCTTCGTGAATGGATACAAGTTCATGCCGCAGTACAAGGCTGGACGATGGGACGGAAAGATCCGGATGTTTGATGTCAAGACCAGAGGGTTCTACATCGGACTGCTGGAGCGTCTGTTTGATTGGACGGAGGAGCAAGGCTACACCATCGGCTTTGCTCACCCGGAAGACTTCAAGAATGAGGTCCAGTTTGAGGATGACCGCTTCCAGAAGATCCTGAAGATCGGCAAGTTCGATCCGAAGTGGTATCAGAAGGATGCTCTGCAAGCCGTTCTCGAGAACAACAAGCTGATCATTCTCTCCCCAACCGGATCGGGTAAGTCGTTCATCATCTACCTGATCATTCGGTACATGCAGGAAGTTCTGGAATCGGACATTCTGATCACCGTTCCATCCAAGATGCTTGTCGAGCAGCTGTTCGCTGACTTTGACGACTACTCGGTGGATGGCTGGAGCGCTGAGGAGAATGTTCACAAGCTGTATGGCGGCAAGGACAAGATGGAAACCAAGCCGGTGACCATCTCGACTTGGCAGACAGCGGTGAAGATGCCCCAGTCGTGGTTCAACCGTTTCGGCACCTACATCTGTGACGAGGCTCATGGCGCGGACGCGAAGTCGATCAGCGGTATCATCGACAAGCTGGCTCATGCTCCGATCCGAGTAGGCCTAACCGGAACGCTCGATGGAACCGTGATGCATCAGCTGGACATGGAAGCCCGCTTCGGTAAGATCGTTCGAGTCGCATCGACCAAGCAGTTGATGGATGAAGGTGATCTGGCGGATCTGGACATTGACTGCATCCAGCTCAAGTACAAGAAGGAAGACGTTGACACGGTCAAGCACCTCAACTATCAACAGGAGGTTGACTTCATCGTGTCGCACGAGCGACGCAACAAGTTCCTAGCGGCTGTAGCGATGCAGACCAAGGGTAACACCTTGATGCTGTTCAACTACATCCAGCGCCACGGTGAGATCTTATATCGCATCCTGGAGCCGCTCTGCAAGGCGCAAGGCAAGACACTGTATTACATTCATGGACAGACTGACGTCGATGATCGCGAGAGAATCCGTCAGATCCTTGAGAAAGAGAACAACGCGATCCTGCTTGCATCTTTCGGCACCTTGTCTACCGGCGTGAACATCAAGAACCTGCACAACGTCATCTTCTGTCACCCGTACAAGGCGGTGATCAAGACCCTGCAGTCGATTGGACGTACGCTTCGCTTGGCGGCTGGTAAAGATAAGGCAACTCTCATAGATATCGCGGATGATCTCTCTTATACTACCAAGGGTGGAGTGAAGAAACAGAACACGATTCTTCGCCACTTCCTGGAGCGACTCAAGGTGTATGTCACCGAACAGTTCAAGTACAAGATCATTCCGGTAAATCTATGAGCGAAAACGACAAGCCAACAGAGCAAGAACAGAAAGCGATACTTGCGGAATCGGGTAAAGCCTACCCGATCCGCATGATGCACTTCATGGACGGCACACTGATTGTAGGGTTTGTCATTTCAGTGCAACCTGACCATATCATGATGCTACATCCGTATGAACTCCGGGCGAACGTGTCGGAGGATGAAGAAGGTGATGAGAACATCACGCAGTACCAGCTCACACCTTACATGGATCAGCTGATCGAGAATGATCCCGAAACACTGGTACCCGTTCCATTCATGGTCTCAGCCACCGTATCACCGGCGATCATCCCTTCAGCTCACGTCCGTCAGTTCTACATGACACACGTGCAGTTGAAGATCCGAGAGTCGATGATCGCTCGTGGCGTCACAATCACGAGACCAACAACGCTTCACTGAAAGAGGTTATGATGACACAGAAAAGCAATCACTACGTTGATAAGCAAGTGCTATATGATGATCTGTGTGAGTGGCACTCAAGGAAAGAGGCAGCACTAGCGGCAGGACAGCCGGCACCACCACTTCCAAACAGCATCGGGGCAGTCATCCTCCGCCTAGCGGATGGCATGGTCAGTCGCCCCAACTTCCGGAATTACACCTGGGCAGACGAGATGCGCGGCGACGGCATCGAGGCGGCAGTCAAGGCAGCCAACAAGTTTGACCCCAAGCGCGTGAACAAGTCCGGCGAAGTCAATCCCTTTGGTTTCCTCTCACTGGTCGTCTGGCGCGCGTTGTTAGCCGCATCAAGTTTGAGAAGAAGATCAACAAAGCGAAGATGGACTCCATGATGGACCCGACGACCGAGACATTCGATCAAGGTCAGGACGAGTACCAGATCGACAATGGAGGCATCAATCAGTTCTTCTACGAGAATCGTGCATGAAGGTCGCCATGATCACGGACATCCACTTTGATGTCCGCAACGGCTCTCGCTACTTCCTTGACAAGTACGAGAAGTTCTTCCGGGAAGTGTTCTTCCCGACCCTCGACCGAGAGGGAATCAAGACGGTCCTGCACCTGGGCGACAACTGGGAATACAGGACCAAGCTGAACGTCTACTCGATGAATCGCACCTTCAAGATGTTCTTTGATGAACTGGAGAAGCGAGACATCAAGCTGATCATGCTGAAAGGCAATCACGACGTTGTCTTCAAGAACACCAACGAGTACAACAGCGTTGACTTCTTGCAGAAGATGTATGCCAATGTCCACGTTGTCCAAGAGACCGAGACGATTGACTTTGACGGCTTCCCGATCAACTTCGTGTCGTGGGTCAACAATGAGAACCTTGACCGCTGCCTGAAGTTCATCAACGAATGCCCGCCTACTGTCCTCTGCGGTCACTTTGAGATCAAGTCGTTTGAGATGATCAAGGGTCAAGTCGCTACCCACGGATTTGACAAAGAGATCTTCCGCCGATTCGACAAGGTGTACTCCGGTCACTTCCACACGGTCAGCACCGACGGACGCATCTTCTACATCACGAACCCGTTCCAGACCAACTGGTCCGACTACTCGCTTGACAAGGGTTTCCGAATCTTCGACACCGCAAATCAGGACTTGCAATTCATTCCAAATCCGTTTGACGTGTATGACAAGATCGCGTATACTGACGACATAGACCTCATGGAGTTCGACTACGAGTCGTTCCGGGACAAGATCGTCCGAGTCTATATCGAGTCTTATGCGAAGACCAATCAGGCTAAGCTGAGTCTCTTCCTGGAGAAGATCCAGAATGTGACGTACTCTTGCGACTTGCAGGAGATTGACGACACAGTCTATGTGAACGAGAACGGAAACATCGAGTTCGTGGATACGACTCAGATGATCGAGACATACATCCGTGACGTCGTTCAGAACCCCAACATCGACAATGACAAGCTTCTAGGCAAGTTCATGGATATGTTCCATGAAGCCCGGAATCTGGTGGAGACAGAATGAGTAGGATCGTATTCCGTAAGGTGCGCTGGAAGAACATCATGTCCTACGGGAACATGTGGACGGAGATCTATTTGGATCGCAATCCGTCCACCATGATCCTTGGCACGAACGGCGCAGGCAAGTCGACATTCACGGACGTGCTGATGTTCGGTATGTTCGGTAAGCCATTCCGCAAGATCAAGAAGGGACAGCTGATCAACACCAAGAACGGCAGAGATGCCGTGGTCGAGATCTACTTCGACTGTGATGGTGACGAGTACCTGATCAGACGAGGCATGAAGCCGGACATCTTTGAGGTCATCAAGAACGGCGAGCTGCTCAACCAAGAGGCATCCAGCCGAGACTATCAGAAGATCCTGGAGAACACGATCCTCAAGATGGACTACGAGTCGGCTTGTCAGATCGTGTGTGTCGGCAAGGCACAGCACCAGCCGTTCATGCAGCTGGACAGTTCCAAGCGACGCAAGTTTGTGGAGGTGATCCTCAATCTGGTTGTTTTCTCGAACATGTCGAAGCTGCACTACAATCAGACATACGAGATCAAGAACAAACTGCAAGACCTTCGCTCCGCGGTTACGGTGTCGAAGGAGAAGGTCAAGATCCGCCAGCGATACATTGACGATCTGGAGTCTGCGGATCGCCAGAATCAGATGGAAGAGCTGGAGCGAATCGAGGTTCAGCTGGTCAAGCTCCGAGGTCAGATTGACGAGATCAATAGGCGTCGGACCGAACTGGGCGAAGCGAACCCGATTGACGACAAGGCGATGGAGAAAGCCAAGTCGGACCTTCAGCAGCACATCCGCTTGCTCACGCAGATGGACACGAAGATCGGAGAGATCAGCAAGCAGCTCAAGTCTCTGAACGAGAACACCAACTGCTACGCTTGTCATCAGCCGCTTGACCCGATCAAGATTGACAGCCAGAAGGACGAGCTGCAGGCAAAGTCGATCCAGCTGGAAGGTGCCAAGTCTGACCTATCCGAGCAGATTAAGAAACTGGAACGAATTGTCGATGACTTCCAGCGTGAGTATCAGGTATACTACGAACATAGATCGAAGCTGTCCGACTTGGACTCAGAGGCACGCTCGATCCGGAATCGTATTGCAGACCTGGAGGAAGAGAAGTCACGTGAGCGTACAAGCAACGCTGAGAAGATCCAGGAAGCAAAGGCAGAGCTGGCGGGGATGGAAGACATCTACATCCGACTTGCCGACAAGCTCCAAGAGGTGCAGGAACGCGCCGACTACTTGCAGGTGATCGGAACCATCCTGCAAGACAAGGGCATCAAGTCAATGATGATCAAGCGTTTCGTTCCGATCATCAACGCGACCGTCAACAAGCATCTCGCCCACCTTGGGCTATTCGCCAAGTTCAGTCTTGACGAGAACTTTGACGAGACTATCCAGTCGCGTGGATTCGACACTCTCGGTTACAACAGCTTCAGCGAAGGCGAGAAGCTGCGAATGGATATGGCTCTGCTGATGGCGTGGCGTGATATCGCCAAGATGCAGGGTAACGTATCAACCAATCTCCTTGTCTTTGACGAGGTGTTTGACTCCAGCCTTGATGGAAACGGGGCTGAGGCGCTTGCAGAGATGCTGACACAGATGGAAGGCCTGAACGTGTTCATCATCACTCACGCGCCAGAGAAGATCATGGATAAGGTCCGATCAGTGATTCGGATTGATCGAGTAGACGGATACAGCAAGTTGGTTTCTTGACACAGTATCTAGATTCCCTTGGGTTATGAGCCCAACACCATTACAATCATTGTTCGTTAAACAGGAGTACATAATGCTTCAGAATGCAACCATCGAAACCCTCGAGAATTTCGCATCGATCAACAAGGGTCTCGTCTTCAAGCCGGGCAATCGCCTGCGTACCGTCTCGATCCTGAAGAACGTGTTCGCAGTTGCCGAGGTGCCCGACACCTTTGACCGTGAGTTTGCGATCTACGATCTGAACGAGTTCCTGGCGGTGCTGAGTCTGCTGAACAAGCCGGCGCTGGACTTCAAGGACGAGTACGTGCTGATCACCGACGGCAAGTCGAAGATCAAGTACTTCTACTCGAGCCCGGCAGTCGTGCAGGCACCGCCGGACAAGGACATTGTCCTGACCGATCCGGAACTGACCCTGACCCTGACCAAGGATGACCTGACCCGCATCAGCAAGGCATCGGCAGCACTGAAGCTGACCGTCCTGAGCCTGTCGCAGGGTAAGGTGGTCGCCGCTGATCCGACTGCATCGAGCAAGGACGCAGCAACAGCCTGAACATCGAAGTCGAGACCTCGGGTGAAAGCGACAACGTGCGCGCCATCAAGATCGAGAACATGAAGATGATCCCGGGCGACTACTCGGTGTCGGTGTTCGAGCGCGCAGTGGAGTTCAAGAACAAGGACCGCGAGGGTTTGGTCTACATCGTCGCAGTCGAACAGGAGAAGAAGTAATGCAGGAGCGTTACGACACCTTCGCCGAAATCGCCGACGCCGCCTTCGGTTCCATCCTTGACTTTGTCGAATCTGACAAGGCCAAGGAAGTTCGGAAGTATCTCCCCAGGGGTCAGTTCGTCCGTGATTACGCTACTCTGAGACTGAACCTCGGTCGGCAGACCGGCAAGACCGAGTGGATCGTTAACAACGCAGCCCGGTCAGACATCGTCATCGTCGCCACCCAGGCGCAGGTGGAAGAGCTGACCCAGCGATTCAAGGAAAAGGACTATCCGGTTCCGTACATCTTGAAGGCTGAGTCGGTGCAGTATCGGTTCCGTGGTCAGCGCGATCTGGACAAGATCGGCGAGACGATCTTTGTGGATGACGCCTCGTATCTGGATCAGGCGAAGCTGAATGCCGCGATCAACGAGATTGCGATCCACATCAAGCCGGACCACATCGTTTTCCTGGGCTAAGCAATAGGAGTTTGTAATGAGTACTGAACAGTATCTGTGGAATGAAGCCTTCCGTCCTCACAAGGTGGCAGATTGTATTCTGCCACCGGAGATGAAAAAGTACTTCCAGCAACTGGTGGACGCCAAGAATCTGGATCACATGACTCTGGTCGGTGGTCCGGGTACTGGCAAGACGACCGTTGCGCGGGCGATGTGTGAAGAGCTGGACATTGACTACATCGTCATCAACGCATCGGAAGAAGGTAACATTGACACAGTGCGAACCAAGGTGCGTCAGTTCGCGTCCACGGTTTCACTGATGGACGGACACAAGGCGATCATCCTGGACGAGGCGGATTACCTCACCCCGACAGCACAGGCGGCACTCCGCGGTGCGATTGAAGAGTTCAGCGCCAACTGTCGTTTCATCTTCACCGGCAACTACGCCAACAAGATCATCGACGCGATCAAGTCCCGAGCTCCGGTCGTGGAGTTCAAGATCGACAAGTCGGATCGACAGCAGCTGATGATCCAGTTCCTGACCCGCGTTGAGGAAGTCCTGAAAGACAAGGGCATCCTGTATTCGGTGGAAGAGCTGGTTCAGGTCGTCAAGAAGAACTTCCCAGATTACCGCAAGACGTGGAACCTGCTGCAGCGCTATTGCGCGACTGGCGAGTTGAAGATCAACAGCCAGCAGGGCATCACCGAAGCGACGCTGAAGGAGCTGACCACGCTGCTGAAGGAAAGCAACTTCACCGAGATGCGGAAGTGGATTGTCGACAACCTTGACAATGACGGTGCAGCTCTTCGACGTGCGATCTACGACAAGGTCAGCCTTGAGATGAAGAAGGCGAGCATCCCCAATCTGGTCCTGATCCTTGCGGAGTATGATTACAAGGAAGCATTCGTGGTCGACAAAGAGATCAACATGGTGGCCTGCTTGACGACCATCATGACGGAATGCAACTTCGAGTAATTACAAGTGAGGGATTGGTTATGGCAGAGAAATTGTCGCCTTTTGAGATCACAGGGAACCTGAACGAGAAGAAGGGACACCTGGATGTCAGCGAAGTCGGTTATGATGCGTTTGTCATCAATCGCGTGATGTCTAACACCATTGACACGGTGCTGTTTGCCAACGAGATGAATCGTTGCTGGGGCGCTGAAAAGCAATGGCAGTATGACTTCTACTACTATGGTCTTCCGAAGAAGAAGCGCTACGGGAAGTGGCACAAGCTGACCGAAGAGAAGGACGCGATCAAACTCATTCAAGCCCGGTTCGGATACAGCCACAACAAGGCTAAGGATGTACTTGACATCCTCCGACCACACCTCCCTCAGATCGAACAAGAACTGAAAACAGGTGGACGCAATGGAAAGAAGTGATGTGATGGATGAGTTTTTCGAGATCGAGGCCTTGGACCGGGACCAGTTCCTGAAGGTCCGCGAGACCTTGACTCGGATCGGTATCAGCACCAAGCGAACCGATGAAAATGGCAAGCAGACCTTGTGGCAGACATGCCACGTTCTGCATAAGCGTGGACGGTACTACATTTGCCACTTCAAGCAAATGTTCCTGTTGGACGGTCGCACCAAGTCGACAGACTTCACTGATGAAGACTACGACCGGACCGAGTACATCGTGGCGCTGCTGCAGGATTGGGGTCTGGTAAAGGCTCTTGATGAAGTGATCAAGCCACCGACCAATGTCATGGTGGTCAAGCACTCCGACAAGGGGAATTGGAATCTGAGATGCAAGTACACAATTGGAGCTAACAATGGCAAAGCGTAAGACTGAAGAGAACACCGTCGTAGATCAGAAGGGTCCGGATCTGGGCGAACTGGTGATGAAGAGCCCAGCTGAAATCCTGCCCGGTGAATCGCCCGTGACCCTGGGTTTCCTGACCGAAGGTGATGCGCCGGTTCCGACCTACGCATCGGCTGAAGCATCCGGCATGGATCTGGCAGCGTATCTGGTAGAGGGTGGCACGGTTCGCGTTCATGACAGCGCCAACAACGAAACCCAGCGAGCCATCCGCGGACTGAATGGCGAAGCCCGTCATGTCCTGCTGGAACCGTTTGACCGTGCACTGATCCCGACCGGTGTCAAGGCACAGATCCCGCACGGTTATGCACTGGCGATTCGTCCGCGTTCCGGAACCAGTTTCAAGAAGGGTTTGGGCCTGACCAATTCGGTTGCGACCATCGACAGCGATTACACGGGTGAGCTGTTCGTCAGCATCATCAACCTGTCGGGTGCGCGTGTCAAGATCGAAGACGGTGAGCGTATCGCTCAGATCCTGGTCGAGAAGGTGTATCGCTTGGACGTGACCAAGCTGGAAGCGATCACCAAGGAGACCGAGCGCGGCGAGGGTGGTTTCGGTTCGACTGGCACGAAGTGAGGGAGTAGTACATGATCAAGATTGCATTCACGTCTCAGGGTCAGATCATTGGCGATTGGGAAGAGCTGGAAGATGCTCTGGAGGTCGAGAACCCGGCGATCATCAACGTGACACCGCAAGGCGTCCAGTTGGTTCCGCTGCTGATCATCACTGAGTCGAATCGCATTCAGGTGAACTACACAGACATCCTGGGTGGCGCGCTAGTCGAGCCGGTTCCCCAGATGCGGAACGTATACAACGAGCAGTTCGGTAGCGGCATTCAGCTGCTGACCAAGTAAGGGGCAAAAAGAGAGCCGGGATCAACCCGGCTCTTGCCTTGTGACTGCGGACTCTGATCCGCCATATTTTGATGCGATGAAACTTGTTAGTACTTGCGCTGATGCTACTACTGCTAGGTAGATCAGCCAGATGAACTCCAATCCAGCAGAGCCTGGAGCGGCTGCATTGATTCCGAGGAACGCCACAGTGGCTACAAAGTATGCGATTGACGACCAGAACTTGTTCGGCGAGACCTTACCGTCCGATCCGAGGAAGAGCGTAGTTAGATCTACTTCGTCAAAGCTTTGAATAAGAAGCCGGCAAGTATTAACATAAAGACTGCGGAGAACAATGTCCCGGCTACCGGGATCAGGTTCTCTAGAAGCAGTCTTAGCAGCTCTACTGATTGAGAAGGAGATGGCATGTTTTACACGTTCTGTGAGAAAGTAGGGAGCAGAATCTATCACCGGTACGTGACAGCCGATGGTGAGAGAAAGCAAGAAGTGGTATCTGAAGTGCCTCTGGAACTATTTATGAAGTCCCGTGACGGTGAGGTCCGCTCGCTGTATGGCGACCGTCTGAAGAGGTTCCAGTTCAACAGCATCAGCGAAGCCGCCGACTTCGAGAAGCGCATGGAGGGGGTCGAGCCGATCTTCGGACAGACTGACCCAGTCCAGCAGTTCATTTCACAGAAGTACAAGGGCAAGATCAAGTTTGACTTCAACAAGTTCCGCATCCTCAACTTCGACATTGAAGTCCGGACTGACGGCTACGATGATGAAGACGAGGCGCAAGTCCGTCGCGTGTTCTCGAATGAAGCCGAGACCTGGACTGTCGGTGAGATTCGCAACTACGATGGTGCAGCGCAGTATGAAGTCTATGACCTCATGCACGATCGCTGGTATCCGATTGAGAGCTGTCCTCAGTTGATGGTCGGCGGCTTCCCGGAAGCGGATGAAGCGAAGTATGAGATCACATCCATTGCGATGAAGATGTTCGGCAAGGACAAGAAGATCACCCTCGGTCAGAAGGACTATCAGCCGAAGGACAAGAATCAGATCTACACGCGATTCAACAGCGAGGCTGAACTGCTGCTGGAGTTCGTGAACATCGTGCGCATGCTGGACCCGGACATCCTGACCGGGTGGAACATCGAAGAATTCGACATTCCGTATGTCGTTCATCGTCTGCAGAAGCTGCACGGCGAAGAGACGGCGAATCGCCTCAGCCCGTTCCACAAGGACACGAAGAAGTGCCTGCAGCATTACATCGCTGACAAGGACAACGATATGCCGTCGTATCGCATCCTGGGTGTGACGGTTCTGGACGGTCTCAAGCTGTTCAAGAAGTTCGTGCTCCGCAAGTACGAGAGCTATCGACTGGACTACATCGGTGAGTCGGTGGTCAAGGAACGCAAGATCGACTACAGCGAGTACAACAACGATCTGAACAAGCTGTATATGATGGACTTCGACAAGTTCATCGCATACAACGAGAAGGACGTTGAGCTGGTCGAGAAGATCGACAAGAACAAGCAGTTGATCCGACTTGCGATCACCATGATCATGATGACCAAGTCCAAGTACCGAGACGTCATGGGTAAGGTCAAGTTGTGGGACAACCTGATCTACAACATGCTCTTGGAAGACAACATCGTGATCCCTCCGGCGGTTCGTCGCAGATCGGAAGGTAAGATCATCGGTGCGTGGGTGAAAGACCCGGTGGCAGGTAAGTACCGATACGTTGTGTCGCTCGACTTGACATCGCTGTATCCTTCGATCTGTATGATGTACAACATGTCGCCAGAAACCCTGGTCCGTGAGGAGATGGGAACCCTTGACTATGTGACACGTTTGGTCGGCGGTGAGGATCTTGCGGTTGACATGAAGGCGAAGGGCTATTGCATGGCGGCGAACGGTTCGGCTTACAGGCTGGACATTGTCGGCGTTCTACCTCGCGGAATGCGATACGTCTTCGACACGCGTCAAGACTACAAGAAGAAGATGAAGGACGTCAAGCAGAAGCGAGAGGACGTTCTGGCTGCTGGCGGCAAGAACACAGACCCGGAATACATCGAGTGGGATGAACTGGTGTCGGAGTTCAACGCGGCTCAGGAAGCAATGAAGGTGCTGGCAAACTCCGGTTACGGCGTGACGGCGCAGGACAGCTTCCGGTACTACAACCGCAGCATTGCCCAGGGTATCACCTTGACGGGTCAGGTGACCATTCAGACGGTGGTGCTCAAGACGAACGAGTACCTCAACAAGCGATTCGGGACAACTCGAGATTACGTCATCACAGCGGATACGGACTCAATGTATCTGGCTCTGGAGAACGTGCCGACGAATGCAACCGATGCAGCCGCTGCAATTGAAGAGCTTGACCAGTTTGTCGAGAAGGAGCTTCAGCCGTTCATCGATCAGACCTTCCGCGAGTTGTCGGATCGGATGGGATGCCCGAAGAACATGATGGATATGAAGCGCGAAGCTCTCTCGGACGTCGGCATCTGGCGCGCCAAGAAGAACTACGTGCTGCGCGTTTGGGACATGGAAGGCGTCCGGTACGCGGAACCGGAAATGAAGATGATGGGTATCGAGACTGCCAAGAGCTCGACACCGATGATCGTCCGCAAGGAGCTGGAAGAGTGTCTGAAGATCATGTGCTCCGGCACCGAGAAAGAACTTCAAGATGAGCTTGCCCGGTTCAAGAAGGTCTATTACAATAGTGGAATCGAGGAGATTGCCAAGCCGCTCGGTGTCTCGGACCTGACCAGCTATTCACTCAATGACAAGCGAATCCCGTATCAGAGCAAGGCAGCGATCCTGCACAACAAGCTGATCCAAGAGAAGGGGCTGAGCAAGACCGTCGAGCGAATCAGAAACGGCAACAAGGTGAAGCTGATCCTGTTGAAGGAGCGTAACCCGCTCCGGAACAAGTACATTGCCTTCATCGGTGAGTTGCCGAAGGAGTTTGGTCTGGACGAGTATGTGGATTATGATGGTCAGTATGAATCGACCTTCATGAGTCCGGTGAAGTCGTTCACCGATCTGATCGGTTGGAAGACAGAACAGATCTCGAGCTTGGAAGATCTTTTCGGTTGGTAAGTACAGTGCGGAGACAACCTCCGCACTAAAATCTGGAGCTAAAATGGCAAATCAAAGTCTGGCTGAACGCATTCTCAAAAACTCTGTGATCAAGGAAGCAGCGGTCCTTGACAAGTCCCAATTCTTCAAGAAGAAGGACCTGGTGCGCACAATGATTCCGCTGCTGAACCTCGCCCAGTCGGGTGAGCTGGATGGTGGGTTTGGTTCGGGCTTGACTGTCTGGGCTGGTCCGTCGAAGCACTTCAAGACCTCTCTGCTGCTGGCAAGTCTGAAAGCGTATCTGGACAAGTTCTCGGACGCAGTTGCAATCTTCTACGATTCGGAATTCGGTACGCCGCAGAGCTACTTCACGTCGTTCGGCATCCCGCTGGATCGTGTCATTCACATTCCGATCACCAACATCGAGATGCTGAAGTTCGACATGATGCAGCAGCTGGAAGGCTTGCAAAAGGGCGACAAGGTCTTCATCGCGGTCGACTCGGTCGGCAACTTGGCGTCGAAGAAGGAAGTGGAAGACGCGATCAACGAGAAGTCCGTTGCGGATATGACCCGCGCGAAGGCACTGAAGTCGCTGTTCCGAATCGTGACCCCATACTTCACCTTGAAAGACATCCCGTGTCACGTGGTCAACCACACGTACAAGACTCAGGAGATGTATTCCAAGGACGTCGTGTCGGGTGGTACTGGTATCTACTACTCGGCGGACAACATCTTCATCATCGGTCGTCAGCAGGACAAGAAGGATGACGAGCTGTTGGGTTATCGCTTCATCCTGCGCGCTGAGAAGAGCCGCTACGTGCGAGAGGGCTCCAAGTTCCCGCTGACCGTGTCCTTCGACAAGGGTATCAGCAAGTGGTCGGGTCTGCTGGATCTGGCACTGGAAACTGGTCACGTGGTCAAGCCGTCGAATGGTTGGTACTCACACGCGGGCGACGACAAGAAGCTCCGCCTGAACCAGACCGAAACCTCCGAGTTCTGGCTGCCGATCCTGACTGGCACCGACTTCGCCGAAAAGCTGAAAGAGAAGTTCCAGCTGTCGCTGAGCCAGATGATCGAAGCGGGTGACATCGACTACGCCACTGGAGAAGTCCTGAAGCGCGAAGAGGATGAGGAAGATGACGCCGATTGAGATTGGACAGGCAATCCTGGACGTCTTGAATCGAGGCGATGAAGTCCGCGTGACATTCACCAAGAAGGACGGGTCTGAGACGACCCGTTCCTTCGGCAGGGGCAAGGACTTCGTACCCAATGGACCCCGATTGACAGAAGACACAAAGTATTTGAATCTCTGGTCGATTGATGACGCGGGTTATCGTACAATCATACTCGAGTCGATCAAAATGGTGGCTTGCTAATGCAGATCTACGTACATGAGGCAACCGAGAATTCCATCTCGGTGGTGAACATTGAGTATCCGGAGTTCCGGCATACTTTCAGAGAAATCCGGGTGGAACCGGAGGGAGTGACTGCCGTCCATTCTGTCGAAATCAGCGAGCAGGAAGTCGGTAAGTACAATGGCGATGACCAGGAGCAATTCCTGGAAGACCAAGGGACTGAGATCTTGAACGAGTTGATCAAGATCATTGACCGACAGTCGCAAGTCGCGTAAACTATATTCCACGTCAACCAAGGAAACAATATGGCATTGCAGAAACACAAGTGTGATCCGGCTCTCGGCGCTCGCGTCTTTGAGCACCTGAAGCAGAAGGGTTTGCACACCCCAGTCGTGGAAGAAGCTCTCTTCCAACATGAAGGCAGCAAGATCGACAAGATCGAAGCGCTGCAAACCCAGGTTCTGAACTGCTGGGTCTTGACCTCTCCGATGACAGTCTGATCGAGACTCCCCGACGCATTGCCAAGATGTACGTCAGCGAGCTGTTCTGGGGCCTGCATCCGGATCACTTCCCGAAGTGTACCACGGTCGAAAACAAGATGCGCTACGATGAAGTCGTCATCGAGAAGGCATCCGTGAAGTCGGTGTGTGAGCATCACTTCGTGTACTTCGGCACCAGCCACCGCCCGGACCTGGGATGCTGGATCGCGTATGTCCCGAAGGAGAAGGTGCTTGGTCTGTCGAAGATCAATCGCATCGTCGAGTACTTCGCTCGTCGTCCGCAGATTCAGGAACGCCTGACCGAGCAAATCGCCGAGACCCTGAAGTTCATCCTGGAAACGGATGACGTCGCGGTCGTGATGAAGGGTCAGCACTTCTGTGTTCTGACTCGCGGTGTGGAAGACTCGGACGGTATGACCATCACCAGCGCGCTGCACGGTCGATTCCGTGACGAACTGCCGATGCGTCAGGAACTGATGAGTCTGGTACGATGACCGATCTCTCGATCAAGGTCGAGCAAGAGATGGTATATGCAAGTCCCCGGAAGCTGAGAGGTTTCCGGGTGACTCGCAGGAAAGGGAATCGGAAGTTCATCTTCCGCGTTCCATGGGTGATGGAAGAAGTGCAACCCATCCGCGCCTACTACTCAGGCAATTCCGCTCTGAGATCAATGCGCGTTAACAACTGAAATAACTGGAGATTTGAAAATGAGCAAGATCAAAGTAGCTGTCGTTGGTGTTGGTAACTGCTTCTCGTCCCTGTATCAGGGTGTTGGCTACTACAGCAACCGTCCCGATGAAGTGATCTCGGGCATCGCCCATGTGGACATTGGTGGCTACAAGGCTACTGATCTGGAGTTCGTCCTTGCTATCGACGTTGATCACCGCAAGGTGGGGCAGTCGCTGAGTGACGCGATCTTCGCAGAACCGAACGTCGCGCGTGTGTTCCACACCGAGCCGGCTCCGGGCGCAAATCCGATTGTCAAGATGGGTGCTCGTCTGGATGGTGTCTCGACGTTCATGGAAACCGAACCGGCAAGCCGTGGCTTCCGCCCGGTCCCGACCGACGAGCCGACCGAAGCCGCCAAGGCGCGACTGGTTGAACACCTGCGTTCCAGCGGTGCGGACGTTCTTCTGAACTACCTGCCGGTCGGATCGAATCAGGCAACTGAGTTCTACGCTGAGTGTGCACTGGAAGCGGGCGTGAGCTTCATCAACAACATCCCGGTGCTGAACCTGAACCATCCGGATTGGGAAGACCGCTTCATCGACGCAGGCATTCCCTACATCGGTTCGGACATCAAGAGCCAGTTCGGCGCTTCGATCCTGAGCCAGATGCTCCAGGAGCTGGCGTTCGACCGCGGTATGGAAGTTGACTTCCATCAGCAGCTGAACGTGGGTGGCAACACCGACTTCAACAACATGATGGTTCAGAGCCGTCTGCTGGATAAGAAGGTCTCCAAGGAGAACGTGATCCGTGCTCAGAATGACCTGCGAGACATCCCGGTCAATGAGGATGCACTGTTCGCCGGTCCGTCCACCTACATCCCGTACCTGAAGGACAACAAGGTCGCCTACTTCAACCTTCGCCTGCGCGGTTTCGGTGGCGCTCCGGTGGATGTGGACGTCAAGCTGTCGGTGCAGGATTCGGAGAACAGCGCGGGCGTCGTGATTGATGCGATCCGATTCATCAAGGTGGCACGTGAGCTGGGCATTCGTGGTTGCCTGCGTGGACCGAGCGCGTTCACCCAGAAGTCGCCGCCGAAGCAGCTGACCATGGAAGAAGCTAAGTACGAGTGTGACGCACTGGCGAATCGCAAGCTGACCCCGATCACCAAGCGTCAGCTGACGAACCGGTCGGCAAAGGAATTCGCTCGTCAGGAGCTTGCCGAAGGCGGAATGGACTACTTGCGCGTGTTGGACAAGAAGCGCCAGTCGAATGCAGAGCGTGGAATTTAACCTTTAGAATCAAGAGGTTACGTTGAAGGGTCTTCGGACCCTTCAAACGTCTTTACCCTTTGAAATCAAGTAGTTATCAAATTCCGCTTAAGAATTAGCCATGAGGGACTATAATGAGAGCGCAACACTCCTTTGACATTGACGGCGTGATCAGCATTGGCATCCGCCCCAGCCCCGGAGCAATCATCATCACCGGGCGCAGCTATGAAGAACGTGCCGAAACGGAAGCGTATCTGAAACACCTTGGCATCAGCAACGATGTCTTTTACAATCCTTTGAAGTGGTCGGAGAAGTCTCGGACCTCGTCGGGCGAGCACAAGGCGGAGATCATCAACCTGCAGGGAGTCACCCGTCATTTTGAGGATGACCCGGTACAGGCACAAGTGATCCGCGAACGCTGCCCCAATTGCTACGTTGTCGAGATTGTCTCCGATCTGGTGGAGCTCGAGAACGTGCGTCATACCTTCACGGGAGAACCGAATTGAGTAAGAAGATCCTGATCCTGTACAGTGGTGGCTTGGATTCCATGATGATGGAGAAGCTGGCACAGTGGACCAACCCGACCGCCGAGATCACCTGCGTGTTCTATGAGCATGGTCAGGACAGTCTGGAAGCTGAGATTGCAGCGTTGCCGTGGTATGTCAAGCGTCGCAAGCTCGACTGGTTGGACGGAGAAGTGAAGGCAGTCCCCAAGAAGTCTGATCCGTTCGCGGGTGCGATCTACATCCCGGGACGTAATCTGGTGTTCGCAGTCACCGCAGCGTCGCAGTTCCTCCCGGACGAGATCTGGATGGGAACTCTGTTCGATGAATGCAACGAGCAGGCAACCGATAAGAACAACATCTTCCTGGAGAAGACCAACGCGGTTCTCAAGTATGTCCTGAGTCCGTTCGGTAATCCGGTCGTCAAGTTCCCGTTCGTGGAGCGCGGCTGGACCAAGACTGATGCCCTGGGTTGGCTGCTTGCCAGAGGCGTTGTAAGTAAAGAGGACATTGCGAAGACCACTTCATGCTGGCACAATGACGGTCTCCCTTGCGGTGAATGCAAGCAGTGTCTGAAGCGCGCACTGATCATGGATCAGTTCGATATCTATGAACACCATGCCGGACTCCACCCGCTCGACCCGACCAACAAGTTCTGTGCTGATCTGATCGAACAGTATGAAGCATGTCTGGAACCGAACATTGACGAGCGCGAAGTCCAGCGATTGATCCGAAGCTGGAGAGCTTGATGAAGATTGGATACGAATACGTGATGTCGGGTCTAGGATACACCCGCATCAAGGGAACGCACCTGATTGATTGGACGCATCACAAGTTCGAGCGTGACTTCCATGATTCCAAGTTTGCGATCCTGTACAACGCATTCACAGAAGCAGAGTATGGACGTCGATTCAAGGACGTCCATTGCAACGTGTATGCCGACTCGGGCGGTCTGCAGATGATGACCCGAAACCTCGGAATCACGCCGGAACTGAAGGACAAGGTCTATCAGAACCAGTCCGACTGTTCGCAGTTCGCCATGTGCTTTGACGAGATTCCTCTCCGCAAGGCAGAAGATAAGGGCAAGATCGGCAGCCAGCAGGGTCGCTTCTTTGATCGAACCCTGATCAAGGAGAAGGCAACCGAGACCGCGCTGAACATCCGTCGTCAGATCGAGCTCTTTGAGGAGACTGGCACGGCGGCGCGTCCGGTGGCAATTATCCAAGGCAACTGTGCCGAGACGATGCTGGAATGGGCTGATGTGTTGTTCGATCAGGTCGGCGACAAGGCTGACAAGATCGCATCGGTGGCTATCTCCGGTATCTGCATTGGCAACAAGACGATGGAGGAACTGGAACGCAGCTTTGTGTTCAGTCAGATCCATCGGAACTACAAGATCGATCACCTCCACTTGCTGGGAGTCGGATCGGTCAATCGTGTGTCACCGTTTGTGGTCTTCGACCGCTTGCTGGAACGAGACATCTTGATCAGCTATGATAGCACGTCGCACGTCCAGTCGACAACCTACGGCTATCACTTCTGGGAAGAAGGTCTCGTCAAGATCCAGAAGGGCTACTACCACAAGTGGGATGACATGGCGGCGCGTATCGCCGAGTTCTCGGAAGGCACGTTCGTTGTTGATGGTCCGGAGCTGTACAAGCTCTGCAACACCAACATCAAGGGCATGACCGACGAACAGAAGGACAAGGTACGCGATGCATTGTTCATGATGGCGGCAATTCAGGCATACAAGATGTCTGACTTCGTGGAACGGACATGCAAGGACTTCGAGAGCAGCCTGATCCATCACGATCAGCACTTGTGGCTCCCATTGCGAGCACTTCACGATGATGTGTCGACGGTGCAGGACTTCAATCAGTGGCGTCGGGACTTCCAGCGCTACATCCCGACAAGTCGTGTATCTTCTTCGCATAACTCCTTGGATGACCTGTTCGGTTAAGCGATAATCATAGAACGAAATAGGAGAGTACATCATGGCAAAGTTTGAAGTATCCGAAGTGTTCATGTCGTTGGAAGGTGAGGCACAATTCACCTTCCATCCGACTGCATACATTCGGTTTGCACGGTGCAACCTGAGTTGCCCGTTTTCAACAACCCGGAACGTGAGAAGACGCCGACCGGGTATGCGCCGCTGACCTTCGACCCGAAGGATTACAGCAAGCTGGAAGAAATTCCGCTGATCACCAAGGGTTGCGATTCGCAGTATGCGGTGAACCCGATCTTCTCTCACATGTGGAAGAAGCTGGAAGCGGACGAGCTGGTTGATGAGTTGCTCTCGGTGATTCCGGGTAACAAGCTGGTGTATGACACGGGTTTGCCGGTGATCGTGAGTCTGACTGGCGGTGAGCCGACGCTGAAGTGGAAGCAGCTTCCAGAGATCATGTTCCATGAGAAGATGAAGGATTGCAAGCACTTCTTGGTCGAGACCAATTGCGCCGTCCCATTCAAGGACGAGTTCATCAGTCAGATCCACAAGTGGCTCAACGAGGATGACAGTCGTCAGTGGACGTGGTCGAACAGTCCGAAGCTGAACTCCAGCGGTCACACCCGAACCGAGGCGATCAAGCCTGCGATTGCTCTGATGCAATCGGCGTTGTTCAAGTCCAACGCTGGTCAGATCAATCAGTATTTCAAGTTCGTGGTAGACGGTTCGGAAGAAGACTACGCGGAAGTGAAAGAGGTCATGAAGATCTATCATGACGCTGGTCTGGCTCTGGACACTCCGATCTGGATCATGCCTCAGGCTTGCACGCAGGAACAGCAAGTGGAGCTGGCGCGATCAGTTGCACGTCGCTGCATGGTCGAAGGCTGGCTGTACTCACATCGTGTTCAGAATGACCTCTGGGGTAATGGAGTTGGCACTTGATCACCGTAGAATTCATTGACGCGTTGATCGCGATCCACGGACGCAAGTCTGTCATGCAAATTCTGGGCGAGGTGATCTACAATGATGACGTTTCATGAGTGGATGGCTCATCACGGTTACTGGGCGGGGCGGTGTGGTGCCGGAAAGTCTATGTATCAGGACATGTATGGCAAGTACTGCCGTGAGTGGCGTCAGAACAACCCAGCTTGAGGTAGCAGATGAGTGACATTTCCAATGAGCGCTTGATTCTGGCGGCGCTTGTAAAGAACGAGGAGTATCTGCGAAAGATGCTCCCGTTCTTGAAGCCAGAGTACTTTGAGGATGCGGCGGAAGGTCGTATGCTCAAGATGATCTTTGAGCATGCTCAGCGATACAACGAACTGCCTGACAAGTCAACCCTGATCGTCGCAGCGAAGAACGATCAAAGCCTCTCAGAAGGCCAAGCTGATGCGCTGCATGAAACGATCTTGGACGTATTCAGCATCATCCCATCCAAGAACGTTGAGTATCTGTCGGAGACAACAGAGCAGTTCGTCCAGAAGACCGAAGTCTATCTGGCGATTCAGAAAGCGATTGCGATCTATCAAGGTGAAGACCTGAAACAGACTGTCGCGGCGATCCCGGACATCTTGGCGAAGGCGCTGGCAGTCAGCTTTGACATCAAGATCGGCATGGAGTACTTCGATACCGCTGCAGAGCGATTCGACTTCTACTCCAACCCGGAAAGCCGAGTCCCGTTCCGACTGGAGTCCTTCAACGAGATCACTTGTGGAGGCGTGATCCGAAAGACGATGAATCTTCTGGTCGCGGGCGTGAACGTTGGTAAGACAATGGGTCTTATCAGTCTTGCAGCCGATTATGTGCGAGACGGTTACAACGTCCTGTACATCTCAGGCGAAATGCGAGAGGAGATGATCTCCCAGCGACTGGACGCGAATCTTCTCGGCACCAACGTCAACGATCTGGTCAAGCTCGGCAAGGAGAAGTTCCTGAGCCGAGTCGAAAGCCTCAAGCAGAAGTCCTACGGTCGATTTGTCGTCAAGGAGTTTGCTCCGGGTACGGCAACGAACCTGTCCATCAAGCACACGATGGACGACCTGAAACTGAAGAAGAACTTCGTACCCGACATCATCATCTGCGATTACCTGCAGATCATGGCATCGAGCCGTATGGCATATGGTTCGCAGGGTAGCTACTACTACTACAAGGCAGTCGCGGAAGAGTTGCGAGCCCTGGCGGTAGCGACGAACACGGTTCTCTGGACAGCGGCACAGTTCAACCGAGGAGGCATGAACAGCTCTGAGGTGGGTATGGAGGACATTGCAGAATCGACAGGTATTGCCCAGACAGCAGATGGTATGTGGGCGCTGATCAGAACGGAAGAGTTGGATCAGGTCAACAAGCTGATGGTCAAGCAGTTGAAATCACGATACGCTAACAAGGCGGTGAAACTGAAGTTCACCATCGGCGTGGACGTTGACAAGCAGACGCTGTATTCAGTCGAGGACGATAACGCCGATCAGTACATGGACGAGTCGAAGGGATCGAACTACTCTCAGGCGGACATCAAGGAGCAGTTCATGAAACAGAACGGCGGATCGAAAAGAGACATGTCAAAACTGAAATGAGGCCTTGACGGCTTCACATTCATCAGGTATCATATAGTCTCAATCAAGGAGACGTAGCGATGAATGAGAATGTGAAGCCGGCAGAGTTCAAGCGAGTGTTCAACAGCCGTGAGCAGATCCGCGATAACACCCTGGTGGCTGGTCTGGAAGCGTTCTACAACGTCTGCAATCGAGATCCGCAGAACTGGATCTACACGATGGTGTCGCACAATGGTGCGGTCGTGTGTATGCAGGAGTACGCCAAGCTGGTGGTTTTGCGGTCCTCAAGCCATCGGAGATTCAGGAAATCGAAGCCGGCATTGTCCCGGAATGGGCTGCCAAGATCATGGCTGAATTCGAGCGCCGCAACAACATCCGCCTCTAAGACGACGCCCCAGGTCCGCTTGGGGCGTCTCTTTGTGTAAATATCCTGAAGAGTTTCTTTCACCAGGAGAATTACATGGCAGCACCAACCTACTTGCCTGAGGCGATTGCTACCGCGATTGGCTGGGCACATCCGATCACAGGCGAACAGCTGGACGTCACCAAGGGTCTTCCTGGCGCGATCAGCTACTACAAGCCGAATGCTCGCGGACAGTCTTTCATCGATCCAGCTGGCAGTGTCACAAGCCTGATCAACTTCATCAAGAAGGGTCCGCGTAAGGTCATCTTCACGATCCAAGCGAAGAAGGCGATCAAGAAAGTCGTGACCACATTCGGTGACGCGTCCGATCCGCTGACATCTGGAGCAACATTCCTTCACGTGTATCCGGATGATCCCGCAACCAAGACCTACTCTCTGTCTTCTGTTGTGACCTACAGCGACGACACTACAGAGACTGTCACGCTGGAAGTTCAGATCCTGGCAGGCGAAGTTGCCGCGCCGGCAAATACCGCAGTACCAACTATCACAGGTACAGCACGAGTGGGGCAGGTTCTGACGGCTGGTGATGGTACCTGGACGGGCAATCCTGCTCCGACCTTCACATACGCTTGGTTCCGTGGGACCACAGCAATCTCTGGAGCCACCAGCAAGACCTACACTCTGGTTGCAGCTGATGCCGGCTCGACCGTGAAGGTTCGCGTGACTGGAACCAATTCCGAAGGCACAGCCAATGCCGAATCGGCTCCGACTGCAAGCGTGACGCAAGCTCCAGCTAACACCGCTGTTCCGACAGTGACTGGTACGGCTCGCGTTGGTCAGACATTGACCGCCGCTCCGGGAACATGGACTGGCACACCAACTCCGACTTACACCTACCAGTGGCAGCGTGGCACAACCAACATCAGTGGTGCGACAAGCTCGACTTATGTTCTGGTTGCAGCTGACGCAGGGCAGACAGTTCGCGTGGTTGTGACCGGCACCAACTCGGCAGGCAACGCTTCGGCGAACAGCGCCAACACGGCTTCGGTGACTCAGACTCCAGCTAACACCGCTCTACCGACCATCACCGGAACGGCTCAAGAAGGACAGGTTCTGACCTCGACCAACGGAACATGGACTGGCACACCAACACCGACCTACACACGTCAGTGGAAGGCAGGCGGAGTTGATATCGCTGGTGCGACGGCTCAGACCTACACTCCAGTGGCAGGCGACGTTGGCAAGACCATCACCGTTGCAGTCACAGGCACCAACAGCGCGGGTAATGCAACCGCAACGTCGGCAGCCACAGCAGCGGTTGTCGCGGCGGCATAATCTTGAAACACTTTCGGGCCCAGGTAGATCCTGGGCCCTTCTGTCTATATCATACCAGGATACCAAATGATGGAGATCTGTTATGGGTGGTAATGTAGTGATCAATGGAATGTCCGCTCGCCGCATTGAAGTCGAGACTCTTGAGCAGCTGGTGGACCTGAATCATGAAGTCGCAATCTTGATGCATCGGTTGCAAATGGAACCGGGCTCTTACTTCCCGACTGGCAGCTACCGTGCAATGCTCGAGAATTTCAGCCGAGTCCATCATTCCAAGCCGACGCTGGGTGACGTGGACATTGCAGTACACAAGGATTCCAAGGGACACATCATGTCGATGCTGCCGAAGCTGGAAGCGATTGATGCAATCGCGGGGTGGAAGGTCTCAGGATCGAACATCATCGTCCTGACCAACACCGGAGAGCAGATCGATCTGGAACTGACCGATGGTAGCGCATGGTCGCTATGGATCCGACAGTCAGACATTGCCGATCTGGATTGCGGCATCAAGGGATTCGCCAACATCTTCCTCTTCCGAGCTCTGACCTCGCTGACTGTCAAGGACTTTCCGGGTCTTGGTGAGATGAACGAGTATGCGTTCAGCCTGAATGGACTCCGCCGCAAGGTCGAGATGAATGGCGCTGTCGCGGAGGTAATCCCATCATCCAAGGTCAAGCCGAACGACTACATCACCGATCCGGGTACGATCCTCCAGATCCTGTTGGCAGATCGTTGCTTCCAGCCGGTCTCCAAGATCATCCCGAGCGATGTGTGGGAAGTGTCCAGTTCGTTTGTGAAGCTGTGGGCGTTCGTGTGTAGCTGGATCAAGTCGAAGAGTGATCTGGATAAGATCAGCAATGCCCTGTATGACCTGCTGTATAGCGACAAAGCACAAAGCCTGTATCGGGATGATCCCGAACGAGATGCACAAGAGAAGGACGCAATATGGAAAGAGTTCCAGCGCACCCTCATGATGAACAAGGCGTCCGTCGCCTATGAAGATTGAGGATCTAGACGCGATCCTCCGAGACAGAAGTTCCGTACCAAGAGAGTCAGCGCAAAGCGATTGGTTGTCTACACGAGCGGGTCACGGCAAGAGCTGATGGCCCAGCTCGGCAATGAGTTCGGCGGAGTCTTCTGTCCGAACCCTGATTCATACTCGACAGCCGGGTCAACAGACTATGGTTTCTTCAAACTGTATGCGAAGCCCGACAAAGGCGCGGGCGCGAAGGCGGCTGGAATCGACAATGAAGATCTCCTTGTCAAGGCCTTGAATAGATACACGACTGATTACAAGAAGGTGACGGTCACGTTTGAGGCGCTCAATATGAAGATCAATGTCGCCGATGTCAAGTTCGCTCGGCACTCCGGTGCAGACACGAAGGGACGCAAGAAGGCTGACGTTGTGCTCGAGACTTCATCCGGTGAGGTGCCGATCTCGGTCAAGAAGGATAAGGCGGAGATGTGGGAGTCGGCTGATTCCTACTGGTCGGCGAACACAGGCATGGTCATCAATCACCTGCTGAAGAAGGGTGAGATCACCATGGAGCCGAACAAGAACGTCTACAAGATCAAGCCGAGCGTTGCCATCGAGGCAACATCAGAGGAGAAGCGTGACGTTGTGTTTGGATCGGACCTTCTCGGCAAAGGGTTCGTAGCTCAGAAGTCATATAGTGAATCAGACTTTTCCTTTAACTTGAAGGCAAAAGAGCTTAAAATCAATTGTACGCACTTGATCCAGTCTGAGGAGGACGTTCACGGCGACCACGATGTGTGGTTCCTGATTCGCCCGGACGCGACAAGGAGATCTGTGAAAGAGTGGCCAGGTGTTCGCACGCTGGCGGTTTATCAAACCCGACTGACCTCTGGCGTCAGGCGATATGAGAGGAGTGTGTTCAATGGATGCAAGTCCAAGAGTGGGAATCAAAACGTAGCTGATCTGGGGCAGACGAGGTATGAAAGCCTGTTTGTCCCTAGGAACGCGGACAACACCAAGTTCCAGTTCCGCTACATGAACGCCAAGATCAAGGTTGATGGTATCCCTTTGCGGTTTGGATTTGACGCGTCGGCTACCCCGTTCGTGGAAACCAGCCGCAGCGGATTGATCTATCACCCCTCGTCGTTCGTTCTGCATGCGAAGAATAAGCCGGATTCCAATCCACGCAAGCCGTGGATGGTCGCAACCGCATACAAGTATCAGGATCTGGCTACACGGATTCTCAATCTGCTGCACGCCGTTCCGTTGCACAAGCGATACCGGAACCTGAAGGTCCACGCCGAGTGCTTGCCGCGATGCTTCCAGGATGCAAATGGTCGGATCGTTACCTTGTCTTACACTCTGCCAGAAGGTGCTGAACTGGTCATGTACCCGTATCAGGTGGAAGGCTCCCTTCGCGCTCCGATGGTGGTAGCTGAGGAGATTCTCCTGCGATCAACGTCGTTCCCATACGCTGATAGGCAGAGGCATAGGAAGGAGATCTTGATTGAGAATGATGCAATCACGTTGCCACTGATCGAGTCGGAGACTCAGCCTTACCCATCTGAACTGGCACACGATATCCTTTCCGGAGTGAATGTGTATACACCTTACGGTCCAATTGAAGGTGTCATCATCCCTACAGAATACGGCGACGCGAAGGTTCAGAGTCAGATCTATAAGGAAGAGCGCGCTAAGCTGAAGATCAAGCTGGTGGTGGAAGAATGAACATCCTCTTCCCGGGACGATTCCAACCGATCCACAAGGGTCATATCCACACCTTCAATGAGCTCAGCAAGAAGGGCAAAGTCCATATCGCTGTGATCCGTGGCGCCGTGACATCCCGGAACCTCAAGCTGAATCCCTTCAGCGAGGATCAACAGCTTGATCTGATTCAGGACGCGTTGCCTGATGTGGAACCGATCATCTTTGCGAACGGCTATCTTCCGGACATTCTGGAATGGTATAAGAGCCACGGAATCAAGATTGACGCCATCGCCTGTGGGTCGGATCGGATAAATACCTACGCAGCCCAGCTTGCACGCGGTGGCGTAAGTGACGTGGTGATCTATCCGGTAAAGCGTCTCGGGTCGCGACAGAAGTTCGCCGTCACCTGGCGGAAGACAATCGGTTGTTGTTCCAAGCGTCTATGCCCGAATCGCTTCATGGCTGGTACAAAATCTTGAAGAGAACGGTGGACGAATCAGATGGCAACATTGAATGAAGAAGAGGGTGGCGGTGGAGAAGGCGGCTCGACCTCCAACAGCACCACACAGATCGCAAAGCCTGAAAAGCCCATGAAGGGCGACAAGATGATGCGTCGACAAGACCGCACGAAACTGGAAGAGTGGACTCTAGAAATGATGGTCCGTCAGGTCAAAGGAACGCTTTCGTGATCATCCCAAATGAAGGACAGGGCCTGAACAAGAAGCGACATCTGATGCCGCAGATTTCCGACTACAATGCCTTCATCGCCGATCTCGAGTCGGAGGGTGTTGACGTGACCACGGTCATGATCAAAGCCTCCCGTCTCACTCCGACCCAGTCCAACTTCAACGAGGACAAGGTCAACCGGATGATCGAGGATGAAAGCTGGAAGCGCGGAGCCATCGTGTCGTCAAAGGACGATTGCGTTCTGGACGGTCATCACAGATGGCTGGCGGCTGCACAGGATGATTCCTCAATCCGTACCCGTCGAATCGGGATGAACATTGAGGATCTGCTCGCGTTCGTCAAGGACAAGAGCTATGTTGAATACAAGAAGATCAATGAGGCTAGACAATGGGCAAACTGAGAAAGCCGACAGGCATCACCTTTGAGCTGGAACTGACCGAGCTTGGCAAGACCGTCAAGTATCGTCCGTTCAAGCTGAAGGAACAGAAGAAGCTGCTGCTTGCATCCGGCTTGAAAGACAAAGCCGTGATGACCAATGCCCTGCTTGACATCGTGGAACAATGTACGTTCGGTGAACTGAATGTTCGCAAGCTGCCGATGCACATCACGGACTATCTGTTCACCAAGATCTACATCAAGTCGGTCGGTAACATGAGTCAAGCACAGTTTGAATGTGCGGGCGAAGTCATCGAGAAGGATGATGAAGGACATGATCATAAGGTTCCGTGCGGCGTCAAGCTGAACCTGAACCTTGATCTGGAACGTGCGACTCTCGTCTATCCGGACACTTACCGCCCGAACGAGACGATTGAGCTGGAAGATGGGATGTTCGTCCGCCTCCGAGTTCCGACGTTTGAAGAACAACAGAAGATCGACTTCTCCAAGTCACTGACTGACGTCACCGACCAGTTCATCGTGTCGCTGATCGAAGCCATCGTGGATGGAGAAGAAATGCAGATTCCGGGTCAGGACGTCACCCCAGACGAGGTGGTGGAATGGCTGGACGAACTGTCTGCATCCTCAATCGAGAAGATCACAGGCTTCCTGCAGAATCTCCCCCAGTTGACGATGGACGTCAACGTGACCTGCCCCAAATGTGGTAGGAAGGAGGAGTTCAAGCTCACGGGCCTTGAGGATTTTTCGGCTGATGCTTCCGGAAGGCAAGTTGCAAGACTTGCTGAGCCATTTCCACACGATGGTGGAATATGGGTACACGGACAGCTACCTTGACGAGATGCACCCCTTTGAGCTGGAACTACAGTCTATCGTCATCATCGGCATCAACAATGACAGAAAGGCTAACGCAACATGATTCCAATTCTGCTTAGAGCAGCAGCCGTTCTGGGCGAAGGTGCAACAGTCAGAACAGCAGCTGGTACATTCGCTTCACGAACAGTAGGGCAGCGTCTCGCCCGAAGCGGTATGAAGACACTCCGGGGTGCAGTGAAAACTGCCCCTGGAAAGCTGTGGAAGACAGCCGGTGGCGATAGCGTCCCGGCATTCAGAAAGGCACTTGACCTAGGTCAGCGAGGCTATAATGCTGTCCAGAATGCAAGGGCTCAGGTCGCCGAAGCTGAAAAGAGATCGACGCTTCGCCGCATCAAGAAGGAAGAGAAGCGCAACGCTCCGCAACAGGATGCCGGTGAGAAGAAGCAGCAAGCCGAAGCTCAACAGGAAGTCCGTGAGCAGGAGAACGCACAGCGCCAGCAAGCCGCTCATGCTGATGGTATGCAGAAGATCGCCGAAGAGGGCAATCAAGTAACTCAGCAGATGGCAAACGACATTGCTGAGATCAAAGAGATCATCGCCAATCCTCCGAAGCAGGACGAGGAGAGCGGATTCCTCACCAAGCTGATGACCGGTCTGATCGGTGTGTTCGGCATTGGCGTGACCATGCTACAGGCGAAGATCACCGGCATGATCGCCGAGTTCGGCGCCAAGCTGGGACTGAAGACCCTAAGCAACATGGCTGACAAGGGTGCGGATCTGGCTGCCCGCGCTACTGGCGGAATCAAGAATCTCGCAGGCGCGCTAGCGGATAGCAGCAGCCGAACATCGCAGATGGTGCAAGGAGGATTGGCGGGAGCCGGACCACTTGGTGCTATCGGTTCGTATCTGTTCGGCAAGAACCGCAGCACTGTCGCTGGTGCAGTCGAGAAGGCTTCTGGTGTCACACAAGCTGCCGAATCCTACGGACGCACCGCAAGCGGTTTCTATGATCGTGCGGAGAAGTATGCAGACAAGAACTCAATCGCCAGCAAGCTGCCATGGTTCCCAGGAATCTCATCAGCCAATGCGGCGGTGACCAAGCCTGCAACTCCATCCGTTCCGACGATCAGTGCTCCAATCGCCCCGGTCAAGACCTCAGCCACTGGTTCGTCAACACTGACCATGGCATCACCGACTGCAGCTGCGATCTTCGAGACCGCCAAGCCGCAGACAGACGCACTTGCAAACTCCCAGTTGATTTTGAGCGAGCTGCTGGATGCGATGACAAACTCATCGAAGGGAATCTACACAAAGCCGGCTGACGATGGACTGTTCCAGATGCCGGCAATGGGCTTCTCTGGCGCGCCTCAGATGCTAGATAAACCGACCGGCGTGTCAACCCTTTCACCAGGTGGACGCGGCGCGATCCCAAATGTCCGGAGAGCAAACATGCCATTCAATGGCTTCGGTGCCGAGGTAGATTCACACATCGCAGAAGCGGCTCAGATGTATGGGTTGCCGGAAGATGTGCTACGCGGCTTTGTCAAGATGGAAGGTGGTTGGACAGGAAAGATGTCGCCAACAGGCGCAATCGGAACTGGTCAGTTCACCCAAGGAACCTGGAACTCGCTGGCTGGCACAGCCGAGGGTCAAGCGATTGGCATGACCCGAATCGACAGAAGCAACTTCCGTCAAGCGAATGATCCACGACGCAACGACAGAACGAACACCCTGGCAACAGGTCTTCTGGCGAAGCAGAACGCTGACATCCTCCGTCGCAATGGACTGGACGTGACAGGTGAGAATCTGTACATGCTCCACAACATCGGACCGGGCGTGATCCCAGCACTGAAGGGTTCAAACTCAGTCTCGGCAAGTACGCTGGACGCGATGCGCAAGAACGGCATGACAGGGGACATGTCACCGACTGACTTCGTGAAGTTCCAGACCGGACGCTTCCAGTCTCACTACGAGGCGGCGAACAGAGTCCAGGGTGTGAACACGGGTCTCGGTAAGCCGATGGCTGAATCCGCGAACGATGCACGTAAGACGCAGCAGGTTGTCCCAGTTGTGGTGCAAGCTCCGGCACAAACAGTAAAGGCTCCGGCACATGGTGCACAGAGCCAATCTGGTCCAGGAACTCCGATGGTAACACGGAACCCGGATAGTCCTGTTCGTAGGTTCAGTCAGGTCATGATCGGAACGTCGATCACTTGACCTTCTGCTTGGTGAGATTGAGGTTGTAGGCTTTCGCCTTGGCCTCAATCTCATCTACCCATGCCTTGCAGACCCTCAGTTCTTCGACGTGGGTGTCTGCGGAGAGGGCTTGTCCGAGAAGAAATTCAGAAGCGCGTTGAGATAGGAACCCGGCTCCGGGGTAGGGTTCTGTAGCGCTGCCGGGCGAGGCGGGATTTCCAGCGCCTGCACCACTGCCACTTCCGTTGGTGGGTGCTTTGTATCCTGGGTCCTGCAGCCTGACATTGCCAAGCTTAGCAACAGCAGTGCGCAGATCAGAAATGTTCTTGATGTAGCCTTCATCTAGTTTGCCTCTTGATTCGCTGAGTTCTTTGTACGCCGTAGCGCGTTCTTCATTCGCTGCAGCAATCTTCTTTGCAACCTCTTCGCCGTTCTTGGCGATCCAGGCTTCATGAGTAGCATTGATCGTCGCAATGCGGTTCTCGTAATGATTCGACGTCGCCTTCCAGGAAACGCCCGCGATAGCCCCGACGGCTAGTACAGCCGCCAGCAGTTTGGCGGCTAGTTGGTATTGTGCTGGGATGATCATAGATGGTCCAGATTGTATCGTTGGTTCATATCCCGGAGGATGTCAACCATGATCCGATTGGGATACACTTCTTCGGATACGGTGGAATCGTACTGCCTCAGCCACATGAGAATCGCCTTGACCACGCTGAACTGACGTCGTCCATGATGACCCGGAACACTCCGGTTGTCTTCTGTGCGCCGAACACATTCAGTAGGATCACGACATTATTGATCAGCAATTTCTCGTTCATCAAACCGGTGTTCAAGAAACGGCTGACCATTCGACGTGCTGTAGAGAACCCGGCAAAGTCCTTGTCAAACTCTGCAGCCTTGACGGGAGTGAGTGTCAACCCGTCAATGGCGATTGCTCTTGCGACCTTGAAGTCCATTACGCGTCCTTCTTGTCCTTGTTCTTCTTGGCAGCCTTCTTCGCTGCAATTGCTGCCTTCTCTTCCGGAGTCTTGTTCGGCGCACCCTTCGGACGACCGCGACCACGCGCAGGCGGTAGCTGCGCGACCGCCAAGGTCTGAGCATGGGCTAGAGCAGCACCGATGTCTTCGATTCCCTTGGTGAGTGCGTCATTGGATGCACCACGGATAGGCTTGGGCTTCTCGGAGGTTTCCGGCTGCTTCGCCTCGACACGACGTGCCGCCTGAATCTTGACCTTCTCGTTGCGGGTGTAGTCGCCGAGCTTCTTGGTTCGGACGTCATACTCGACGGGGTTCTCAAGACCACGGATCGAGACCAGCAGTTCACCATTCTCAGGCGCGACCCAGCCATAGATAGTAGGTACAGCAGTGGGATGCCAAGAAGGTGGGTTTTGGTGCGATCAATTGCCATAGTGTTTCATTCCTAGATTGATGATGTACCGACAAGGGCTTACAATACGACTATGAACTACCTAGATCTCAAATACGTCCGCCTTGTCTCTGGATATTTAACCAAATGGAAGGAGGTTGGTCGCGACCTGTGGCGATTCAGATGTCCCTTCTGTGGCGACTCCAAGAAGAGTGATTCGCTTGCCCGTGGCTACTTCTTCAACCTCGAAGATAAGGCCATGTTCAAGTGTCACAACTGTGGTCTGCCGCTGAACCTCGGACAGTTCTTGGCTGAGATTGCTCCGGCACTCTTGGGTGAGTACAAGCTCGAGAAGTTCAAGCAGAAGAACCCGACCTTCGGTGACGACAAGAAGCGTGATGAGCAATTCATCACCACAACTCAGCACCGACTCCGACGCACCGGAACGATCCTGGCATTCTGTGATAGACTGCTATCGTTGCCGGAAGATCATCATGCCCGAGTCTATCTGGATGGTCGAAAGATCCCAGAGAGTAATCAGTCCAAACTGTTCTACATTGATGACGTCCGTGTTCTGGCGAAGAACATCCCCGGCTATGGAGAACGGGCAGCGAAGCTCCCCAAGCGCGATGCGATCATCATTCCCTTCTTCGATGAAGACGGCGCGCTGATGTATCTCCAGTGTCGCTTCTTCGATGAAAACTTCCGGTACATGACCTTCCAGATTGAAGATGAGGGGAAGAAGATCTGGGGTCTAGATCGTGTCGACTGGAGCAAGAGGGTCTACGTGTGTGAGGGTCCGTTTGACGCTATGTTCCTTGACAACTGTGTTGCGGTCGCAGGCGCAGGGATCATGTCTGAGATTGAGTTCTTCCAGTCTAAGGCGAAAGCCGGATTGACTCTGATATTCGACAAGGATTACCGGACCAACTTTGAGGTCCATCGGTTCATGTGTCAGGCAGTCGAGAAGGGTCACAGTGTGGTCCTGTTCGACAAAGAGTTTAAGGGCAAGGATATGAACGACCAGATCCAGAAACACTTCTGGACGCGCGAGTATCTGAAGACCTACGTGGATGCACACACATACAAGGGTCTGTCGGCAAAGCTGGAGCTGACCAAGATCAGACCGCCGAAGAACGCCTTCAAAAGTAAATCAAACTCCGGTAGGTTTGGAAGTTGATAGCGATTACAATACAAGGGTCGAGAAGACACTAACATCAGAGGGTGAATAGATGCTTTTGATTGATGCAAGCAACCGTGTATTCAGCACGGTCCTGGAGTACCACCGCAGCACTGGCGAGCAAGCTGACATCCAGCTGATTCGTCATCTGATTACGGACGGTCTCCGGGTTGACAAGAAACGATTGGCAGAGTTCGCCGACGAGATTGTACTGTGTTTCGATGGTCGCAAGTACTGGCGTCGTGAGTTCTTCCAGCATTACAAGGCAAAGCGCGCTGCCGGACGTGAAGCTTCCAGTTTTGACTGGGACGCTTCTTCCCTGCGTATGACCAGTTCAAGCAGGAACTCCGTGAGTTCTTCCCGATCAAGTGCGTTGAGGTTGAAGGCGCCGAAGCGGATGACATCATGGGTGTTCTCGCCTCTCGCTATGCCGACGTGAAGAAGGTTTGTGTGGCATCGTCCGACAAGGACATGGTGCAGCTGCAGCAGAACATGAACCCGAAGATCAAGCAGTACAGTTACTTCCACAAGAAGTTCCTGACTCCGAAGACGTCCAAGTATGATCTGTTTGAGCACGTGGTGAAGGGTGATTCTGGAGACGGCGTCCCCAACATCCTGAGTCCGGATGACGTGCTGATCACTCCAGGTTCTCGCCAACGACCGATCAGTAGCAAGAAGCTGGAAGAGTGGCGTGCCAAGGGCGGATTGTTTGAGCCCGAAAACTTCTGTGCTGATGCACAATGTTGGAGCGCTTCCACCGCAATCGGACGTTGATTGATCTGCGGAAGATTCCAGGCGATCTGGCACAGAAGATTGATGATGCCTATACTGAGTATGAAGTGCCGAAGGGCAAGATGTTCGGCTACCTCACCACAAACAAGATGATGAAAATCCTAAGAGAAGGAGGTTTCTGATGAAAGACCCGTTGATTGAAATCCCAGTGTTGGAGATCGAGACCGCACAAGAACGATTCTTCTCCACTGCAGCGTTTGTCATCGGCTACAATTCTGGAGCTGTGAAGTTCGGTCTGGCTTACGACAATCCGGCGAAGTACGGCAGAATCCACAAGGGATTCACCATCCGATTCTGAATCTGGAAGATTACGACATACCCAATTCCGACTGGGAGACTGAATTTGTGTCTGGTTGGTTGAGTGCCGTCTCCAAGTTGTATGTGTTGAACTACAATTCCCGCACTGAAGAAGATCGTCTGCGCATTGCAATGCGATACCTGCTGCGCGACAACAATGTGACCAAGCGTTTCAGCGAGACTACCGGCAAGCCCACCTACGCCGAACTGAAGTTCACAGTTCAGAACACTCATGACATTGAGGATGAGATCTTCAAACAGTCGATCCAGGATCTGGAGATGCATCATCGCTTCAACATCCGCCAGACATATGGGCTGATCCAGGTATGATTCGCACGTCTCCAGAAGCAGAAGCCCTCAAGGCGATCCTCGCGGCTGGATGTCCAGACAGGAAGGAAAGTTCTACGGTGTCACCCGCGTATTGGGTGGCACCAAGGACATGTCAGGTCTAGAAGCCTGGCGTAAGCGCGTGGGTGAAGAAGAGGCTGACCGGATTGTCGAAGAGTCCAAGAGGATTGGTAACTCGCTTGACAAGCTGTTCAACGATAGCCTGGAAGATCCAGACTTCAACATCGAGGATCACAAGGATACGCTCGGTTACAAGCTGTGGATTCAGCTGCGGTCGTATCTGAAGAATGTGATCCCAGTCGCGGTCCAGATGCGAGTCTGGAACAACGATCTGAAGTACATGGGCTATCTGGATTGCCTTGGCTTCTACAAGGGTAAGCTGACACTGATCGACTGCAAGAACTCCAAGAAGGAGAAGCAAGAGCAGTATCTGGAAGACTACTACCTCCAGTGTACAGCGTATTGCATGGCACTCTATCAGATGTATGGGATCAAGGTCACGCAGTTGTGCCTGATGATCGCACGTCGTGATAGCAGCTTCCCGCAGGTCATCGTCCGACCGATTGCCCCCTACATCCCAAAGGTGATTGCGCGAGCACAGCAGTATCATCTTCAATCAAACACTAATTGAGGGTGATGGCGGGATCAGGTAACATATCGTCATGGGTTAACGAGAGGTGATGAAGTGGCATCAATGAGTGAAGTGATCTTGAAGCAGCTGGTAGAAATCAGCAGCACCCTGCAGTGTTCACTGTTTGAGGCGGCTTCTATCTACTGCGAAGAGCATGATTTGGAACAAGAGGCGTTCGTTCAGATTCTGGACAAACACGTTCTCGACCAGATCCGTAATAGTGCGGTACAAGACCGGAAGGTGAGAAAATGTATTCAAGAGCCGACAGCCACTCTGTTCTGAGTGGAGCGGTCCAGGCCTTTCAAGAATACGTTGGACTCAAACTTCACTTCAACAAGGACTTGGTCTGGCGCCGCGGAATGAGATTCAATCAGGACGAGAGCACTCTCCTGAAGCGCAAAGACGCGATGTTCTTCCGACAGTTTGCAGACAAGTATCCGGATAGTGAGGACCGGATTCAAAGGTACGTCAGCGCGCTGAAGAGAGATCAGAACGCGTGGATTGGCGAGATGCTAGACATGGAGAACGTCGAGTATCATAAGCAGAGAATGCGAGTCATTGGAGCGTTGACCTACAACCTCCGGACAGACATTGATCGGCTGGTCACCTACATGGACGAGAACGGAGTAGATATCAAGAAGCTACTCAAATCGGATGGTACCCGTCCCTATCTGATCACCGTGATGAGTGAGATCGAGGGTGGCATCTCGGACGAAACTCTAGCGTTGATGGAGAAGGCGTTCAGGTATTGCAAACAAGAAACTCTTGACCCCTTTTGGGAACAGAAGGCCTTCATGTTGAGTAAATACCATTACTGGTTAGAGATCAAAAGCGACACACTTGATCAACAGCTCAGTAGACTAGTAGAGGCAGGTAAGGCGTGACGCCAGTAGCCTCGTGAAAAGCACAGTAAAGCACAATCAGGAGATACAAGAATGTCGTTTGGTAATCTGAAGAAGAATCGTGGCTCGTTCCAGGACCTGCAGAAGAAGCTGGCAGACGAGAAGAAGGGCGGCGGTTACAGCAATGATGATCGTTACTGGGAATTCAAGGTTGACGATGCCGGCAACGGTTTTGCCGTGATCCGATTCCTGCCCGCTCCAGCTGGCGAAGAGGTCCCATATGTGAAGCTGTACAGCCACGGCTTCAAGGACGAGCGTACCGGCAAGTGGTACATCGAGAACAGCCGCACCACTCTGGGCGAACCTGACCCGGTTTCGGAAGCCAACACCGAGCTGTGGAACTCCGGTCTGGAATCCGACAAGGCAATTGCGCGTCAGCGTAAGCGTCGTCAGAACTACATCGCCAACATCCTGGTGATTGACGATCCGAAGAACCCGCAGAACAATGGCAAGGTCTTCCTCTGGAAGTTCGGTCCTCGTCTGTTCCAGAAGATCGAAGGCGCGATGAACCCCGAGTTCCAGGACGAGGTTGCATTCAACCCGTTCGACTTCTGGGAAGGTGCCGACTTCAAGATCAAGGCTCGCAAGCTGGACGGTCAGCGCAGCTACGACAAGTCGGAGTTCACCGACCCGAGCGAACTGTTCGATGGTGACGACACCGCTCTGGAAGCTCTGTACAACAAGCTCTACAGCCTGCAGGCAGAGATCGCTCCGGACAAGTTCAAGCCGTATGATCAGCTGAAGACCCGCTTCCAGGCGGTGATCGGTGCGAAGAACCCGGCTCCGCGTGAAGGCGAGCGTCAGGAACGTGAACTGGATCGTGAGTTCCAGGAACCGGAACGCGAGACCCCGCGCGCTCGTCGTGAGGAAACCCCAGCACGTCGTGAAGACCCGGCACCCAGCCGTGGTGGTGATGACGGTGAGGATTCGCTGGCGAAGTACGCAGGTCTGCTGGAAGACTAATCCAGCCCTTGCGGTAGAAACAGGAGACCCCGCTTCGGCGGGGTTTTCCTTTGATAAATATCCAGAAATCATAACAGAGAGTGTGAGATGCTTCTCCTAGAGAACAGTTTGTATGTCGGACAAGAGGCCAAGGAAAAGTTCCTCGCCGACAAGCAGAAGGTCACCGACGCCTTCTACATGAACCTCTTGGGATTCCTGAGCCTGGTGTTCATTGATTCCAAGTCGCCAGTCTTCCAGCAATACCTGGCGTCAGAACTCCGCCTTCACCCGAATCAGATCACGGACGCGAATCATGACGTCTCGCTTCTGACCAAGGTGATGATGGACGAGAACTATATCCCGACGCCAGCTGCGATGAACCTGACCAAGCTACTGGTCAAGATCAAGCGTCGTGAAGTCACCTCTGAGAATCTGAGCCAGGATACAATCCGTGGACTCTTCGCTCAGTTCAAGATCATGAATCACCGTCCGAGCGCTCGCTTGATGCAGGTGATTCAGAGTTTCCTGAACGGCAAGTCGGATCTGCCCAACACCTTCTTGAAGCTCGTTGCTCTGGCACGTCAGCCCGACTACAAGGCGATTGCTGGCGAACTGTACAACCTGGTCATGCGCGGAAGCTACATTCCGAAGGCCAAGGCATTGGTCAGCGCGAAGCCGGATGCGACACCTACTGCGGTTGATGATTCCAAGCCACGCAAGGCTCCAGCTGCCGCTCCTGCGAAACCTGTGGAAGTCAGGACTCCGGCGAACACTCCAGCACCAATCAACAAGCCAATCGATCCAGCCCCAGCTCCTACTCCCGATCCGTACATGACTGCCCAGAACCTGGCTGACATGATCGTCATGGATCGCGGCGTGACTCTTCAGACCTACGCCAAGAAGAACGGCTTGCGTTTCGGTTCGGCATACCCGCTTGGTGTGTACACCAACCTGACGACTGATCAGCTGCTGTCCAAGATTCCATTCAAGGAATCTGATCCGTTCTGGTGGTATCATAACACCTTCTTCCAGACCTTCTCGTCAATGAACAAGGTGGCGGTTGCTCTGCGGTCTCAGACCATCAAGCAGTTGACAGCTGAATCGCTGCTCAACCAGAAGAAGAACGTGAGCACTTTCCTGGGCTATGAAGACTCCGTGCAGCAGGAACTGTACAAGCAGGTCCAGAAGCTACTGCGCAACAAGAGCACCGAATGGCTGTTCAAGAACTCCGAGGGTCTGCAGCGGTTCGCCGGTCTGTCTGGACTGAAGCGTGGCAGCTTCAACTACGTCGGTGACTTCCCAATCGTCGCCGCCATGTTCCCGACCTGGTATGAAGAGGATGCGTTCGGCGGTCTGATCCGTGAACTGAGCTACTACGATGCGGGCGTTCACACCCTTGTCATCCCGACTGAGATCTACAACACCGGAACCGACGTTGACAAGGCGTGGGTCAAGTTGATGAAGAAGCGCAGCGGATGGGAAGTCATCGTCGCCGATCCGAACACTCTGGAATCCATGATTGCGCGCCGCGTCAAGCTGACAGATGACGAGCGTATCGACGTCATCAAGCGAGTGACCGCATCCAAGGATCTGGCGAAGTGGGCGAAGGACAGAGACTTCATGGAGTTCCTCCGTGCAGACTCTCAGGTCTTCGATATGACGGAGACCAAGAAGAAAGAGATTGAGGCTGCAGCAGTTGATTTCTGGAAGGCTACCGCTGGAATGCAAGTTGAGTTCCAGAAGTCCTTCTCGGCTAACATCTCATCTGACTGGCTTGCTGCATATCACTTCGATCAGCTATCCGGAGCCAGTGAGTCGCTCGTCACCAACATGCGTAATCAGGATGCTGTAAAGTATCTGCTGCAGCGCGATGATGCCGCCCGCGAAGCCGGACAGAGTGTCTTGTCGCCGAATCAGCGCCTGCAGGTTCTGATGGCTGACAACAGCCTCGACCCGTCGAAGGAGATTGCATCCATTGAACGCGCCGGTCTGATGGCGTGGAACAAGTTCACTACCAATCCCAAGATGATGGAGGCTTACTTCTCGATTCCTGCGAACCTGGAATATGCTCTAGCTCAGGAAGCACGAGGCGGCACCTTGCGTCTGTCGTTGTTCATCCCAGCTGACAAGCTTCCCAATCCAGAAGCAACCTACTGGCGCCTGATTGAGCGTAGTTCGTTCCTGTCAGACATCAGCGGGCAGATGATTCGTACCATCATCCAATGCAATCCGGGTCTGGTGGATGTGGTTCTAAGCCAGATCGACAAGAAGACAACCAGCGAACTGATCGACTGGAAGGGTGAGATCGCATCACTGGTCGACGTTGATCCGTCGCTCGGTCCGAAGGTTGCCAACAAGTTCATGGACAAGCACCTGAACGAACCAGCCGACCTTGCCACGCTATCGGTTCAGCTGGACGATGCAGACCCCAATGTGCTGCTTGATAAGATCAGCAAGATGGACCTGTCAACGTTCGACAACAAGTCGTTCTGGTCGGCATCTGAGCGCACATCGGTTTCGCGTTGTATTGCGATGGCTCTGATCAAGGCTGAGAAGGCATCATCTGGCATCTCGGACGCGTTCTTCAAGTCTCTGCCTTATGAGCTCCGCCATGGCGTGATCGACTACGTGTTGACCAGCAAAGCCCTGATCAAGTTCAACGATATCTTCCAGAACAGTGAGATCAAGCCATACGACGATATGACTGTCGACCGCCTGGGTCAGATCCTGAAGTACAACAAGATCGATCTGCCGAAGGTCAACCGTCGCAGCATCAAGACGATGGCTGACATGGAAGCAATCCTTGACACGGTGAAGATGATCCCGGATCTGGAGTTGCAACCGTTCACTGGCGATCTGGACGTGATCACCGCACAGCTGGCTGGTCACTCGAACGGACGTCACGGTCGCCAAGGTCCGAAGGTTCTGAGAGCCTGGAACGTGTCAGTGCCGGTCATGGTCGAGAACTTCCCGGGATGGCAGTCGGCTTACCTTCCGGAGACCGAGATCACAGCCCCGATGTTCCACGGTACAGGTTCGGTCGCAGCATCGTTCATCCTTCGCAACGGTTTCACCCTGATTCCCGAGAGCGATCCCTCCGCGGTCGGCAAGATGCTGGGCAACGGTATCTACATGTCGAACGTCATCGACAAGGTGTCGCAGTACGTGGGCGACGCTGGCTATGCTCGCGCCCAGGGAACAAGAGGCTTCATCTTTGAGATGCAAGTGAAGCTGGGACGCGAACCGGAAGAGCATCGGTCGGCAGGTCTGGGCGGCTCACGCGATGACATCCGTTCTCCAGAGTGGTGCGTCTTCACGCCGAATAGCCAGCTCAACATTGTCAAGGTGTACGAGATTGAGCTTGTGGATGCTGAGGAAATCGAACAGATCAAGATGCAGCACTCCGCTCCAGTCGCGCCAACCTTGAGTGAGTCGTTTGAGGAGCATCTGTTGGAAGCGAAGACGGGTGGTAAGCCAGTTTCAAGCTGGGTGTTCCAGGACGGTTACATCCCGACTGGCAACGGTAAGTGGGTTCTGTGGAACGAGTACAAGCCGAAAAAGGGAGTTGAGGTCAGCCCGTCGCAACAGGGACCGGTCGTGACTGTTGTCCACACTGATCCGGAGAGCAAGCCAGGCAGCTTTGTGGTCTACAACACCGCGGACTTCTGGCACGGCAAGACATACGAGTTCAAGCGATTCTTGCGCCTGACCAAGTAAGAAACAAGATCAAGACTAACTAGGTTCCGACACCGGAATCGCTTATAATAGGGTCTGTGGTAACACATAGGCCCTATTCTTTTGTGAGAGGTTTGAATGAGTGATCTAGTACACGTGGTTGTCGACTTGGAAACCTTGGGTCTGGAACAGGATGCAGTTGTCCTGAGTCTGGGCGCTTCGACTTTCCGAATGGACGGCAGCCGCCCCAAGTTTGACAAGATGATCTCGGAAGGCTTCTATGCCAAGTTCGACGTCAAGGAACAGGTCAAGACCTTCAAGCGGACAATGACCGACTCGACCATCGACTGGTGGAAGACTCAAGGTGCGGCTGCCAAGAAGGTTCTGGAAGCTACTCCGTTCGATCATCGAATGGCTGATGGCTTGATTGAGTTCAATGCGTGGCTGAAGAAGGTCGGTTACAACTTCCAGAAGTCGTACATCTGGAGTCGCGGAACCTACTTCGACTTCCCGAAGATCGAGCACATGTACCGTCAGGCGGAAGTCGAGTGCGGCTACAACGGTTGGAAGATTCGTGACGTGCGGACCTACATTGACATCTTGACTGGTGTCGACAACGGCAAGTACGAGCCGGAAGGTGGCACTCCTCAGCAGTTCGTAGCGCATGATGCTTTGCACGACGCCGCGATGGACGGCTACCGTATGCAGGAAATCTTCAACAAGATGAGCGAAGAATGAAACTCTACACGATCATCAATGGCAGGCAGCCCGGAATGTTGGGTGGCGTTCAGGCAGGTCATGCGATCGCCGAGATGACATTCCATTACGCTCAGAACGATTGGGTCAAGGACTTCTTCATGTTCGGTCAAGGACCGTTCGTCTTCCTCAAGGGTCCCAACACCCACGAGAAGATGCAGGAGTTGTTCCTCCAGATAGCCGATCTGATTGAGCCGCTCGAGATTCCGATCCATGGTTTCTTTGAACCGGATCTGAACAACACGATGACAGCGATCGGCTTCATTGTCCCAACACCGCAGGAGCTGGACGTAAAGCCGATCCACGACCTGTTCGCAATCCTCGACACTTTCCACACCGCACGATAAGGAGCTTCACCATGGCAACTGAAAAGACCGCACCCGATCTGTCCGTTCTGAACGATCCCCGCGTCCAGACTGCAATCCGCAAGTCGCTGATTGACATTCATGAAACCATGTCGAAGATCGACACCTACCGCGCCAGTATGGCTGATGCGTACAAGGCTCTGTCGGAAGACACCAAGGTTCCGCTGCGCATCCTGCGTAAGCTGGGCGGTGCATATCACCGTGGCACCTTCGACAAGGAAGTGCAGGATGGCGAAGACTTCTACCTGTCGTACAACAAGGTCTTCGGTCAACAGGGGGAGTAATTCCCCCTTGCGGTACTGATGTAGATCGCTTATAATCATGATTCGTTAGAAGGAGACCCGGTATGACCCCAGCATTCAATGATGATCGTGAGTTCGAGATGGATGAAGAGTATGAGTTCCGTGGTTAACCCAGCACTGAATCTCAACCTCTGGGAACAGATACAGCTCTGGTTGTTGGGCGATATCAAGCGAGAAGGTGTTGTTGACTCTATTGACCACATGATCGTGACGATTGACGGTCAAGAGTACTGGCATACACCATGGGACAAGCCGTTCAAGGTAGGCGACTACATTGAGTTCTACGCGTGGGGTAGCAGAGACTCACATCGCCTGGACATCAACAGCACATTCCGTGAAATCCGAATCCTCAAGGAGGCACAATGAGCACCAACAGCGAAAAGGCGTATCGCATCCGCGATTACCTCATCAACAAGAAGAAGGGCGGTAGCCTGTGGAACCTGGAGCCGGATAGCATCAACGAGCTGATCGATGCGCTCAACAAGTACACAGATCCGCGCGAGATCCAGAGCTACCTGGACGAGATTCACTTCTGGGGCTTCAACACCAGCATCCTCGCCGGTGAACCCGTCGACAGCGAATTCCTGGCGGCTCTGGAGTACGCGGAGAAGCCGGATGAAGCTGATCTGGAACGTGAGATCAGCCTGGCTGCTCACAACTTCGTGGCGTGGTTCCTGAGCGGCAACAACATGCCGGCTCCGGCATACGATGCACTCAACGAGCGTGCTCTGGACGACCTGCACCGATTGGTCAAGGCTCTGGAAGCTGGCGGCTACCGAGAAGGCTTGACTCCGCAGAATTGAGTCAACGCTACTCATAGTATATGACCCCTTGTTCGAGAGTTCAAGGGGTCATCGCTATGAAAATTTCTTCAACTATTTTCGCCAAAAGGGTTGTAAGCGTTTCTGCCTTTCCGTATAATAAACCCATAGCGAAGGGGGAATAGGTCCCCAAGGAGAAGAAGATGAACAAGATCCAGAAGCGCGGTATTTGCCAGGTTTGCGGTCGTGAGCAGGCTGTCAACAAGGGTGTCATGGCAAAGCACGGTTACACGGTCGAGTACGGCTCTTCGAAGGGACCTGCCCAGGCGCTGGCAACAAGCCGCTGAACGAGACCCGCGAACTGCTGGACATCATCATCGGTCAGCAGAATGAAGTCATCGCGGAGATGGAAGTCCTGGTCGAAGGCCTCAAGACCGGCAAGAAGTTCCCGAAGCAGGTCAAGGTCTGGAAGCTGAACAAGTACGAGATGGTCGACTTCAATGACCTCAATGAATACCAGAAGGAGCGCGAAGTTCAGATCGCCATCGTGAACACGGAAGGTATGATCAAGAGCCGCCAGAACTGGATCAAGATGATGGACGCTCTGGCGGTTGCCACCCTCGGCACCGACCTCCGTGAAGTCGAGCAGGTTGCAGGCCCGGCGCGTATCGGCAGCGGCGAGAAGAAGGTCGGCGGTTCGGGTCGTGTCCTGACCAGCCTCTACCAGGACGGCGCTCGCGTCTACTACAACTACACCAACGACGCTGGCAAGGTCCTCAAGGGTTGGGTCGGCAGCGCGGCATGGCGCAAGCTGCTGACGCCTAATTTGAAGAAAGGGGTTGCATTCGGTTTGCAACCCCTTTACAATACATACATGATAACGGGAGTCGATCAGATGGACGATATGAAGGTATACAAGAAGGCGCTGAAGAATGCAGCCATCGTATTTTTGGTGATCATCTCCGCGACAGCTGTTCTGTACACCAGCGTCTCCATATTGAAGAACAGCATTGACCAAAGCCGTGAACAGCGCTGCGAGGCGATCAAATGAACAGCAAGACGATTTGCAAGATCCAAGGTCTTGCTGCAGGCGCTGCGGTCATTGCCTGCTTCGGAGTGTTCATCTTCCACTCCTACAAGTATGACAGGGAGCAGAAGTGCATGGAGATGCAAACCATCAACCAGTGCTTCTCAGACGCATCCTGCACCCGAACGTCGGAGGATTTCTTCCGTCGTGCCGAGCTCGAGAAGATCCTCGGCAACAAGTGCGAGCTGAGCATCAAGGCTCGTTAAATATCCGTACAACAGGAAGGAGTTTCCTAAATGAAGCAATACAAGCTTGCTGTGTTCATCGGGCGTTTCCAGCCCTTCCACATTGGTCATGAAGCTTCCGTCCGCGAAGCTCTGAACATTGCCGATGAAGTGCTCGTCCTCGTGGGCGACACTGGCGGTCATCGAACCATCAAAGATCCCTGGACCATCGGTCAACGCGACCAGATGCTGCGTTCCTGCTTCAGCGAGGCAGAGAATGACCGCATCACGGTGCTCGGTCAGTGGGACACTCCCAACAACTGGGAATGGATCGCAAAGGTCCATGACGCCGTCAACTGCGTCGGCACCTTCAAGGATTCGGACGTCATCCTGCTGGGTCATGAGAAGGACAAATCGTCCACCTACCTGACCTGGTTCCCGGAATGGGATCGTCTGGATACGGGGCATCTGTTCACCAAGACCGCGCTGTCGCTGACCGAAGTGATCGACGCGACCGAGATTCGTCGGCTGCTGTTCGACCGCCGAGGCATCTACACCTCAGGTCTCATGAACGCCAACGTCAAGGAACTGATCCACCAGTGGGCTCAGTCGAATCCGGACGAGTGGAACGGGTTCTGTGAGGAGTATCAGTTCATCAAGAAGTACAAGGAGAGCTGGGCATCGTCTCCGTTCCCTCCGATCTTCGTGACGACTGATGCTGTCGTGGTCAGTGGCGCTCACGTGCTGCTCATCAAGCGTGGTCGTTCTCCGGGCAAGGGTCTTCTGGCTCTTCCGGGTGGATTCCTGGATCAGGAAGAGACCTTGCTGGCTGGCGCGATTCGTGAGCTGAAGGAAGAAACGCGCATCAAGTTGCAGGATGAAGTTCTGGAGCGTCTGCTGGTTGCGGTTGACGTGCATGATCGTGCAGGCGGAGTCAGCTTCGCAGATCGTGGACGCATCATCACCCACGCACACGTCTTCAAGCTGAACCCGGCGAAGCCGCGCCCGGAAGTCCGCGGCGGTGACGACGCAGCCTCGGCTGACTGGTACCTGATCGATGACATCAAGCCCAGCGACATGTTCAGCGATCACGGCAACATCCTGTTCACCGCTCTGAAGCACATCAACTAATCAACGAGAAGGAGTTTCTCTATGTTCAAGCGCAATCCCATTTTGGCAACCGACAGCTACAAGGCCTCCCACTTTCGCCAGTACCCGCCGGGTACGCAGGGCCTGTCGAGCTACATGACCGCCCGCGGTACGAAGGAAGAAGGCGTCACCGGCTGGCTCTACTTCGGTGGTCAGTTCTTCGTTCAGGACGTCCTGAGCCAGAAAGTCACCCAGGAACACATCGAAGAAGCCGATGCTTTCTTCAAGTGTCACGGCATCGAATTCAACCGTGCTGGCTGGCAGCTGATCGTGGATTCCTACGGTGGTCAGCTGCCCGTGGTGTTCTCGGCTGTCCCGGAAGGTACGTTCCTGCCCTTCGGCGTGGCGGCATACCGCATGGAAGTCGCCAATGACCCGGATCTGTTCTTCCTGATCAGCCACCTGGAATCGCTCGCCCTGAGCTACACCTGGTACGGTTCGACGGTTGCGACCAAGGGTCTATACGTCAAGAAGGCGATCCTGGAAAACCTCCTGGAGACCTCGGACGAGCCGTATGCTGGTCTGGACTTCAAGCTGCATGACTTCGGCTTCCGCGGGGTGATCCCGAACGGCGGCTACATCGGCGGCGCAGCGCACCTGGTCAACTTCAAGGGCACCGACACGATGGAAGGCATGCTGGGTGCGAGTCAGTACTACAAGGCTGGCTTCACCGATCTGGGGTTCTCGATCCCGGCTTCGGAGCACAGCACGATGACCAGCTGGGGTCGGGATCACGAGTATGAGGCCTACAAGAACATGGTCGATCAGTACGCCAAGCCGGGAGCAATCTTCGCTTGCGTGATCGACAGCTACGACACCTTCGGTGCTCTGGATATGTGGGCTGATGACGACAACCCGGAAGGCAAGAGCCTGCTGGATCGTGTCCGTGAAGCCGGTGCAACTGTCGTGCTTCGTCCGGACTCGGGTCACCCGGTTGACATGCCGGTGGACGTGATCCGCTGGCTGGTCAACGAACTGTCGGACGAGATCATCTTCAACAAGAAGGGTTACATTGTCCTGCCGAAGCACGTCCGGGTCATCCAGGGCGACGGCATCGGTCCGGAGGAGATCGTTCAGATCCTCAAAGCTCTGAAGGGTTACCAGATCAGCGGTGACAACATCGCCTTCGGTATGGGAGGCGGTCTTCTGCAGAAGGTCAACCGTGACACGTTCAAGATGGCACAGAAGTGCTCGTCGCGTCAGGACGATGAAGGTGTCTGGCACGACGTGGTCAAGGACCCCAAGACCGATCCGACCAAGAAGAGCAAAGCAGGGCGTGTGATCACCGTCATGGACCGTACTGATCGCCAGATCAAGACGATCACCATGGACGAGTATCATGAGGACGTGAACTCCGCGGGTTTCGACGGCACGATGCGTTACGCTTCCCTGTTCTACACCATGTACGATGGCACGACCTGGGGTAGCGGCGTCCTGAACACGAACCTGAATGAGTTCCGGTACGTGCGCAGCAATGCACGTGAAGCACTGGAGCGCCTGATGTAATCACTGAATTGTGGCCCGGACGAAATATCCGGGCCACCTTTTTGACGGAGCGAACATGGCAACCGTAGCAGAAACCAAAGCAGCAATCCTCTCCAGTCTGGCTGGTGGATCGAACTGGATCAAGGGCGCAAACGCTCGAGACATCAATGATCTGCCGTGCCCTCCGCTCTCGGGCGAGGCAGTCAAGTGGGACATCTACGGGGCTCTGCTTGTCGCCACCAAGGACGAACCGAACTACACCCTGAGAAATGACACCTACTTTGCGTTGCGTGATGCGATCCCGGCTGACTACAAGAACCGTGACATCGAGTCGTACAATGATGATGCGACCTGGGCTCAGCTGTCCGCAATTCTTTCATGATCGCCTTGTGACTCGCAGCCGCAGGGCTTACAATCCAATGTGTTCGGAGGAGCCTTCGGGCTCCTTTTTCTTTATGCGAAAATGAGTGACAGCTAGCCGTCGGCTAATCGTAGTCGCGACGTAAGATGCGCTGTCTTAGTTGCTGTATGTGAAGGTAACACCGGAGTTTACCGCCCGGTGCAATATGACCTGCTCTGCCATAAGCAACAGGTGTTACATGTCAGACCTACGATCTGAGCTGGCATGTATGGCGGAAGCCCCGCGAGGGGACAAAGTGAGAGAATAGGGCGTTGCCGCTTCCTGCGTCCTGCTATGAACAGCACTCTCAAGATCGTGTGTTCACTGTCTGTTGGACTCAGAACATTCTTTTGGCTGTGATGGCCAAAGTATGTCCCTACTGTTACCTCAGCACTTAACTTAATGAGAGATTAAGCGTTAAGACTTCAATTGATGAAAAGGGTTGATCTTGTATCATGAGACGTTACAATAGTGGTAAGGTTAGAAGAGGTCAACCACCACAAAGGAGTAACGATCATGGTCAGCTTGTACAATGTCTTCTTCGGTTCGCTTCCGGTCTCGTTCGAGAATGTCAGCGGCGTTGTTGATTACGTGCAGAACCTGCTGGGTATGGTCGTCGATTCTGAGACCTTCATCAACATCGCGCGTATGGCGGACGGTGATCAGCTCACGGTTCTCAACGGCGCGGAAGCAGTCACCATCACCCTGGAGTAATACAGCATGAAGATCGTCAAGTTCGCAGAGAAGGCTGGCGTCAAGTTCAGCCGTTGTGATCCCGAATGGGGTGGCACCTGGGCGTACAAGGACAATCCGGAGAAGCTACAAGGAGGATTGATGGGATACAAGTTCTACAGTCATCCCGACTACAATGCGATGTCACTCCGTGAGCTGATTGAACAGCTCCAGTATGCCATCCACAACGAGTACGCGATCTGGGATTGCTATTGCGGTTCCGAGGCGGAAGCTGAGGGTGGAGACTTCTATCCGGAGCAGATCGAGATCCTACAGATCCAGATCGCGAACCGTCTGACGGCGCTCGGCGAATGAAGCGCTACGCAGGCATCGGTTCACGGAAGACGCCGCTGGCGATCCAAGACGTCATGACCGACATTGCCAAGGATCTGAACGGCATTGATTACTGGCTTGTCTCTGGCGCGGCTGAGGGTGCCGATCAGGCATTCGAGCGTGGCGCTGGATATAAGAAGGAAATCTGGTTGCCCGAGAAGGGCTGGCACGGTCATCGTTCTGAGCTCATCGTCACCCGCGACGCATACGACCTGGCGGAAGACTTCCATCCTGCATGGGATTACCTCGATGCGAACGAGAAGGCATTGATCGCTCGTGACGGTCATCAGGTGCTCGGTGCTGATCTAGAGACGCCAGTCGACTTCATCATCTGCTGGACCCCTGACGGTAAGATGAAGGGTGGCACGGCGCAGGCATTGAGGCTTGCAAAAGCGTACAAGATTCCGTACTATAACATGGGTGACCGTGGTGCGAGCTACGACACTCTCCTGAAGTTCCTTGAAACCTACGTGAGGGCATAACAATGAAGAACCGCTTTGCAATCGTCGCGCTGCTGACCCTGGCTCTGACAGGCTGCTATGACAGCCAGCAGATCAGCCGTGATTCGACCCAAGAGCCTGCCGCAAAGTCGCAGGCTGAGGAAGTCCTGGAAGCCAACGGATACACGGAAATCGAGCTGACGGGTTACGCCATGTTCAGCTGCAGCGATGACGACACCTTCAAGACCGGGTTCCGTGCGAAGTCGCCGGCAGGTCAGCAGGTCAAGGGTGCCGTGTGTAGCGGCTGGTTCAAGGGCGCAACGATCCGGTTGAACTGACATGGAAATCTACATCGTTGAGCTCGGCTTGGACAGCGGTGTCCTCCGAGTCGAGATTGAAGCTCCCGAGGACGCCGACGAGGATACTCTCCACGAACTGGCGATCACCGAAGCCCACAAAGAGCTGGGCTACTGCAAACTGAGGAGTATCGAATGACCGACAACGTTGCACTGGTGCTGGAGTGCTTTCGTGAGACCCGCGTCTCCTGGACAGCAATCTCCCCATCCAGAATCTGCACGCGCATCTGATCTCCTGCGGTTACACGCAGGATGTGATCAACAAGATGCTCGACACCTACGAACGTTTCATCTGAGGAGAACAACATGGCGAACCTGACCCGCAAGCAACAGATCGAGAAGAACAAGAAGGTTCTGGCAGCCATCCAGCTGCAGCTGGAACGTGGCATTCCGGTGGACGGTCTGTCCGCTGCACTGCGTGGAACCTACACCGCCGAAGAAGTGCAGACCGCGCTGATCTGGCTGAAGAGTCAGCAGGCGTGATCCGAAAGTACAAGGCGATGCGAGCTTCAAGTTCGGCGTCGTCACATCCTTGATCATCGCGGGACTGTCATGGGTCATCCAAGACCCGGATCACATCGTCACGCTATGGTTCGAGATCGACCTGAAGGAGGAAGGACTGTGAGCAAGCCGATGACACTGATGGAGCACTACAATGCTCTGAACACCGACGTGCCGATCACCAACGCATACGTGATCGAGAAGGATGACGGTCAGGGTGAAGCGGTGTTCATCTTCCCGCACTTCCTGACTGATCAGCGAGTCTATGTTGCTCTGGCATGCAGTGCCTTGCGCAACTGGTTCGAAGGTTACACCCTGGAGCCGAAGCATATCCTGTTCCGCAATGGTCGCGTGAACCCGGTCGATCAGACCGTCACGGTGACGGTCTTCTACGAACCGTCGAATGATTCCAACTAAGGCCTTGTAAGCCTGTCGGAAAGCGTTTATAATCAGGGTTCATAGAGCGAGGAGTTCGTTATGATTTTGATCATGGGTTCACAGGCACTACGCGCAGCGGGTATCGTCATTGATCGCCCGCGACTGGACATCGACTTCATCGGCGACCTTGAGTCAGCCGCAAAGATGATCAAGTCGTTCCAGTACACACGCGTGGAGCATTCGGAGGATGCGAAGCACATCTACGCTTTCCCGCCAGAGGGCAAGCGCGGTCCGATCCTGGACGCTGAGCTGGCATGGGAAGGCACCACAGCGGCAAGCCTGATCGAACTGGTCAAGGAGAATCCGGGTGCGCTGACCGTGGAGAAAGAGAACAGCGAGATCATGCACCTCCGTCCGGAAGTGATCCTGACTCTCAAGATCAGCCACAAGTACAAGAAGAACAGTCGACACTTCCTGAAGACGATGCGTGACATTCAGTATCTGAAGTCCCTCGGGTACAAGGTGCCGAAGCTGCTCAGTGACTGGCTGAAGGATCGCAAGCGCGAGACGTACAACTACAAGCATCCGAAGCTGGAAGGCGGTGTTACCAAGACCGACTTCTTCAAGGATGACGGCATCCGCTACGTGTATGATCACGACTCGATCCACGAGCACGTGAAGAAGCTGCACCAGCCGGCTTACCGCTTCTTCCAGCCGGAAGGCGAACAGGTCGGCACCAGCAAGGAAGAGTTCTTCGCGCAACCGCGTGAGGTGCAACTCCTGGCGGTTCTGGAAGAGTCCTACGTGCTCAGCCTGGAACGTTCCATCGTGCCGTTCGACCTGTTCGATGATGAAGAGAAGTGTCGTCAGGCATTCCTCATGGCGCTGAGCAAGGTCTGCACCAGCATCACGAGCGGGTGGTTTCGGAAGTTCGCCTGGGACAACTACGATGCGGTCCTGGAACTGTATGACATCGAGTACGTGTATCGCTTCCAGGCGGCAACGCTGGCGGGAGTGGTCGCTCCTTACATCAAGCCGAGCTACTGACATGAGCAAGTACGCGACGATCAGAGACCTGAAAGAGTTCCTGGACCAGTTCCCGGACGAGACCGAAGTGGAGCTGATCCACTACACTGACTATCCCCACGGTGGGTACGGACGAGAGTTCACCCTCCAGAAGGATCAGTTGTGCCCCGTTGACCCGGAGTACATCGAGAGGAATGGCTACTTCAAAGGTGGCGCATTCGAGTATTACCCGCATAGCAATTCCATTACCCTCGGCATCAGAGACTGAAGGAGAACATCATGAGCGAGAAAGACGTTCCAAGTCGGGTTCCAACGATCCCGTCATCAAGGCGAAGCTGGACCAGATCAACCGCCTGTACGGTGAGCTGGAAGAGTACGCCACCGAGAAGAACCTGCGATTCCATTACTCCGGTCCGGCAGGCTACGGTGACGGCGGTTCGTTCGATCCGTACTACGTCGTGTATACGACGAGTACACCGGCGAAGAGTCGGATGGTTGGCAAGCCTCCAGCCAGAGCTGCTGATCATGACGATCTACGCTACCAAGGAGCTTCTTGCTGCGAACAGTGAAGCTGCAGAGATCATCGAGAGTAAGCTGAAGCAGATCGGCAAGCTCTACGAAGAAATCGAGTATACCGCTTCGCTGGCTGGTTTCCAGGTAGGTTACAAGGGACCTGCAGGGAAGGGTGATAGTGGCACGTTCTACCCCGCTGGAACATACGACTGGAATGATCGCTACTACTACGGCGGGGTGAAGCGCGCCCCAGACCTGAACACTGATCCGCTGTGGATGCCAAGTTCACAGGAAGGCTGCTAAGGAGAAAGAAGATGAGCACTGCAAACACCAAGGTCTATGAAGAGCTGAAGTCTACCTACGGCGAATGCCTGAAGAAGCTGGAGCAGATCTGCAAGGACAACGATCTGGATTTCCTGGTTCAGATCCAGTTGAGCCAAAGGACGAGTCCAACCCGAATCGCTGGGTGCGTTATGGCGACGAGGACTCCAGTAACTGGGAGCGTAGCTGGTGCTGAACCAGGTCACTTGCACCGTTGGCGGAATCCTGATCGGGGTCGGTGTGACCCTGGTCGGGATTGGTCAGTTCGAGCAACCCTTGTTCCCGACTCAGAACCCCGCAGTCTATCAGAAGATGGTAGAGCTGTGCGGGGAGTCGGAGTTCAAGGAGATAACTCTTTCGGAAACCCTTGAAAGCAAGTACCTCATTGAGGTAAAATGTATGAATGGGATCACGGCATCCGCTGAGATCAATCGCTGAGGAATTCATCATGAGCAAGCTGAACAAGCTGATCGTAGTGGCGCTGGCAGCAATGTCGTTGTCCGCCTGCAGTCAGGAACGCCTGCCGTATGCCCTAACATCGGTACAGGCGACACTGGAAGATCGCTGCGCGAACTATGGCGGCGTGAGTTCCGCTTACATCACATCCACTGAGCCCAACTCGGAAGTCGACTACACCATCAAGTACTTCTGCCAGAAAGACCACTGGGGCACAATCCACCTGAAGGAGGCAAAGCGATGAATGAGGTCAAAGACTTCGCGCAGAAAGCCGGGTACATCCAGACCGTGACCGGTCGCAAGGTTTACATCCCGAACACCGATCCGGATAGCATCCATCACTCTGACTTCGCCTGGGCACTGAGCTGCGCTCCACGCTTCGCTGGTCATTTGACCAAGCCGCTCAGTGTCGCTGAGCACTCGATCAACGTGTCCAACTATGCCGGCTTCCTGGCAGAATCGTCTGGTCGCTCTGATGAAGAGATCGCGTTGATCAAGATGCAAGGCCTCCTGCACGACGCAACCGAAGCGTATCTGTGTGACATCCCGACCCCGTTCAAGGTCATGATCCCCGGCTATGCCGAGATGGAACATGCGTTGTGGGAAGTGATCGCCAACAAGTATGGCGTTCCGGTCGAGATGTACACGGAGGTCAAGATCGCCGACAAGGTGATGCTGATGTCCGAGCGCGATCAGTACCGCGACGTGACTGACGACTGGGGCGACCTGGAACTGATCGAGCGCGTGCCGCTGAAGCCGTATCCTCTCCTCCAGACCGTGGCACATCAGTTGTTCCTGATTCGCTTCCTGGACCTGAGGGACGAGGTAAATATCTACAACAACAGTAAGGTGTAAGACGATGACGCATTTGGATTGGCTCAAGAAGCAAGAGTATGTTCTGGTTGTGCCGCAGGAAGGTGATGTTGCTGATCCGGACACCATCGTGTGGACGCGTGAGTCGAAGTACGGTGCACCCAAGTGCCTGGACAATGGCAAGATCCACGTGCAGGTGTCGCAGTTCAATGGCGAGGATGCTCCGACGTTCACCATGTCGGTCCATGGTCGCACCAAGAACCAGTTCAGCACCAGCATTGCCGCATACGATATCTCGGAAGACACTCTGACCAAGCGTGGGCAGGCAATCGAACATCGTCTGGTGGCGGCATGGATGGAACTGGCGTCCTGATCGCTGAACAGATCGTGCAAATCCTCCTGGAAAAACGGGAGGAGTTGCTGATGGCACCCCAGCACAAGCATTGCGTTTCCTGCGGCGGCTCAACGATCACCATGGTCTATAAGAGCCCCGCAGCGTACCATATAGCGAGGCTCCTTGATGAATACCAGAAACAAGATCATCCGTCCCAGTGACGAGTACTTCGCTGCTCGACTTGAATCATTGTATGATGAGGGTGAACCTCCGTATGCGATGAACGCTGAGTTCGATCAGTATGAGGTCTCGTTTGAGGAACGTCGCCGCTTCATGATGGCTTCTCCTTACTACCAGTCTCCTGAGATCAGGGGTGCGGTGGAACTCTTTGGACATAGGATCGGAACATGACCTACGGAATCGGCAACGTCATCAAGGATACCTGACCGGGAACCTCAAGATCGCTGAGGGTGACAACTCAGCGAATCGCTGGAACATCTGTCAGCAGTGTGAGTTCTTCCGACCGGCGACCTTGACCTGTGGTCAGTGTGGTTGCTTCATGCCAGCGAAGACCAAGCTCCAGAACTCAAGCTGTCCGGTGGGTAAGTGGTAATCAAAGCCTTGATCCTCATCTCAGCCGCCTTGATCTGGATTGAGCACCGATGGAAGAAGCAGGAAGAAGAACGGATTGTCGACAATCTCGAAACGTTGTATGAGATGGCGCCTCGAGATATTTTTGAGATTCTGCGAAATAGGCCTTGTATTCCTCAAACAGTGACGTTATCATATAGTCATAGTCGAAGAGGATCTGGTTATGAAGAAGTTCAACGTGGTGATCTCCTGGGGTAAGAACGAGAAGGACAGCGTGTCCTACGACTTCGATGCCGAGAACGGCGGTGACGCGATGTACCGGGCAGTCGAAGACGCCCGCTTCATTTCCAAGAAGGCCAAGGTCGTGGAACTCAAGGAGGTGTTGTGATGGGACGTTGAATCTCTACAAGAACGGTCGCCTGGCGGCTTCCATGATCGCATCCAAAATGGGTGGCTCGGTCTCGGTCATGTTGCATCAGGCCACCAAGCCGATCACGGGTAAGTTTGATGGCGTGGAATACCCCTGCCTGAAGGTCATCAAGGGATTCGAGTTTGGTGATCAGAACCTGACCATCATCGCCGAAGAAGGCGACATCTTCCACCTGACCTGAGGGTTACATCATGGTTCGTGTCTCACTGCTGAGCTACTTCGGGACTCCGATCTGGAGCGAACTGGTTGCAGGAATCACCCTGGAACAGTTGTGTGAGCTGTCGAAGGTGTTGACCCAACACAGCCCCGGACGCAGCTGGTATTACGATGCCGAGAACACCGGATTCGTTCAGGTGAAGCTGGGTGATGTGACCATCGAAGTGGTTCCGGGCGAGACAGTCCGCATCGAGTGTTGCGGTGAGTAAATAGATACACATTCGGGGTATAGCGCAGTCTGGTAGCGCGCCTGCTTTGGGAGCAGGATGTCGGGGGTTCGAGTCCCTCTACCCCGACCAATTTACCTTGTAAGCGCCCAAGGGTGCAGAGAGTTTCGCCGGTATCTCGCTGCAACGACGTTTACAAGGGTTGGACCGGCAAAGACATGGGCGTGTGGTGGAATTGGCAGACACACTGGATTTAGGTTCCAGCGCTTCGGCGTGAGGGTTCGAGTCCCTCCTAGCCCACCAAGTTATGGTTGTATGAAGCCAATCGAAAGGCTGTGTGGACGCGGGTTCGATTCCCGCCATCTCCACCAAGAGCACTCTTAGCTACGGTAGATCCTTGATCCGAATGTAGAAAGAGTGCTGTTGATGGGGATGCCAAGGTTTCGACATGCAGATGAATAGAAATGAGCAGACAACCGGACAGGCGACTGACCTAATCAGCGCAAAAGCACTAAATGTCGCTGCAAACGACGACTCCTACACGGTCCGCATCGCGGCTTAAGTAGAGTACAGGACGCCAGCTCTCCTGTTTACCAAAACTGGCGCGAATTCAAACCTTAAATATGTCTGAGCCGGTTTAGCTCAGCTGGTAGAGCAACTGCCTTGTAAGCAGTAGGTCGTCGGTTCGATCCCGACAGCCGGCACCAATCCAACAGACATAGGAGAAACACAGTGAACAGTATCTTTGGCGAGTTCGCCGCACCCCGTGACAACAAGATGCCTCGCCAGGGAAATGATCCACTGGTGGCTCTTGTCGAGTCTGCATCAGCCAAGAAGCTAATTCCGGATACCTGGTACGTCTCTTTCCACGAGTATGGAAAGGAAATCTACAAGATCGGCATCCAGGAGAGCAAGACCATCACCAACCGTACACAAGCAATTGATGCGGCATACAAGGCTGCCGAGATGCGCGGTCTTGGTGGAACAGTTCAGGGCAAGAGCGTGAAGTTCAAGGTGGAGCATCGCAGATACGATCCTTCCACCAAGAAGTCGGTTGTAATCCCAGACTAAGGAGAAGAGATGAGCGAGAACGATTTTGGTTTGATGACCAATGGTTTCGGAGCGGGAGAGTGCTATGGCGGCTTCTGATACGACCGGCTTCACCGCAGTAGGTGAAGGATGCTCGCAGGCAACCGCTGACCTGATTACCTCAGAGGTCATTGAGGGGCTGTAACCCTCCTTCAAGACCATGGTGATACCGCAAGGTGCTAGCCATGGCGTGATAAAGAAAGGCAACCCTAATTCCCTTTGCGGGCGGACGGGTTGCCTTTATCATCTATAGTACGACAAGTGAAAGGAGCTAATACGTTGAATGGTTAAGCAATTGTATGTGACCAAGCGAGATGGCAAGAAGGAGCCATACAGCGTTGAGAAGATTCAGCGACAGATCGAGTATGCCGTCCAGGGGATTCAGGACGTGTCACAATCGATGGTCGAAATGAGTATGGATCTGGAGCTGTACGACGGCATCACCACTGAAGACCTCGACCAGATTGCAATCCGTGCTGCGGTCAACCTGATCAAAGCAGAACACGGCGACACCAACTATCAGTATGTGGCAGGACGTCTTCTCAACAGCAGCCTGCGAAAGCGAGTCTACGGTCAGTATCAGCCGCCTCGTTTGTACGAGATCGTCCAGCGCAACGTGAATGCTGGTATGTACACTCCGGAACTGTTGGAGTGGTTCAGTGAAGCAGAATGGGATCAGATGGAAACCTTCATCGATCACAGTAAGGATGAGCAGCTTTCGCACTCCGCTCTCAGCCAGCTGGTCGACAAGTACCTGATCCGCAACCGTGACACCAAGCAGATGTACGAGACCCCGCAGGTCCGTTACATTGTGGCAGGTGCAGTTGAGTTCCACGCGGAACCGACCAAGCGTCTGGAATACATCCGAGACTTCTACAATCAGGCGAGCAATGGCTTGTACAGCCTTCCGACGCCAGTTCTGGCAGGTCTGGGTACGCGCACCAAGCAGTTCAGCTCTTGCGTTCTGATCAAGATTGACGATAGCCTGAAGAGCATCTACGCTGGTTCGGAGGCCATGGCCTTCTACGCCGCTAAGCGTGCTGGCATTGGTATGGACTTCGGCTCCTTGCGTCCGGCTCACGCACCCATCCGCGGTGGTGAAGCAGTCAGCTCTGGTCCGGTCCCGTTCGTCCGCAAGTTCATGAATGACCTGGGCTGCGTTTCGCAGGGTGACATTCGCAAGTCTTCAGCTACGATGACCTTCCCGGTATGGCATTACGACTTTGAAGACCTGATCGTCCTGAAGAACAACCAAGGCACGGAAGAGACTCGCGCTCGTCACCTTGACTACTCGGTGATGACGAACAACTACTTGTGGAATCGCTACATCCGTCAGGAACAGATGACTCTGTTCAACCCGGATGAAGTGCCTGACCTGTATCGCGCCTTCTATGAAGATGATGGTCTGTTCGGTAAGCTCTATGAGAAGTACGAGAAGGACCCCACGATCAAGTTCAAGAAGACCATCGGTGCCGACGTGGTCTTTGATGCGTTCGTAGGTGAGCGTTCGGACACCGGTCGAATCTTCTCGGCGAACCAGACGAACATCCAGAACCAGGGTCCGATCAAGACCTGGAAGCACCCGATCTACCTGAGCAACCTATGCCATGAGATCTTGATCCCGACAGTCGGCTTTGAGTCCCGTGAGGACGAGCGCGGTCGCATCGCACTTTGCACCTTGGGTTCACTGAATTGGGGCAAGATCAAGAAGCCAGAAGACCTCCGTCCTGCAGCTCGTCTGCTTGTCCGTGGTCTGGACAACATCCTGAACTACCAGGACTTCGTGACTGTCCAGTCGAAGCTGGCAAATGACGACTTCCGTCCGCTGGGTATTGGCGTGACCGGTCTGGCTCAGTGGATGGCTCAGCGTGGGTTCAAGTACGGTGACCGCGAAGCGCTGAACGAAATCAGCCGCTGGATGGAATACCAGACCTACTACCTGACCGAGGCCTCGATTGAACTGGCTGAGGAGCGTGGTCCGTGCGGTAAGTGGAAGGACACTTACTACGCTGATGGTATCTTCCCACACGAGCGTCGCAGCAAGCACGTTGACGAGATCCTGGACTTCAAGACTGAACTGGATTGGGAACCGCTCCGCGCTCGAGTTGTCGTCAGTGGTATCCGCAACGCCCTGCTGGGTGCAATCGCTCCGGTGGAATCGTCATCAGTGGTGATCGAGTCGACCTCAGGCATCGATATGCTGACGGCTCACATCACGATCAAGGAGTCGCGTGGTGGTGTTTTGGTGCAGGTCGCACCGCAGTACAAGAAGCTGAAGAAGAACTACCAGATCCTCCAGGATCAGCCCGATCCGGTCAACTTCATCAAGACGTCCGCGGCGTTCGCTATCTGGATCGATCAGTCGATCAGCACGAACACCAACTACAGCCCGAAGTGGTATCCGGGTGGACGAGTGGACCGCACCGTGGTGACACGAAACCTGATCGACGGTCATCGCTGGGGTCTGAAGACGTGGTACTACAACATCACCGAGAAGCAAGCGGCGAAGGTGACCACGCAAGAGAATCAGACTTCCGTTGCCGACGAAACTGAGATCGCTTATACTTCAGGTGAGTCAGAAGCCTGCCCATCGTGCGTGTTGTAAGGAGATAGAATGTCGAACCTGAATCAATTCAATGTCGGTGTGTTCGCCGACTACCTGAAGCGAGACATGTTCCTCGATGACGCTGGGGTGGTGACACTCCAGCGCTTCGACCGGGTCAAGTACCCGAAGCTGAAGGAATATGAAAAGCTCTGCCGTGGTTTCTTCTGGGTTCCGGAAGAAGTCAAGCTGGAGCAGGACAAGCGTGACATGCAGCAAGCCAGCAAGGCTGAGAAGCACATCATGACGTCCAACATCCTGCGTCAGACCGTCTTGGACAGTCTGCAAGGAAAGGCACCGCTGACCATCTTTGGTCCGGTCGCATCGGTCCCGGAACTGGAAGCCCTGTTGTCTGTCTGGGGTATGTTCGAGACCAACCTGCATAGCACCAGCTACAGCCACATCATCCAGGGCGCGTATGCTCGTCCGGGTGAAGTGTTCGATCACGTCCATGAGATTCGTCAGATCGTGGAGATGGCTGACAGCGTCGGTAAGTACTACAACGCCTTGCACAAGATGAACTGCAAGCGTGAGCTAGGAATCGAGGTTGACAAGTACGAGCATAAGAAGGCGATCTGGATGGCGTTGCACGCATCCTACGCGCTGGAAGCGATCCGCTTCATGGCGAGTTTCGCTACCACGTTCGGCTTGATGGAGAACAAGAAGTTCATCGGTAATGGCACAACCGTTGAGCTGATCCTCCAGGACGAAATGGTCCATACCGAGATGTGCGCGTGGATCATCAATCAGATTGTCAAGGATGATCCGGACTTCACCAAGATCCAGCAAGAGATGGCGGATGAAGTCTACGAGATGTACATGAACGTGATCCGTGAGGAGATCGAGTGGGCAGGCTATCTGTTCCAGGAAGGTCCGATCATCGGCTTGAACGAGAAGATCGTCATCATGTTCATCCACTGGATCTCAGCAATCAAGCTGAAGGATGTGGGCATCAAGTACCGCTCGCCCGAAGTGCCGAAGACCCATCCGATTCCGTGGTATGAAGGCCACGTCCACCTGAAGGACAAGCAGGTCGCTCGTCAAGAGAAGGAAGACACCAGTTACGTCATCGGTGTCCTGACCCCGGAAGTGCGGTATGAAGAACTGAGACCACTGGAGTAAGCCATGGCAGCAAAGCCGAACCTAGACCAGCAAGTAGCACTAGCCCTGAGTAGCTTCGGCTTTCCTGACGGGCTGATGAGTTTCGCCGCGAAGACGCAGAAAGAGGATGACGCCGCCTTTGGTTTGCAGGAGTTCCTGCGGACCATTGGCTTCACTCCCAAGCGTAGCGGAAACTGGGTGAAACTGAAGAAGGGCAAGTACACGTTCGACTTCAATCTGGAAAATAGCTGGCGCAAGACCAGCTGGACACTTGAAATCAAGTAAGGAAGAGTATGATTGTTTTGTATTCGATGGACGGATGCCCGCAATGTGTAACCGCGGAGAACATCCTCAAGCAGCGTGGTCTCGACTATGAAGTCAAGAAGGTCGGTCGAGACATCACCCGAGATGAGCTTGTCGCCTTGCTACCAGTCGGCGAGCGTCAGATGCCACAGTTTGAGATTGATGGCAAGATCATCGGTAGCATCAATTCATTCCAAGCACACATGAGAGGTAACCAATGAGCAAGCCGACTTTTGAAGAGCATCTGGCAGAGCGCCAGAAGGCCAAGGACGACGAGAACAAGAAGGTCGAAGAAAAAGACAAGCCCGATAACCAGCAGGCTTGACTTCCGAGGCTGGAACCCTTATAATCTAGGGGTTCCAGCCGTTTTGTGAGGTTCGTCATGGTAAGTCTGATCTACACATTAGCATCAACGTACAAGCCCAAGAAGAAGCGAAAGCCGAAGGGCGAAGTGTTCCAGAAGTACAAGCCGGATAAGTCGTTCAAACCTTTGACGACCACTCCGTCTCGTCCGATCCGCCAGTCGGATCAGTACAAGTCTGCAGCGATGCCTGCAGCAAAGCCGGTTCTCCCGGTTCGTTATGAAGGTGAGATGGCTGAGCGAGAAGCTGCAGCCCAGCGCGAGATTGAGCGCAAAAGACGATGGTCGCTCCGATGTACAACAAGGGCGGCTACCAATATGTGGGTGATGTTCCGCCCGAAATCGTGAAAACCCTAGGGAGAAAAGTATGAGCATGCCACGCTTTGATAAGAAGTATCTCGTCCTGGTCGAATCGTGGGTTGGCGATGCCGACCACTACGCCGTGGATACCTTTGAGGTTGATGATCTCAAGCACGCGGAAGTCATCTATGACCTCGGCGCAGCGCTGGGACGCAACTATGCACCCAATCCGACCGTGGACGGTGAGAATGGTTTCGGCGGTCGTGGCTTCACCGATGCGAACCTCCAGAAGCTGTATGATGCCTTGCGACTGAAGCACGGCGCCGCTGTAGATGCGCTCCTGCGCTGGCAAGATTCCCCGGACGATATGACTGACGTCGAGATCCTGCGTGAGAATATCTATGAGTTCTTCGCATCGGTGGGTGAAGGTTACTACGGCATGGACGACTACTGGCGCACTGTCGAGAGCGTCAAGCTGGTCCGTCTGGATTCCGTGGAGGTGATCAAGTGAGTCTGCCATCATTCAAGCACCAGTTCGCTGTCTTCATCCGTAGCTACGTCGGCGATGCTGACTACTACGACACGACCGTGTACGAGACAGATCACGAATCGCATGCTCTGTTCGTCCGCGATCTGGCTACCGCTCTTTTCGACTTTGACGAATACAGCGATGACCCGGATGGCGATCTGCGAACCATCATGGACACGCTGTTCAAGAATCACCGCAACGCAATGCTGGATGTGATCTTCAGTCGGAACCCGTCTGACTGGCTGCGTCAGCAAGCCAAGAACGATCCGGTCGAGATTGAGCGACTGCAGTTTGAGGAGTTCATCCGGAATGTGATCGGACACTGTGGTGAATACAGCGATTGCCAGAAGTTCCGGTCAGTCGATGCTATCAAGCTCTTCAAGATCAATTCGGTCGAACGGGTGAATTGATTTCAATTCATTTCAAGAAAGGGGTTGCGTCTAGCCAACCAACCCCTTATAATAGACGCATACCCCAAAGGAGTAGCGGAAATGGCACGAGGTAAGAAGAAGGGCTTGCAGGCGGACCTGATCGCAGCGGCGACTGGCAAGCATTCGGAACCCGAGTGGAACATCCTGACCCCGCCGGGCAAGCTGGAATTGGCGAAAGCCCTCAACTTCTACAATTACAACTTCGATGAAAAGGCGAAGAAGAAGTGGGCAATGACGTGGCTGAAGAAGCATCGTCCGGAACTGTACAGCCAGGCAGACAAGGCGCCGATGTACATGTTCGCCACCTTCGCAGTGATCATGCGGATGGAATCGAGGGGCTTGGTGCTCGAGGATAAGTACAAGGCTCAGATGATCGAGTGGGCAGAGAGCCTGGGTCCTCGCAAGTCGGATGACGACGAGGACGAGAAGCCGAAGCCCGTGAAGATCAAGAAGGTGCGGTTGGACTTCAACATGCAGGCGCTGGACGACATTCTGGACGCGGTCCTCAGTGGTGAGGAACTGGTTCCGGAGTTCGATTCGTCCAAGCCTTTCGGCGCGGTCATCAAGTACTGCGAAGAACAGCTGGAGCTGATCCGCGAGGACAATCAGCAGTATCCGAAGCACATGAAGAAGTTCTTCAAGTCGATCCTGGAACGCGCCAACAGCGTCGCGCAGATCGTGAAGACCCGCAAGGTCGTCCGGAAGCCGCGTAAGGTGGACCCGCTGAAGATGACCGCGAAGGTCAAGTACAGCAAGCGTTACGAGGACCTGAAGATTGACGGCATGAAGCCGAGCGAAGTGGTTGGTAAGAAGAAGCTGTTCATCTTCGACACCAAATATCGTCGCTTCTTCAAGCTGGCAGCCACCGAAGCAGGGTTCGTGTTCAGCGGCACCACGCTGGCGAACATTGACCTGGCGAAGTCGAGCAGCAAGACGGTTCGCAAGCCGGAAGAAGCCCTGAAGTCTGGAATGGGCATCCGAGAGCTGGACCGTTCCTACGGTCTGATCAAGGGTAAGGAGTTCGAGCTGACTGGTGTCCGCTTCAACGATAACATCCTGATCATCAACGCGAGTTAAGCGATGGCAAGAGTAGACGCAAAGATTCTGATGGAAGCCCGGTTCCAAACCGGGAAGACAGGCGGACAGAAGACGCCTGGGCAGGACCCGAAGATCGCCGGTGTGAATCAATCCACATCGCTGATCCAGGACGCATCCCCAATGGATGCCGTGTCGGTGACGAAACAGAACCGCAAGACTGCAATCCTCGTGTCGCCCTTCATGTCGGAAGACCCGGCAACGGCGACCAAGGCGTACCGGTACGCAATGCGCGCGGTTCAGGACAGCCTCCGACGCGGCGAAGCACCGATGGCAACGCACGCCTTCTTCTACGACTCGCTGTCGTACAAGAACCCGGTTGAGCGTGACATGGGACTCCAGTGTCAGATCAGCTGGCTGAAGAAGGCTGAGATGGTGGTTGTGTACACCGACGGCGGTATCACCCCGGCAATGCAGACCATCATCAACAGCGGCGAGATCAAGAACAAGCGAATTGAGTACAGGACAATCGGAAGTTTCACTTGACATCCTGATGTAGTGACGTTACAATCTTTATGAACATTCAAGGAGACGCCTTATGCAGAACGTAGCCGTGCCGCCCACTCACTTCGTGCCACCGACCCACAATTTCACTCCGAAGGAATGGAACATCTCGGAACCGGATCAGCGCGTGTACGTCGGCGATTTCATCGTCATCCAGGGTCACACCGTATGCGTCACCAAGGTGGGCATGGAGACCGGTCAGTTGATCTCTGTCCCGTCCATGGATCGCTACAGCGATGCCACGTTCGACCTGCAGTATGACCCGGAAGTGCCGAAGCCGGAAGAGTTCATCTCGGACTTCGAGCGTTCCAAGCCGGTGGGTCTGGATCTGACTCGCGGTCGCTTCTTCATCACCGAGACTGACCTGACCAACTTCCTGAAGTGGACCAATGGTCATGCGACCTCGTGGCGTCGCTGGGGTGGCTCGGTATGATCTACGATATCCTGCAGCGAGTCGCATCGACCAGCAGCAAGCTGGAAAAGATCGCGATCCTGACCGCCAACAAAGACGAGCCTCTACTGAAGGATGTGTTCTTCCTGACGTACGATAAGCAGACCAACTTCTACACCACCAAGGTGCCGGACTCGGTCTACTGGGGCACAGCCGATACGTTCATCTCTTTGGCTGAAGCCCTGTCGTCGCTGACGCGCCTGTCGAAGCGAGAGATCACCGGCAATGCAGCCGAACTCTGGCTGGCGGAACAGTTCACGAAACTGAACCCGTTCGACGCTTCGATCTTCTCCCGAGTGATCCTGCGTGACCTCCGAATCGGCGCGACAGCTGGCACGGCGAACAAGGTCTGGGAAGGCTTGATCCCGAAGCCGGACTTCATGCTAGCGGAGACGGACCCGAAGAAGATCGTGTATCCGGCTATCAGCCAGAACAAGGAAGACGGCGCCCGCAGCAAGTTCCAGTACGCTGGTCCGGTCAACGGTGTCACTCTGGTCAGCCGCAACGGCAACGAGATCATCGTCCATGGTGTGTTTGATGCTTGGGCGAACGAGAACCTTTTCGCAGGTGATGATCTGGACGGCGAACTGATCGCGGTCGACAAGGACGGCAAGCGCCTGCCCCGGAAGATCGGCAACGGTATCGTCAACAAGGCAATCAAGGGCACGATCAGCCTGGAGGAAGCACAGTCGCTGCGGTTCGTGGTGTGGGACATTGAGACCCGCCCAGAGATGCCGTATGAGGATCGCCTGGCATGGCTGACCGAGCGAGTGACGGAGAACACCACGGTCATCCTGATCGAAGGTGAAGAAGTCAAGAGCTACGAGGAAGCCGTTGCCCACTTCAAGTCGCGCCGCAAGCTCGGTCTGGAAGGTACGATCCTCAAGAACAAGCACGCGTTCTGGCAGCCGCGTCGGTCCTTCGACATTGTCAAGTTCAAGGCGGAAGTCGAGATTGACATGAAGGTTGTTGGCGTCGAAGAAGGTAAGGGAAAGAACAAGGGACGCCTCGGTGCATTGGTAGTCGCATCGCAAGATGATCGTATCACCTGCAGCGTGGGCATCTTCAAGGACTTCCCGGATTCGATCCGCGACGAGTGGTTCACCGATCCGCCGCCTTTCGTGACCGTGCTCTACAACGAACGCATCAGCAAGAAGGGATCACCAACCGAGTCCTTGTTCCTGCCCCGCGTGACTGCTGGTCGCTGGGACAAGACGGAAGGCGACACCTACGAACGCATCCTGGAAATCGAGAGGAGCACCCTGGAATGAAGGTACTACTGAACGACCTGGTCTATGATGTGGTGGACGTGAACATCACCACAGACGAGCACTTCGATCCGAACTGCGACGTGTGTACTCAGTACCTCGAGTACTTCGATGAAAGCCTGAACCGCCTCGGTGAGTTTCGATTCACCACGGTCAAGGAGCCTTTCCTGCAGCGTGATGAAGGCGGCAAGCTCTATGTAACCGTGAAGAACGGTGACCTGGAAGGCGTGGTCGAGTGGTTCATCGACCAGATGGGAGAAGTGGGCAAGTTTGCCCATGTGTACAGCGTGGAACTGAAAACGGCTGATGGCATCGTCCATCGTGTACTGACTGATTATGAGGAGAATGAAGCATGACTTTCAAACGTGATCTGTCTGACCTGCGAGTAGAGCTGGTCACCTTGCAGAAGCGCAAGAACGAACTCACCGAGAAGGTGCTGAACGTTGTCACGGCGGCAGCCGTCAAGGCCATCGAAGATATGCCGGAAGATGGTGACGAGGACGAGGTGATCGAAGATCAGATCCGTGACG